GGTAGCGCCTGTTGGTCCTGTAGCGCCTGTTGGTCCTGTGGCTCCGGTAGCGCCTGTTGGTCCTGTGGCTCCGGTAGCTCCGGTAGCTCCGGTAGCGCCTGTTGGTCCTGTAGCTCCGGTAGAGCCGGTAGCTCCTGTAGCGCCTGTTGGTCCTGTAGCGCCTGTTGGTCCTGTAGGTCCTGTAGAACCTGTAGAACCTGTAGAGCCGGTAGCTCCTGTAGCGCCTGTTGGTCCTGTGGCTCCGGTAGCGCCTGTTGGTCCTGTGGCGCCTGTAGATCCTGTAGCGCCTGTTGGTCCTGTAGAACCTGTAGGGCCGACTGTGTGGTAGTATGGTAAATAAATCCATCCAGTTGCGCCAGTCCCCAATTTTAGGTATCCAGTTTCAAGTTCGTAACCAAACTCTCCTTGCGCGAGCACAGGATTATTTGCAATCCAAGTTGCGGCATAATCTCGCCGCAATTGAAATTGAATAAAGGGCATCCTTAATTATACTTTAAGACTATTCCGCTCTTCCGCAATCAAACACAGGTCCCATTGAATATACTGTTGCAGCGTTTCCACCATCAAATCCGATAGACTGTACCGGCCCTGTAGGTCCTGTTGGACCAGTAGCTCCTGAACTTGCGATTCCAACGTATGGTAAAGCAGGCCAAAGATTAACTCCATCACCTATCTTCATCTGACCTGTATCAATTTGAACTCCCGGTTCTCCTGCGAGCAAGATTATGTTTGAATTTGTCCATGCAGTTGATGTATTTCTACGAAGTTCGAATCGAATTGAACGCACGCACAATGACATTATTAATTTCCATCCAAAATTTCTATTCCATCACCATCAAGTATACATTTATCACCGCTGCCATCGTAGATGACCTCCTCGCATACATCTGGACAAATACGACCAAATGCGGAAAGCATGTATGCTTCAACAACCCCACTGGTTGAACCAGTGGTGTATTGTGTTTCACGAATAGTTTTTGGACCGCAGCAGTGATCAGGTCTATAAGCTTTGGCAATAGCTGTTCGACGTGCAGCTTCAGTCCACATTGAAGAATCTCCTGTTTTACTTCCTAAGCTTCGTTGCCTACTAACAGGCTGATAGAATGGAAAATCAGCAATATTTGGAATTGGTTTTATAACTTCACCTTTGTATGAATACCATCCAAAGATGAGTAGTAATGTTATGGTAGCTCCTGCAGCAATGATGGATATGTTCATCCCTTATTATCTTAATCTCATTTAGCTATATTAAAGTTTGCCTACTATCCATATGATTGATTCTGCTGTGGTTGCAGTCTGTCCCAATACAACAGTCAGCGTATTCGCTGTAGGTGTAGAAGATACAAAATACTGCCCAGCGCCACCACCAGGAGGATGAATGTAAGTCAGTCCTACAACCCCAGATGTCGTTAATCCTGTAATCGTAATCACCTGCGTTGTACCGGCAATACAAGTATGAATTCCGCATCGAGGAGCAGCATATCCAACTTCGTTTGTTGTGGGATTGTATCCCACTGGACTGAACGTATTCTCATTTGCGTAATTACGGACAGGAGCTACATAAAAACAACCTGTTTGTCCAGGTACACCATTTAGATCGTTACTGGTAGCATTAATAATGGTTGTGTAGTTTGCCTGACCACTATTACCTGCTGATGATCCAATCGCAATAGAATTACTGCCTTGATTAATATATCCGGCCTGGAACCCAATAGCTGTCGCATAATCTTGCTGTCCGGTAAATCCTGCACGGTATCCTATCGATACAGACTGATTCGATGAACTGAACATAGCTGCATTTTCTCCAAGAGCAACTGATTGTGTTCCTTGATTCGTAGCTGCGCTACTTCCAATAGCAATTGAACTATCATCTTGTTCAAACCCTGCGCCAGTGCCAATAGCTATTCCCCCAATACCCTGAGTAACTCCAGAACTTGCTCCAATAGCTACTGAACCAATACCTTGAGTAGGTCCGGCAGCATATCCAATAGATATACAATTAATACCCTGAGTTTGTCCGCTAACAGATGTTCCAATAGATACAGATCCATCACCTTGAGTAGCTCCCTGACTTCTTCCAATATATATTGCCTGATTAGATTTCACATCAAGTTGATCGAGATAAATCCAACCTGTAACGCCATTACCGATTCGAAGTTGATTATTTGTAGAATCAAATCCTGGTTCACCTAGAAGCAAGACTGGATTATTTGTTGACCAATTATTTGCAGTATCTCGGCGAAGTTGAAACTTTACCGGTGTCGTCATTATTTTAGGGTTATGAATTTCCACCACTTAGAATCAGCGTATAGTTGGAATTACTTAATCCCCCATCGAGAATACATGTTGCATTAGAATTACTTAACAGTCCGTCAAGAATTTGTCCACTAGTCGGCAGACATGAAGATGAAGGTTGAAAACAGGATCCTACTGGACGATCGCAGAATGCAGATATGGGTGTATAATTTAAAATACTAAAGTTGGGATTAGATGCACACGTTGCATATAATGGTTTATAATTGGTAGCCTTTCCACCAGGATACTGAACTTTCACATTTCTAGCCTGTGACTGAACTTTTATTCTATTAATGTAAGCACCTGCGCTCATTTCTTATCTATACGCAACTTTCGTTTCACCGGCGCTGCAGCTTTAGTTTCTGTTACAGGTGCTTGCTTCAATTCCTCAAAACGCTGACGCACTTGTTCGATCGGCATACCCCTGTATACCATCTCGAGTTTCAATTGCAGGAGTTTGTCCATAATCTGTTGTGGGAACATTTCTCACGGCGTTTTGCCAAGGAATAGGTTTGAAATCAATTTTTTGAAGTTCAGGAGGTGTTGTTTTTCCATACCCTGCCCATAAGAAATACCCAAACCCACCAACAACTACAACTAAGATAATAGCATTGAACCACCATGACATTATTGAGTCTCGAACATGCCGAACCCAAATTAAGTTATTTTCAATACTGGCGTTATCTCCCACCAAATGAAACATCTCTACTGAAACACAAGAAGATTCCATGGCATCTTTGACGACTACCTATATGGTATCAACGTTTTTGACATCGGTAGGTGCTATGGCGGCAGGATTTGTGGCGAATCGAATCAGTCCTGTAATCCAACCCACTGTTCCTACGAAGCCGGAACCGGAAGTGAAGCCTGAACTGAAGCCTGAACTGAAGCCTGAACTGAATCCTGAACTGAAGCCTGAACCGGAACCGGATCAGACACAGACTGTAATGAAGATGTTTGATGTCGATGAAAAAGTAGCTTCCGATATTATTGAATTGTTTACGCTTAATGAAGCAGTCTATGCTGAAAAAGATAAGAATGAAGCAAATGATAAGTTAAAGACTGTATATGAAGTCATGAGTAAATGTTCAGATAAACTTGAGATGTTATGTTCAGTTATAGATAAGAAGATTCGTAATATTGCATTTATATACGGAAATACAACACAAGATAATGCCGAATTACTTGGCGATCAATCTGAACTTCTAAACAAATTTGTTAATGAGTTTCGCAAGAATAAAAAGTAATACCTAAATCATTCAACAAACTTGTAATATACTTATTTGAACCTTCAGAGCATACTCTTATATTCTTACGTGTCGCCAACAGGAGTCGTATGACTTCATACTGCTCCTGTTGTTTTAAAGTTTTCATGCATATTGTGATTGGAACATCTTTGTATATTAAATGTTCTCGAATCAGATCCATTGTTAGTAAGCATTGAGTTTCTGTGAATATGGATTATCGTTAAAGGCCTTAAGTAGATCTGGTGCATTGCGCTGGACATGTACATCCTGCTGTAAAGGGGCATTGTAGCGGTAAGAGCCAAGATGCTCAGCATGGGCATTGATACTTACTAAGCCAGTATTGGTGCGAGCCGCATCTGAGAGTACAGTTTCATCCTTCTTCGTCTGGGCAGAATACATATCTGCTCCAATCGAGTATCCAGTACCCTGTGCACCGGCAGGTCCTGGGCGTCCCTCGGCTGTAAGCTTCATGAATTCCTGGAATGGCTCAGTAAAAGCACGAATATACGATTTCACTACACCGTTTAGTCCACCACCTCCTGACCCAAAATACTCTTTCTCAGTGGTCTCACGTGCCTGCGTCTTCATTGGTTGCTCGGCGTACAGACGAGGTGCAGTTTGGGCACCTACAGCTGTATTCACACGATCCATGCCGAGAAGAACGAAACGATCAGGCTTATTTTTATTTACATCAGCCTGAACACCTGGCTGTGTAACAACATTCTTTCCAGGAATGACTGGAGGCTCGTATGACAGCTTGGGCTTGGACACTACGCGAGACTCATCTGTGGTGCGAGGAAGCGCATACTCTCGAAACTGATCCTGCTGAAATCCACCCTTGGGAATATTGGTATAACCGTCATTTCCACCAGGACCAACTTGAACTTGATCAATAGGGAATACGTTCTTCATATTCTGTCCAGACACCATACGTGACTGCATAAAATCAGACTCATCCTGATTGCCAAAAGGGTTACCAGTACCAGGCTTAGCATCGTAAAAAGACTTTACCTCACGCTTCTGGAAGTACTCCTTTCCGGCACCGGTATGCATATCTAAAATACCGTTTGTGGCGCCAGAGTACATGCTCTGGGTAACATTTGCACCAAAAAAAGGAACTTCATTATTATGCCCCTTCTGTTCCTGTGAATGAACTACATCGTCACGAATCTCTTCGGTTGGACGAGGAGAATGATGAACTCCTGAAAAATTTTCAGTTTTTATGTCATTTGTCGCAAGCATATAGCCCACGGCACCAAGACCAAGTAGCAATGCTAATTCAATCATCTTTGTATTTACTTCTTCTTTTCTATTTTAACTGCAGTAGGTTCAACGGGAAATATAGCGTGATTTTGCGGCTTGTGCATTAACCAAGTCATGTTACGATGTGTCTGGTCAGTTTCTGCGGCATTCTTGGGGGCTGACACAGGCGCGAATGGGATTTCATCTTCGCCTGGAACATAAACTTTACGGTTAATAGGACTATCTAGAGCATAATTGTTTCCACTCATTTATATTACTTCTTTGACTTTACGGATGCACTTAAAGCCGGCAAATGTGAACTTAAGGTCCACTCGGACCATCCGTCACGATTGAATGGCGATACAACCATCTTCTTGATCATCGACTTGAACTTGTCAACCATCTTATTAAAATCGGCTGGATCAGAACCTGGTAGAGGAAGAGGTAGTTTTGTTCCAGTATTCTGGGGCTTTACTCCATAACAATTGACACCAAACTTAGTTTGGGGATCAAAGTATCCACCATTAATTCCTGGACGTCCACAGTTTGTTTTGTTTATGGGATCAGTCTGTAGTGCCTCCCAAGTAGATTGTTGAGTTGGAAATAGAGCCATTCCACCAAGAGTCCAACCATATCCACACCACTCGGCACCAGCAGAATAAGCCTCGTTTACCTGATCATAAGAAGCTAGTTCAGAATCATAGGCGGCACAAACGGCAGCAGCTTCTTCATACATGTAATCATTTCCAGATACATAAAATACTTCTTTCTTTTCGATAGGCAGTGAAGGAACTATATTCTTCTTGGTAGCACTCGGAGCTGGTGCTTTCTCATGAAATCCAATATCAATCACACCATTGGTGACATTAAATGTGAATACCCCAAGCTTGGTCAAAATATACCCAATCATTGCAACCAATACTAGGACAACAATTAGGGATAGAATACTTCCAGTAGTTACTAGGACGACTACACTCAAAAGAGCAAGTCCAACTGCGGACACCATTAATACAGTTGAGCTATCCATTAATTTTCTAAGCGATAATAAATCAAAAGCCTCATATTCCCAGAAACTGGAAATTGTTTATGTCCATGTTCAACAATATTGTTATCATCTAAGGTATACCACGACGATCCTGGCGGCATGTTCCTACCATATGACCACCAATGATATCCGTTATAACACGAAACAGAAATTAGAGCATATTGATTATTATTAAGACTCAAAATGCTTGAATAATTAATAGATGAATCAGTAGATATCTTATGAAAAATCATAATTTTAGGAAATGATCCAATGAGTTGTTGCTTTGTACATCCTTCATGTTTGCACGTCTCACATTTCCAGTCATCAATTGTATGAGGACTTACCGATTTCAAAATACATTCAGAAATTGGTGTCATAGATTTCTCAGAAGAAAGTGAATACTCTGTAACTGAATCTTCCTTTAGTTCTTTCTTTGAACAATTCTTGCACACAATGGAATCTGCAATCTTGAAACGACAAAGTGTATCCAAAAAAGGTAGTTTATCGCAAAGATACATTAAAAGTTCATGGGAATCACCAATATCACGTCCTGCAGGTAACGTATCCATCTTCACAGACTCAAAAAAATCTTTAAGACCATTTTGTCCTTTTGAAGACCAAACCTTGTATAATGATGAATCTAAAATATTAGAAGAATCGTGTTCTTCCTTATCATATCGTGTCTGAACTTCAGGAATTCTGAATATTCCCTGAATGCATGAATTGACCCAACAACTTCCTTTAAAATTTTGCAGACCAAACATCTATTAATGTATCTTCGAGAAATCGGTTAAAAAGGGTTGAGGAGGACCTTCGGTCGGAAACGCTTTTTGTAAATCAGGATTAAACTCGTATGTTGTATCATCTAGGTTATCAGATTCATGTTTAGAGTTAGGTTTTGTTCCTGGAGTAGCTGTAATCTCAGGACCATAAATATCAGGGTATACTCCAGAAGCTGTTGGGGCTAATTTTGTTTTTCCAGAGTCTGCAGGAACAATAGGAGCCCTTGGACCAAAAATTGGAGCCTTATCAGTTTCTGCTGGATTCTTCTTCTTTTTAGAAGGAGCGGCATCTCCGAACGTTTTTAATGTAGATAAAAGATCGTCATTTGTCATGTGTTCCTTTTGTCCAATTAAAAGAAGCAAAACGGCAAATCCTAAAAGTATCCAAAGAATCATTCTTCTCTTTGTTCATATAAAAGAAATGACTAAAAAGACTCGTCACACTAAGAAACGTTCATCGCGTCGTAAGACTTTACGTCGTCGTAAGACCAGGAGGGGTGGTGCGTTCTCTATTCCAGATACAGGTCATTCGCAGAAGATTGTAATGCCCACATCATCATTTGGTAAAGATATTGGCACTCCAGTTAATGCAGACAATGACCAGTACGGTATTTAATTAAATCGTCAAGCCAAGGTAAAAAGGTAAAGAGTCTGATTTAAATCAGCAAGAATTTCATCGCGGATATTTAGGAGATCAGTATCTTCTTTCTTCAGTAGTGTAGGTAGTTTATGTGTCATCCAGTGAATTGCTTGTTTTAGAAGAAGAGGAGCTTCCTGATCATTAAAGTTACGAATCATAATACGTCCGGTCCGAGAATTCAAAGTTGGACGTCCGTATTTTCCAACATACACTTCAACAAACTTGTCGATATTATCATCAAGTTTGTCGACTAAAGCGTCTGTGGCCGTGTGACGAGCATGTACCTTTGTTTCCCAATGGTATATCTTAACCTGATTTCGTAGAGTTAGCATTAGATTGACTATTTCCCCTGACATTTGTAGTATTCATTGGATGATTTTGTTGAATTGGCATAGCATCAGTAGAAAAAACTCCTTTAGAAATAGCTTTATTTGAAGCATCAACTCCAGCCCATGATCCGGACATTGCATCATACTTAGCCTGAATTTCAGGATTCTTTGGTGTCATATCCAAAAAGCCAGATACCCCCAAATCTGAACTTGATGTTTGGTAGGCCGGTACCGAGGATTGAGGAACAGAAGTCTTTCCAAGTGCATTCAAATACCCTTCCCAATGTTTCTGCATTTACTTATGTCAAAGAATTACTTGAAGTCAGGATTCCACGAGTTATCGCCATCTAAGAACTCGCGAAGAAACCAGTTGACTGGACGATTATTCGAACTGTATCGAGCATGTCCAAAATCTATTATATAAACCTTATCGTCTTTCTCGATGAAGTTGTATGGTGTGATATCAATATATTCAATACTTTCATACTTGTACAAACATTCAACCATGGATCGAATAGATTCCCAAATCCAGTCAGGAATACTCTCGGCTTCATCTCCATAAACATCCGCTAAACATGGAGCTTCCAGATCTTCCATATATATCTCGTCCTGTGTGACATTGAAAATTTGAGGGGAGTAGCCGTACATTATAGCGACCTTCTGAAGCTCAACTTCATTTTGTATCGTACTTGGGTCAACTACCTTTACAAATGGTCGCATTAGTCTTCCCAAGATTGTAACAAAATAAATCCGTTTTAGACAATGAAGACAGTTAAGAGCGAAGAGCTCAATAAATTACTTAAGTCACAAACACCGGTAGCTGTATACTACTTTATGGAAACATGTCCCCATTGTATTCCCATGCATGCTCCATGGGATGAATTATCTCGTGAGAAGTCAGATACAAAGTTCGTTAAGATAGAGAGCGCCGATGTTCCTTCCGAAATGGGAATAACTGGATTCCCCCATTTCGAAGTTGTTAGTGCCGGCATTACGAAGAAAGCTGATGGTCAGATGTCTAAGGATGAATTAAAAAAAAAATTATTTGGCAAGCTTGGCGGCCGCCTTCTTCGCAGGCGTAAAACTCGTCGCCTCCGTGCCTTTAGGAAGACTCGTCGAGTTCTTTAAGTGTTTCATTGACCCTTTGGCATCAACATGTCCCTCACTGAGTAACTTCCCATGACGAGCAAGTGGGGCACTGGAATAATCAGGCTCATCAACACCCTTCGCCAACCATTTTAGGAAACCGTCCTGGTCATTAGGAATTGTGGCACCTTGTAACGTGTGGAACGTGCGCATGGCATTTGACTGATCAAATAGGTCAGTAGTATCCATATAGAGATCAGATGTCTGCTGGAATGCCTCATATACCTGCTTCTTCGTATCTGAACGAGTAATTGGGGCGGCATCAGGACGATTGGGATCGTCTAGAATCTCAGTTAGAAGAGGGTTCATGAAAGGATTGGCGGCCGAAGGTTTAGTCTCGGACTTTGATGTAGTTTTTGTCATCTTATCAACGAAACTTTCCATAATCTTTCCGTCTGGAAATAGGGTGAATAGTCCTACAGAAGTAGCCATGACAACAGGGACAGCTAATAGATAAGCCGAAACTCCGGTGGCTAAAAATAGGATAACCGAAAAATACGTAGAAAACCGCACTACTGAATTCAGCGCCTGAGCAGTTGTCATGGATTTTGTTGGAACAAACTGACTCCATGTCGTAGGTGAAAAAAGAACTGCTGGGTCCTTGAACCAAATTTGTTCTGACATCTTATTTTTACTGTGAGTTTTTCTCTCGCTGTTTCTTCTGTAGACGTGCCAACATTCGCTGACGACGAGCTTCTGGCGAGTTGCCTAATAACGCAGAACTTGGGATATCGCCTTGACGACCTCCAAGTGCATCATTAAACATATTTCCAAAAATAGATGTGATCTTGGCCTTAACTGCTTCCATTTCTTCTACCAATTTAGATTTGGTTATTTCGCCACGCTGAATCTTATCTTTAATAAGCCTCTGAATCTTATCCACCAACTTCTTGATTGCAGGATGTTCAGGATTCTTGAGTATCTCAATAACCTGTTCTGGTCGCTCAAAGTTCAAATCTAATTCGGTAATATCGATCTGTTCTACAATACTCATAAATATTTTTGCAATACGAGTTTGCATAATAAATTCCAAAACTTCCTTGAAATGGTCTTCGGACTTCTCATCGTTCAGAATCTTTGAAATTTCGGAATTCTCGTTTCCAGCCATACCAAAATAGGTCTTAACTGCGGCAATAATTGGTGTAATCTTATCTTTAATATTTCCGTGCATGAGCGATCCAATACAAACCATTTGCATATGCTTCCAAAACGTATCTGCAGGCATTTTTTCGGTCTTCCATAAATCAGAAAGATTGATTCCCATTAGAATACGTTCCTTTTCAAAAAATGAAGCATCCTTTTGAAGAATCTTCAGAGCATCAGGGTAAAAATTGGTTTCAATATATTTAACATCATCATCAATGTTGATGACAGGTGCAATGTTAAATACTTCAATTAGATCTTTCTTGAAAGCTTCAAACACTTCCATTTACCATTATAGTTTGCTAATTGTTTAAAATGGTTACGCACGGTTTCCGCCACGAGACGCCATTAGATTCTTCTGCTCATCGGACAGGCATACACATCCGGTGTCCGTAGTGAATGCTGAAGGGCAGCAGTCTGTGTCTACCTTGTTGCCTACAAGGTACATTAACTCGTTGTCGCTGGCGGCAGCTGAAGGTAGAGGAGCAGCTCCCTTTAGGTCAGGAGTAGGTTCCGTTGACGCCCATCCAGAAACACCACCACCAATATTGACCTGATCATAAGGACCAATGCCGCCACCATTTAAGGGCATGCCTACTGGCTGCTGCATGAAGTTCTCCTGAGCAGCTCCAAAGAGATTAAAACGAACGAATACTCCTGCTAGGACGGCGGCTACAAGGAACGCAAGAACAAGATTCGTCTTACTAATCATTTATTATGAATACGCGAGTTAAAAACCTGAGGCTCCAATCATTGAGGCAAGAACAATAGCTACAACGAGCAGTTCAGGCTGAAATAGTGCCAATATAATCGAAATTGCTAAAAGAGCAAATACAAATCCTTTCAAAATACTTATGAATAACATGACAAATGACCAAATAAAATCAACTATAACATTCACTAAGAACCCAGCAATATAGCCTTCGCCGACAAATCGTTTCAGCACATCTCGAATCTTGATTAAATAATGAATAAATATGCTCGTTGAATTTGCCGCCTTAGATAGTGTAGTCGCGGTAAAGCTGAACATACCTCCACGGATCATGTTAAAAACTGACCTAAAGTCGGTTAGAGGATTTGCAAGGTCTCCTAATGAACCAATTGTAGTGGCAAATAACTGATTAATTCCGTCAATTAAAAATTTAAATATCTGTCCAGCCATAGCATTGATGCAGTACGAAAAGTTCTCAGCAGTACCTACATCAGGCCTTATAGATCCAGCAAATGGCATATACATTGGATTGCATCGGTACTCATTCCAATGAAGTTTAATTTTTTCTAAAGAACCTGATGCATGTACTATGCACATAGCTAAAATAGACAAAAGCGTTGCTGCTATGATAACAAGCATCCCTATTTTATTACAGCCTTTTTAATTCAGTATTTCTATCTTAGGTAAATGAAGTGACTGTTCGGTAATTAGATTGTATACTACCTTATCATCTATCAAGTGTTTTACAAGTCCACGAACAACATCATTATCCAAAAGAATATCTCCGAGAACAACTTCGCAAACTGGAACATCTACTGTCTTGAGTGCAATCATAGTGTTGTCTGAAACTCCAAAAACATCATCAACTTCTGTAAAATCTAAGAAATGATGATCTCCAATGCTGAACATGCGCTTATCAGTATCGATACATACTAAGGTTTGGCTTCCAGAAGTAGGTACTGCATGAGGATGCTGAGCAACAGGAATATATTCATGATTAAACCAAACCTTATGTCCTCCAGATACCTTAGTCTTGCCTAGTAAATACATCTGTACACCCTTACCATCAATACGATACACTGAAATTACGGAATTATTCTGATATAACATATCGCCAAGCTTGAGATCTTTCATGTACACTGTGCTTCCGGAATTTGTTTTAATTAAAGTGTTCTCATCAAAGCACAAAACAGACATAGTTTTTCCAATAGGTCCAGCAACTAAAGATTCACCGGTCTGCATTCCTCCGTAAAAGATATACATAAAAGACATCATAATTCCTGTTACACGACCCATTAATGTGCGCATTCGGATAATGATGTGCTGAAACTGAGACATCAAATTTTCAATCTTTCCAAATACTGTTCCAATAATACCCATAAATCCTCCACGTACATCAGACATCATTCCGCGCATATCATTCATAGCACCACCAATATCGCCAATGACTGAATTAAATGTTGAAAATTGAGACATAATTGGGTCCATAATAAATCCGGCATAATCATGAAATCCCTTCATCGTACATTTCGTAAAATTTGCCGCGACATCTTGTCCAACCATTCCTGCCATAGGCATATACAGAGGATGACAACGATACTTAGGCCAATTCTTTTTAAGAAAACTGACCTGAGAAAGTGCGAATAAATATAGTGTTACGCATACAGAAACTACTGCTGCTATAGCAATAACTGCAGTCTCCATTATAATACCAAAACGGATTTAACTAAGCCATATTTATCCACACCAAAAGATGGATTATCATTCGATGTCACTTGCCGAGCTCAAGCAAATTGCTCGCGATCGTACACCTAAAATTAAGAAGTACTATATTATTCCACGAACAAAGCTTATTGAACTCTTAATCATGGATAAACTTCCGGAAGAGTATATTATCGAGAAGAAGACTATTCATGAACTTCGTAAGGAAGCGCAAGGTAAGAATCTTCCTAATATTTGGAACTTGAAACGATCGGAGCTTATGGAGCTTCTGTATCCAATTAAAACGGATTTGAATGATCCCAATTCTGATACGCTTAAGAAGAATGTACGGAACCAGGACTAAGGAAGAGCATATTCCTGGTTATTGGTCAGCATATACCGGACAATACCATCCGCCTAATATAGTACCTGCCGGATATACAGGACTTATTCGAGCCAATATCTATCGTGAAGTAGACGGCATGGAAATGAGTGATGAGGACTTTCTAGACCAACCTACAGATGATAAAATGTCGCTAGGATATTTCCTGCATTATCTTGTTAAGAAACACTTTGCCGCTCATGTAGGTGAGCATTCTGATCTCTACAATTGGCATGTTGAAACATCTACGATTCATGGTATTTATATTTCATTCTTTCTGCCTGAAATGGTGAATTGGTTACCTAATGTAAGATTTCAGCATAACGCAGAGGACTTCTACATAGAATTTACTGGAGATTCAGAACCGAGCTCGGAGGAGTATGATGAGGATTATGATTATTGATAAAAACATGATCACCCAAATCAATGTGAATGCCACAATGTATGGGTATAAATAGTGAAACACCTTTGACAAAATAGGTTGAAGGATGTTTTTCTCAAAGTAGGCATGGAAATCAGGGGAGGAAAGAAAGGACAAAGGATCGGACAAGGGGTGTTTTTTCATGACACTTATTTATCGTCCACATAAAGCCCATAAGAGTTTGAACGTTTATGATTTATTTTTTAGTATCTTCATATCAAAGAAAGATGAAGTCTGAAACGACGCGCCTACTTCTAGCACTCGGAGGCTTCGTTGCTGTTGTCTACCTAATTAGCAATTATTCTTCTGCCAAGGCGACTGTAGGTGAGGGTATGGAGCAGCTCGCCGGCTCACTAGGTGTCCAGGGACCTTTATCCGACTCAGGACCCCATGGTCAGCCTATTCACGACAAGGGTGGAAATGCTCAGCCCACGGAGGAGCTCCAGGGCCGCCACCCATCTTCCCAGTCAACTTATTCAAATACGACTCTAAGCGCTTCAGAGCTACTACCTAAGGGTGAGCTCGGCGCCTCCTACGCTGCCGTAAACCCTGCCTCAATGGGTGACCTAAAGGGCCAGAACTTCCTCGATGCCGGATATCACACCAACACGGCTGTTGCTGGTGTAACGCAGACGAACCGAAATGCTTCTTGGGATGTCCGCTCTGAGCAGCCCAACCCCCAGACGAAGGTTGGTCCTTTCCTCAACACAACGATTGAGGCTAACCCCTTCAAGCGTGGCCTTGATGCTTAAATACAAACTACTTAATTAATAATGTGGCCTGCTGCAATTGTAGGCGCTGGAATCGCTCTAGCATACGCCTCAACGCGAGGCATAAAGAACTTAACTGAAGTCAAGAGCACAGTGGACGAAAAAGTATACCGTGTTCAGGATCTACCAGATAAACAAGCTGCATGTGATCGTATGGCAACCATACGCCAGAATTTAGAGAAGCTTATAGAGAAGTACCGTTCTGATCCAGCTACCGCTGCAGATCCTCGTATCAAAGTTATGATAGAACGCTTTAATCCTAATAATATGTGCGAGAACGATGTGGATTCCGATTCGACATCATATTCAGAAAACAAGGGCGAGAAGATTGTGGTCTGTCTTCGTGATAAGACACCTCCTTACAAACTTGTAGACACGAACACTGTTATGTTTGTAGTTCTTCATGAAATTGCTCATCTAATGACGACCACGATCGGACATACACCTGAGTTCTGGACAAATTTTAAGAGAATTCTTCAAGATGCCGTAGGGTGTGGAATATACCAAACTGTAAATTATGCACACTCGCCAGTTTCATACTGTGGTATGCAGATTACAGACTCTCCAATATAGAATAAGATGTTGAGGCGAGAACTTGAACAAATAAACTCAAAAGAGAAACACACTGTTTCCTTTTTTGAAGATGATAGTATTCAAGTACTAAGAGAACAGATCGCCAAGTCTGCAAATAGTCATCCTGACCGTATGTTCATTTTAGCTGGAGTAAAGTTTCCTGCAGATTATTACCTTAACAACTCACAGCACTGGGAAGAACTGTTTGCTCGTCTTTCGTACAACGGTAAACCAATCGAGAAAAAACCGTTCACAGACTACCAATTACAATACAGATTTCCAAATACAGACATCTCCTTTAAATCTTACGATCGCGCAGAATGGATGTCGTATCCTCCTGAACTAAAATCTATTCATTCTCCAGATTCAGACTTTATTGAATATCGTATTCTTGGAGTAGAAGAAAAGAAGTCATTCATTCTTCCATTTGATAAGGATACTGCTTTACTCACACGAATTGCTTCAGCAAATATCCCAATGCCCCAATCAAATCTTCTGGTATCATCACTGTATGATGTGTCAAAGATTGATAGGTTTGTGTACGATGTTCATCAAGAGGATCGAGAAACGATTTATCATTATCCTCGTCTAACATCTGAAACTCCCCAAGTACTATCACTTGAATCAATACGTATTTTAGACAAAAATTCTAAATTACTTTCTGATCTCTTAAAACTTGAAGTACCACCTTCTACTGAAGAAAGTATAAGTATTATCAAAACTAAGTTTTATATTCCATGGATTGAGACTGATTTTGGTTCAGCAGTACGAACGCGGTTTGAACAGATATTTTATGGTCTTACAGTTTCAAAGACAGTTCCATACATTGGGTTCTTTACGTCAGAAGATGAGATTAATAGACATAAGTTCTATGTTGAAAATGTTAACGATAAGAAGCCATATATAGATACTAGTATGTGGAATTCATGGAAAAATATAAGTAAACTTCAGCGAAATGTTCCTACGCTACTTCTGTACCGCGGAAAATCAAAGCACCATTTTGATAGGATTGCAATAACTTCAGATTACATGATTATCTCAAATTACCGTCCAGACAATAGCAAGGAAACTTTAAAAGAACTTCGTAAAGGTTGCGAGAAATGGGTCTCTGAGTTTGATGCTGTACTTTCATTCGTAGATGAAAAAGATATTAAGCCTAATCGTTGGGAACTACAGGACATGTCTTATATCGCAAAGTATTCCAATAATCTTGATGGCTTGAACCTCCTTCGCTTTAATTGTGTTACGTCACTCTACGGAATTGCGGATAAATCAAAGTCGTTATTCACTTTATTACGAAGTGATCATGAGAATCATGGAATCAGTTCTGTCGAAATTAAGATTATCCAAATGATGCGTGAAGGACCGGTAGATGTAAACTTAGTTGCCGAAGAACTATCAATTACTCGCGAGAATGCCAAGAAACTCATTTCAGCAGTTTCGGAGAAGATGGAAGATAATGCTCGGCTTGGTGCTAGATTGTTTCGTGGATATCCCAGTATGACATTTGGTTCAGACTTTGTAGTTGTATCTTCGGTAACCGAGGTAGAAAAGTCTTTAAAGTATGTAGATATACTTCGCTATATTCTATCAGATCCGGATTCAAAAGAACTCAACGCTATTTGTCCAACTCGTGTTCTAACTGTTCCTGTAGAAACTGCGGTGATTAAAATAAATACTGAAACGGTTGATGAAGCAGTAGTCAATGAATATGATGACCTTTTCGATGAAAGTTTTGATCCTACCGCAAAAATAGAAGATATTGAAGAAGAAAGCGTAGCAGAAACAACAACCGATCTTGTAGCTACCGTTTCAAAACAGTTAACAAATTATGGATACTTCCACGGTCGTCTACGCGAATTTGATCCACAAACCTTTCCTGAAAAATCCGAGTATCCAAAGAAATGTAACTTAAAGAAGCAGCCAGTTATTATTACTGAAAAAGATAAGATCGATCTAGCAGACTTAACTAATGAAAATAAAGGTAAGGGAAAATATGATCCACTCAAGAATTTTTCTGAAGATAAACGTTTGGATGTAGAAGATCCAGACGGAACTCTAATTTGTCCAGAGTACTGGTGCATGAAAAATGAGATTCCATTACGCGAGGAAGATCTTGTATTCGATGAAGAAGGGGCTCATTGCCCAGTATGTATGGGAAAACTTCAAACCAGTTCTAAGATTGATGTTCGTCAATATCCCTTAATTAAACGAGATTCTGGATTCAATTTTCCTGGATATACGAAATACAATTCACCCAAGAACGGTAACCCAATGCCTTGCTGCTACAAGACGGCCCATATCAAAGAGGATAAGGAAGTAGAAGTAAAGGATAAATACTATATCTTCCAGGACCATCGTAAACTTAAACAAGGACGCTTAGCTAAATTGTCATCTAATTTACTAAATTCGTTACATATTACCGAGAAGTATACTATCTTGGACAATAATCGTATTCCCCAATCAGTAGCTGGATTTTTCAGGGTTGGATTAGGTAACTCGTCTGAGTTTTTACCTTCATTTTTAGGAGTCAAAACAGTAATCCCTCATCCCAAAGATGCTATTCCAATTCTCATGAAATGTTCATTTTTTAGTACATGGACAAAACCGTCTGATATTCATGTATCTGCCATTTATGATAAGTTAGATATCCCAGATGAAACAACTAGGACACGTATAGCCCATATCATTTCAGGAATAGAAGATGCGTTCGATAAGAAAGAATTATCACCAATACAGGAACTTGAATATTCATCACTTGCACTTCAGTGTGACATATTTCGTGTATTCCCTGAATCAATGACGGTTGGATGTTTATTTTACACAAATATGCTCAAGCCAAAATCTCGAGCTATTATTGCTCTACAGGATAACTATGGAAATATTGACATACTATCTTATGTCAAACGTCTTCATAGCGGATTCACGTACAATTCAAACATTTACGAGGAACCATTCAGTAAGAAAACTACCGAAGTTCTGGAAACTATGCGAAAGAGTGCATGCTCATCCGATATTCCGTCATACGATCTTGCTGTAGGAGCGATTCAAAAGATATCATCTGAACCCTTTTCAATTATATTGGATCCTTTTGGAAGAGGTCAAGCTTTATATATTCCAGATAAGGTGATCTTACCATTTAAGAGCACTCCGATTCCAGATTCTGAATTTCCACGCATTTCAGGATACTCGAATATTGATCGATTACCAATTCTTGAGATAACAAAGACAAACTTGAAGTCAGCAGAAGATTCATCTACCGGATACACTGAACAGGAAGAACTTTATAATTCTAGTGGTCAGATTGTGGAAATACTTACAAAAAGCGGACTTAGAGTTCCAGTAAAGCCACAGGACGGTAAGATATCTGAGTCTGCTGAAATATTAGAGACGATACAAAAATTAGGAGAAGAATCATTAGTCTTTGGTAAACCGTCGGAAGAACTACGTAACATTCACAATAATATTTCTTACGAATCAGAAATATATGAATTCTTACTATTCCAGCTGACGAAAGATCTTCAAGTATCAAACTTTGATGGTTTACGTGATTCACTCAACGAAAGTCCATTAAGACGTAAAGCCGTTGAGCCACGACTGAAACGATGGTTTGAGAATATTACTCAGTTTCTGAATATTGATAAAGCACATGAATTCATATCAAAAATACGCAGTCCTTGTGGCCAGTTTAAGAAGACGCCAGAACTATGTAATCAGGGAAATATTTGTGGATGGGACGGTAAGATATGTCGAATTCGTATAAAGAATACAGTAGATTCCACAAAACTCTTTAACCGGTTATTCACCAATCTATTCAATAATTCAAAAATTCGTTCTATGGTCTTGGACGGTCGAACGACGCCGTTTTTTAGTACTATTTTGTATATTTCTCTACCGCACGAACTGATTGTTACCGATACTCAAATATCATCGATATTGACCGAGTGAGTAGTTCCGCTCCGATCAAAGATATCAACATCATCAACTGCCACTTTGTTTGCCACAATAGTTTCCTTGTCTGCCTCCTTAGCCAGAACACGCTTATCCACTTCCACAACATCACGAATCTTACTCATCTGCTCATCAGAAATCAGCGCCATCATTTCTAGAGAAGCTGGTCCGCTAACTCCAGTCTCGCCAATGAGAAGGAATGAACCTACATCGACCATTGAACTATACTTAGCCTTGCCGCGAAACCGACCAGGAATGATTACTTGTGCGATGATGCCCTTCTCGCCGATGCAGTAGACCACTTCCACACGGCCGTCGCCGTTGAACTTAAGAACCCTGGCGATGTGAACGTGCTCTGTATCTTTTGAGCGCAAATCTTCGATATAGTCGCGGATAACAGGGTCGCTCTTGTTGGCAAAGGTCTTCTTCTTGTTATGGGAATGCATCTTGTTACTTGCTTAATTATTCTTGTTGCCGTTACTATATCTAAATCTCACTTAAACAAATCCATTTTCAGTAGAAGCGAGACCTACCTCCTGTAAAAAGAGAAGGGACTGGGGGATATTCCATTTGGTATCCGTAGTAAGCTAGAGCCGCACCTCCAGCAATGAAAAGAGCACCATATATCCAGCTAGTTGTGCGCTTCACAAACATTGTGTACAGAGTCCAAGCAACAAGTGCACCTCCAACGGCAATCATAACCCAACCAATCATTTATACTAAAAAACTATTATTTGATGTCATATGGCACCAGGTAATAGATTTTTTGAAGTTTTGCTCTTTTGTATTTGCTTTTTGAGTTTTAGCCAATGCCCACCACCAGTTTTACGAAACTGGAAACCTTTTACGCCTTTACGTCCGTCTTGAGGAAGTGGACCTTGAGGAAGCTCTGGAGGTTTAGGTACGTTACCTCCTGGCCGTCCTTGACACGTAGGAGCTTGCCGAGCTTGGCATCAGGGATAATGCGGCGCTTGAAGGTAGGGTCAAAGCAAGAGTGCGTCTTGACATAGGTCGCGATGAACTTCGTGACATCCGTCTGGCTCTTCTGGCTCTTGGGTGATAGACCCATGAAAGACGCAAGCTCATCGGAGATGGGGCGCAGCTTGAGGAAGGCATTGTTCGCACGACGAGCCTCCCAGACAGCGCGCTCCTCAGGCGTCATCGTCGCAGGGTCCTTCTTGTGGCGGCGCTTGGAGTTGCGCGCATCACGCTTTAGGGCCTTCGTGGCCTCTACCGCCTCGGCAACTAGCGCACGAACACGCGTCGTCGTCTCCGTGCCTAGAGCGCGTAGGCTCTCCTGAAGCGTGGCTAGGATTGCAGCAGTCGTGCGCTCGGCACCAACTTCTACTACAACGGCATCGGCAACAGGCGCTACGACCTCAACTACAGGTACAGTAACCTCGGCCTTGGCGGCAGCGGCCTTGCGTGGCTTGGGGGCAGCCTTCTCAACTACAGGGGTCTCGGCGGCAACTGGGGCAGTCTTGGTCTCCTTCTTGGCTGGCATCTTGTTTGTCTTAGTAACTGACTTGACGGAATCCATTTCTAACGCGGGTTATGATTATTATAATCCTTACCTGTTTAAATCATAATCTAACCACAGCGCTAATAATTATAAAACATACCGTATATGGCTGAGGACAATCATTCAATATTGACAAAAGACACCGTACGACATTAAAAGAAGCCTGAAGAGAACCATATTTGAACTTTACAAACTTACTTATTAATGACTTCATCCAGAAACAGTACTTCTTTCGTGTTGAATTGGGAGTTTTGTGTTCAGAAGCGAATTCAATTAGATCAATGTACATAAAATTCAGTAACACGTACAGCTGTGTCTTATTTAGCGATGCAAATAAAAGATGATTTACACTTTCAAACCCATTCTCTTCAATTATCTGACACATTTCTAACCACTTACGATTAACTCTTTCTGCAAACTCTTGATACATTGGTTCAGAATGTAAATTAAAACGACCTTCTCGTTTTCGTATTTGACATAACTTACGTAAGTTCTTTCTTGCATCAAGAGTTATTGGTTGACGAGTGTACGGATTTGTTGGATTTGGACTATTACGAACATACTCGTGCAAACTTCGAATATCAAACCAATAGAGCTTATCTGCTTCCATAAAAGAAAAATAGTCCAATGGATGAACTTTTAGCTTATCGTCTAAGGTAACGAGTTCTTCAGAGTTATGACAATCCTTACGGTTTAAAGCCCCTGGGCCAGCTAGCTTTAACTTTGTTCGAATAAAGTATCCCCTCCAGATCTTTTGTATAAGAAGTGCCTTTGAGTTATTACCAGTTAGTAGCGCCCAAATACGTTTATCTTTGCACTTAATGTGTTTACCGCAAAAAAGTAACCCCTTTAATGCATGTGATGTGCACTGAAGTAAACTAGTTTTGTTCTTGCAAGATGCACACAAGACCATTATTTCTATAAACTGAAAGCTTTCGTTGAAAACGGATTCCGGACTTCTAAGATTGAAGATAGTACAACCAGCAATCAAAATGAACGGCCCAATTCGCGTATCTGATATCGATGTTTCCAAGATCTCATTTGTCCTCGGCGTAAAGCGTGCAGGCCGTAATCCCCCCATTAATCTGAAGTACAATGGCGCGAACCTACAGGTTCGTCTGCCTCGTATCGGCTACCCTGGTGGCTGCCTCGTCCGCGAGGGCGAGACTGGTATGAAGACCTACACGCTGATCGGTTCGCTCAAGGGCTGCGATCCGTATGGCAAGGATCGCTCGTCGGCGGCCGATGATGTTGCCAAGCTCTACAATCTCCTAAAGGATCTAGAGAATCGCATCATTGCCTCAGCAGTCGAGAACTCTGTGGCGTGGTTCGGCAAGAAGCGTTCGGAGGAGGCGATCCGTGACAGCTTCAAGCGCATCCTCAGCTTCTCGACCGACAAGGTTGATGGCGAGTATGTGCCCAACGGCAAGTACCCTCCGAGCTTCCGCGTGAAGGTTCCAGTGTACGACAACAAGGTTTCGGCTGAAGTCGTGGATGCGTCTCGTAACCCAGTGTACGTGACGCCGGAGACCCTCGAGACGAAGGACACTCCATTCCCCAAGGGCGTAGAGGCTAACCTGGTAGTCAGCGGTAGCATCTATGTCATTGCTGGTCAGGGTTTTGGTGTGACGTGGCGTCTAACGGATGCGCAGGTCTTCCCTCAGCGCCGGATGGGTGCCGCTGCGATCTTCGCGGACGAGGAGGATGATGCGCCTACTGAGGAGGTTACTGAGTCTCAGACTCCTGCTGAGTCTCAGGCTCCAGTTCCTGAGGAGACTGAGCGTTCTGCGACTCCGGTAGATCAGCCTGTTCAGTCGGCGACTGCGGCTGCGCCGGCTCGCAAGCGTCGTGTGGCGGCTGGCTCAAGTTGAGGTAAGACCAAACTTTAGAATCTGAAGGTGCTGTATACAAAACAAACGAATCATCCAAAAACAAAATAGAAAAATCGGAAAACAAATAATCATAAACAGTTGCATCTGAACACAGAGGCAACAAAGATTTTTTATTGCATTTTTCACAGTGATATACCTTTGGAAGATTTGTGATAAATCCAGGAGTCATGAGACGAATATTACTTCCAAGAGATCGATCAAATACTGTTTTGAAATCATCTTCTAAACAATCCTGGTACGCTTCAGGAGATAGAAGTGACCACAAAGTTTCCTTTTTTACCCATCCACTTTCCTGAAATAGTGTACCAAAGGGATTGTCGTAAAACCAGAGTGAATGAAATACTTCAGGATTTTCAGAATCATGTTCTGCTAATCCTATACGTAATAAATTTTCATCATACAGCCAATATACGTTCCAATCAGAATATGCAGGATCCACACAACCGCGGAATACTTCACGACCATTGTAGTTCCATTCCTCTGCATCATAATCATCATCATGATCGGCTATATCTTCAGAAAAATTGCGATACACGTACCCAGACTTCAGAACTGAGAACATTATTATAACTATGACTAATCAAACGTTACAGTTAGACGCACATCGTGGCGATAAATAGACTTAGTTGCAGAACGAGAAAGTTCATGGCGTTTCTTCTTTGGCTCGGAACTCTTGCTTTCATGTAGACGAGCTTCCATATCGGCATGAACAGTATCGCGATTGGTTTCTAGATACTCAAGTACTTCATCATTAATTGCCCACTCAAAAAAGTTCAGCTGTCCAACTGTTGTTTCCATGTCATGAAACTTAATACGCTTCCAACGGCAGAACGGATCGAACATCTTCTTACTATAAGCCTTTAGGTGAGACTTGTAGGATAAGTATACGATAACATGCTTTTGAGTTTTAGTCATATAAGATACATTATACTTCTTGGCATAGTTTGTGACAAACCAGTCAATTAAACGTAGTGATAGATTTGATGTTCCATCTAGAATACTCTTAACGCGCGCAATATGTCCCTCGTTCGCATAAAATCGTTCAAGACGATGTAGAACCCACTGTTCCTGAGTTTGGATCTCCTGCATTTAAGTAAAGTTAGAGGCCTACATGTAAAACGGTTTTAGCATTACTAAGTAATATAATCCTAATGGATCATGTAGAACTACTACTTCAAAAATATGGTCAAGATGATCAGCGAACCGATGCATGGCATAATAAACGCGGCGAGATGCTTACTGCATCGGAAATTCACAAGGCGTGTAAGAATTCATCACCTGCTTTGAAACATGAAATCATAATGTCAAAATTAACTCCGCGAGAACGAACTGCGCCAGGGTGTGGTCCCAAAGCTCTTCTATGGGGAACACGCTTCGAACCAATTGCAAAGCTAATTTATACGACTCATTTCCAAGGAGGTATTCAAATTGTAGATACGACTTGCGTCCCACATCCAGTTCATTCATTTCTTGGGGCATCGCCTGACGGAATCATTATTACCAAAGACAAGGATGATTTCAGATATGGAAAGTTAGTCGAGTTTAAATGCCCAATTTCTCGAGAGTTTTCTGATAGTACACCTATTCCAGAAGTGTATTATCATCAAATGCAGTTACAGTTGGAATGTACAGGCATGAAAGAATGCGAATACATTGAAATGAAGTTTCGTGAGGTGAATTATTCTACATGGATGGATGTGAAAGATAAAATTAAATCATTCTTTATGGTGTTCGAAGACGGAGAAGTAGTATACCGAGATATTACCGATACTCGCGATGTTCCTACTTGGCGTCGCGAAGTTTTGAATGATAAAGATGATCGTGATTTCAGTACCACTTACTGGTACTTTGACACTATTCGAACAACTTCAGTGCCTCACGATCCTAACTGGATTGCAAGCAATCTTGAAAGCTTTCAGGAAGTATGGAATACTATTCAAGAACATCGTAAGAATGGAACAGTACCTGAACATCCTAAAGAGAAGACCGTGCTTGTCCTTTGATCATTTGGATCCAATAATCTAAATATAGTTTCCTGTAATTAAATTTTAAATTTTTAAACGTTTCAACTGTTTTTATGAGTAGATCTATAGATACATCATTCCAATTTTTTACTATCAGAACTGGAAGATCTTCAAACAATGAATCAAGGTTTGAAGATTTTACTATTGGGATAGATCCTAAACACAAAATTTCCCAAGTTCGATGGCAATCCAGACCATTACCATGCGGAGATACTCCGAATGCATACTTCACTTGATTCTTCCATGAATCGTGTCGAGGAAGTTTGGTGGGTTCATAATGCATCAACATCTTCGGTATTGCCTCCATAGCATCCTTTCGGTCCTGAGCAAATCGTGTGTTCATTGAAAAATGAAAGTTTGAGTAACACTTAATTCCGCGATTGGCAAAATGATTCATGTTCAAATCTGTAATCTGTTGCTCCTGTAACATTGGACTTAACTTAGATCCCCATTCATGATCATTCTTAGACATTGTATGGTAATCCATTCCAATAGGAATTCTCGTGAATTTAGGATGATCAATAATACCATTCTGTGAGAACCAGTGTATAATCTTATCCGATTCAATGAATGTTAGAAAGTCCGCTGTATTCGGAAAAATATCTGAAGGTAAACTCCAATCACAATCACCAGTCACTAAAACTATCTTATGATTTATATTGGCGAATCGTCGTATGAACTCACGTAACGCAGTTCCGCAAATATATACTATAGATCCATCTTTCATATCTTGAAAGTTGTAATTCACTAAATTTGTGATACTTGATACCGGAGTTTTTGATTTAATATCACACGAATCTAGAATACCGCGAGATGATACAAATGCACAATCTGTTTCGAGATTATTATCAAAAATAGACTCCGGTGAAATTCGAATACGTGCTCCGTGCTTTTGAATAGCCTCCATATGAAATGACCGGTGCTCACAATCTTCTTGCTTTTGCGTATCTGGTGGAGCAGGAATATATTTGTTCGATTCAGAAATATTCCACTTGTATGAGCATCCCACAAATTTCTCACGACGATAAATTGCGAACCCATTAAATGCAGAATAGCATTCAATAAGGTCGGACTTAGACGTATTATTTAGTTTGCCAATTATGTGCTTTCGAGTATCTTCCGCTCGTTGTGTTGACTGATTTCCATAATGCCAGCAACTATTCTGGTAGTCATCAATAGATAAGGCCCATACATCGTAATAATTTGGACGATTGAATGAAACCGCATCCCAGTCTGAACGAGTAAGTGTACGACCTATTGCACTCATATTAATTGGAGATGAACACACATCATCCATATCCATCATCATTAAGTAACGATAATCTCGGTCCTTAATGTACTCTAAAATAGAGTTTCGAGCACTGGCGATGTTTTCAGTATTGAATTGAGACTTATTAGAATTGCGTAAAATAGTAAGATTGAACTTCTTTTTTAGATTGACTAAAACTTCAAGAGAGTTATCTGTAGAATCATCATACGCCACAACTATCTCATATTTTGGAAACATCTTTGTAATCTTTTCAATATTATCAAACACCTTTTCCAAATACTTGGCGCAGTTCTTTACACATCCACCAATATACAAAAACTTTGTGTCATTAATTATCTTGGTTAGTGTTGGAAAGAACCCAAGTCGCGTAAGAATCTTCTTCTTAGTCTCACGAATTATATCAATACGCTTAGACCACAAATCTTCAAGAAGTGCATTCTGTATGATAGATGCGGCTTGAGCAGGATCTTCTAATGGTAACCGAACGAACGTTCGTGGATCAATGTATTCTTCTAAATTTGGGCATCCCCAGTAGAATGGTAAGCACTCGCATAAAATAGGCTCCCAGATCTTTTCAGATGCATAATTCATTTCAAAGTTATTTTCAACTGCTAGACAGTACTTATACTTGGAATAAACATTGAAACGGTTATCTTCTGGAACTACGCCCATATAGTTTGAAACTTCGTGGTAATTTTCGCGACCATATATTTGAATATTCTGGGTTTTGGCAAATGCAACGCGTAGTTGATGACCGGTATCGTTCAGTTTATGGCTGAAGATACTGACAACTTCATCTTTCTTAGAAGGAATATCTCCAATATTAAACGACCACTGAACGCCATTCAGTGCCCTGTCATGATAATGAACGTGCAGCATCATACATGTATCAATTTTTGACCATGTCTTAGCTCCCCAATTTTTTGAAAGGTCGTAAACAATTGGTTCCATCTGGAAAATAATGGTCCTTCGCGGATCATAAAACGCTCCAGGAGGAGGATAGTTAATAATCACAAAATAGTCTGCCTCTTTATCGTCTGTAGTAAACTTAAAGTTATCATGATCCATGATCCCAAATTCGTTCATAAGAGCTTGTGGGGATTGCCAATTACAAATCATTTTCAGTTTCACAGGTTTAACTTTTTTTATATAGATGCCGTCATTCTCAGAGAAATAACGAGATGACGTAAGTGTATCGCGATTAATTTGAGACTTGATGAATCCTAGAGTATTGAATGCCACTATAGTTGGATCATCAATTGCCCTTTTCATGTTTTTGAAAATAGATGTATTATCGTAACCACAATCATCTCCAATATGGTCCTTTCCTTTAATGAATTCAAAGTTATCTCTAAAACTAAAGTCTAAACTATCGTAATTATTTTGAATGTCGGTATCAGTCTTAGACTGTTTATTGTCGTAAACATCCGTGAATACTAAATGCGGCTGTGTCTCGAAAGCATTAAATTTCAAAATTTTCAATAAGTAGTCGATTCCGTGCTTAATACCATTATTCTGAATATAGTTTAAGATTGCTGTAGCGCCGTTCTTATTTATTGAATATGCAAAGAAACCGCCAATATACATCTCCTTATTTAGAGGCTTAATTTCTACAGGGTTGGAACTTAAGTAGATATCTTTAGTCTTCTCACGATTTTCTGTAAACATTGAATATCCAAGTAGGAGGAAATCACGAGACTTGAATTCAGGCTTTAGTATTTCCAACTTAGACTTGAAATCTGGACATAAACGAACATCATCTTCCATAATAATATAGTATTCATGCTTAGAATCGTTCACAAGTTTCTTCCATAGTTCAAGATGGCTTAGCGCACAACCAATAAATCCGCGTCGCCATCCAAAATCATTCCCATTAAATAATTTGTACAAATCTTCAGTTTCGTCGATTAACTTTCCATCAACAGCATTGAAAAATTCGTGTGGAATATCTTCGAATACTTTATCCATATTGCTTCGTCGATCGGTACGACGAACGAGATTTATTACCTTAAGTTCAGAATTAACCGTAAACTGCGACTCATTATTTAAGTCATATGCATTTTTTATAGCATCAGAATTTTTATCTTTTGTTAGACGGCCAATATGTCTGCAGTTAATACTGTCAAAAAAGGCAGTTTTATACCCTGAAGCCACCCATCGATTCGCATAATCCATCTCAAAGAACGTATTAGGGCTATCGAAGTTTCCAAGACTCAAAATGGCACTGACATCAACAATCCCTGGACGAAAGCTATAATGTGGCCAGTAATGACAGTTTGGATACTCAAAGGCGCCTGACTTTTGTTCATGAACAGAAAATCCAGGAACTAATGGAACTGCACCCTTTAGAGTAATATCATCCATAACTTCAGCATAGTTTCGATTAAAGAGAACCTGCTTTATAGTTGGAACTGACTCAATTATCTTGATAGCGTCCGTTACGTAATTACGCTCAGTATGAAACAAGAAATCATCTTCAATATGAATCCAGTACTTTGGCTTTAATTCATTTAGCTTATTCCAAATAATGTTCATGCTTTGGCGATGACCCTTTTCTTTTTGATTTTTTAAGTAAAAGTTGAACCAAGGATACTTCTTTTTCATCTTGGTTCTATCTTCAGGACTTGAATTATCATCAACACAAAACCAATAGTTTACAGCATTCTTATCAGTCATATGATTCATCAAGGAATTAACTGTTTGCTGAAATAGATCAAAACGTTTGCATGATGTCATCGTAAGTATAATCTCAATCGGCTTTGGTGCTGGAACTACAAACTTAACTGGACGAATCAGATAATCCTTATTTTTATTGAAAAGCATATTCCATATGACTACAGTGCTCACATCAGTATGACGCTGTATAGCGCGATTTACGTTATAAAATAAACTTAAAGTATCGGTATCAGAATCTATTTCTCGGACATAAGACCGAAGATTTAATAAGCACACCTTTTCTATCTCATGTGATACCTTTGTATTTGCCAAAACTTTTTTGATACATTTGTAACCATAATCTTTCTTGTTTGTAAAACATGCACTAATACTTGCATTAAATTCAATCATGTCTTCATAAAATATCCGTCCCAAGAACAGCTTATTTTGTGGGTCACGATTATAATCTTTATGTTCTTCGCACAACAACATGACAAGTGAATGCAATCCCTTACTACGAAGCATATCGCATGCAGATGCCACACCTTCTATTCTTTCTGAATCAAATTCAATAGCTTTCAAGAAGTAAAATAACGACTTTTCGAAATTATTCTTGCGTGCATAAAGTTGACCAAGAATGATACATGAGTAATACTTCTCTTGGACCCAATTATTAAGTTTTTCGACTACAAGAGTGTACCATTCAATTGCTTCATCTACGTGATTACAGTCCTTAAAACTTTGGGCGCAGTAAAATGCATAACGTGTTGCTAATCCGGTTCCAGCAGCCTTTTCTTTTTCGTATGCTACCTTAAGAATATTCGCATCTTTTAGATACTTGTTTGCATCTTTACTTCGGTCTCCAGACTTTCCTGAATCTACAAAGTAATTGCCTTCAATAAGAAGTTCCAAATTTATAGTTTCGTCCGGTGAAAGATATTCATGTAGTACTCCAACAAACTTCCACTTCTTTCTAGCATTAATAAGAAGTGGTCGGTGATACGTGAACCCATCTCCAAACTTTAACTTATAACAGTCTACATTCATAGGATCTGGGAGTTTAAAATCGCCATGAATACTATCATCTGCATCAAAAATAAATAAGTAGTCGGATTTATTGTAGGCTGCCTGAAGTGCTAACGTACGATTCGTACCAAAATCAGACCACTCGTGCTGAATAACTTCTCCAGAAATACCCTTCTTGGAAAAATAGTTTCGAATAATATCCTGAGTCCCATCTGTAGAACCGGTATCACATATTACCCAATAATCAAAGGTAATATATTTAGCTAGATTATCAAATGTTTTCTCTATAATATGTGATTCATTTTTTACAATCATATTTAATGAAATAGTCTTGTCCAAATGCATTTTATTTATTAAGATTGCTGTGTTTATACAGGTACAAACGAATTGTATGCGTTTACTCGATAAGGCGTCTCAATTCCACCGAGTGGAGGAAGATCTTGAGATGGCATCATCTTAAAATGGTTAGTTTCCTGTGTATAATTTGATACGCGCGTTTTATCGGTCTTTTCTTCATGAGAACGATCAGTAAACTCAGCTACAAACCCCTCACGAGTCTTTAGAACATACCAAACAACGGCTACGCCGGCTATAACTGCTACAAATGCCCAGTTCTTCATTTGATTTAAGCATGTAAAAAATGGAATGATGTTTTCATGACTCTTAAGTATTAAAGGAATGGATGAACTATCAATCATCGGACTACAAGAGCTGAAGAAGACACGACCTCTGTCAGCGGAAGAAATTGCTCTTTCAACGCTTCAGGAAATGTTAACATCTCGTGGCGTTGTGGCAACGAAGTTTGAATTGGTAACAAGTTCGCTTGATGAAACTAAGATGTACAGTTTTGGAGGAATCCTTATCATCTTCAGTACTAAAACTCGCGTTACCGAAAAGGAATTCAATAATTTCTTATCATTTGCTTCTGAAAACAATTATTCAAGTGGGATTATTATTGTAAGCCCTTCACGACCTTCCGAAACTGTAATGAAGATTCTTGTGAACCATATCGAAAATCGCGAGAATGTGTATGTTCAAATCTTCGACATTCGAAGTCTTGGATTTAATATTAGCAAGCATCGTAAAGTTCCTCGTCACCGAATTGTAGAGGAAGCAGAAAAGCCAGCAATTATCAAGCAGTTCAACCTTAAAAATATTGAGCAGATGCCCAAAATTCTTACCCAAGATCCTATGGCTAAGTTTATTGGATCGCGACCTGGTGATATTGTAGAAGTTATTGGTATGTGCGAGACTTCGGCGGAGAATTTGCGGTATCGTTATTGTGTCGCAGAAGGTATAAATGGATAATCAGTTTAATACGCTGATGCGAAGTTATCATGATAACTATCTGCAGTATAAACTTACTGGTGATCAAAAATATCAAGCTGCATATCAGGCTGCTGAGAAAGGATTAGTTTCTATAATCCTTGCTAAGAACCAGGGTGTTGAATCCGATGCCCAAAATATTCAAAACACTATTGGCGCTGATTCTGAAAATAAGATGAAGGACTTGAAATCCCAGTCTATTCATCTAGGACAGGGATTGCTTGATGAACACGATGCCAAAACTGCCGCCGAAATGCGGTTAAATCTACCGGTTCAGGCTCCACCTCAGCCTATTTTTCAGTATGTGGTTATTGGAATAATGCTGGTAACCATTGTAGGTTTAAACTTTGTATAGCGCCTCCGACCATTGACTGTGTCCATGAAGCTCTAATAACAAGAAATACGACTATCACACACAGAAAGATTAGAACACCCAAGTATATATTATACGTGGATAGAACAGTGCCTAAATTAGCACTATTTGTAGCATGAATACGCTTTAGAGTCGCAACTTTATCTTTTGAATCCTGCATTTCCTGAAACTCTTTTTGGTAATTAATAAGATCTGTGGTTAGATCAGAAAGTGTTTTAGAGTTAAATGAATCCGAGCCTTTATTGAGAACACCCAGAATCTCTTTTAGTTGAGTTGAGAGTTCTTGGTTCACAGATAAAATGCGGCTAATTAATATCTGCTGTTTCTCAGGATCAGGTTCCTGTATAGCAGAAAGTACTGCGCTAGAATATTCTGACTTTAGATAAGTATACTGCTTCTGAAAGTCGGCAAGCTGGGAATTTCGAGAATCTGTGAATGCTTTGATATCCATTACTTTTGTTACATACTAAATAAATGCCAAAACAATCTATGAATGTCGGACCAGGAGGAAAAGGTCCTGGTTCAGATGCGTCAATGATTACTGCCATGCGTCGTGCTGCCGTGAATGTGAACTTCATGCGTGCTGCTACATCAGGATTTACTGTTCAACCGGACAATAAGAAGGCGCTTGCTGAACGCCTAAAGGAGAAAGGATTTACCGAATCACGATACACCGCAGTTGTAGTTGGTCGCGGATTATATGATAACTTTTTAAAGACTTTATAATAACATGGCAGATTTTCAGGCTGCGTACGATAACACTACTCAAGATATAAATAACACTCTGTCAACACAGTTATCATCTGTGCTGACATGGGCTAATATTCCAGGAGAACTCACCAAGGTTTCTTCTTCAGCATATGGATTTGCATGGGGATTTAGTGGATCATCGGCATATGTATGTGAACTTCCATGCACTAGAAATTGGCAACCAGTCGATTTATCAAAATTTAATATATCTGAAATTCTTGATGTGGCAACAGATGATACTAGCGTATTTGTTCTTGTCAACTCTTCTGCTCAGATGTTTATTCTTACAAACTCTGCTGATGGAAAAGGGGTATGGAGTATGATTCCTGTTCCATTTGTAGCATCTCAAATATTTTCAACTCATACGTATATCTGGGCCCAGGATTCTCAAAATAATAAACAGAAATGTCCAAAGCCATGCACAACGTCTAATTGGATACCATCGCCTGAAAACAAAGTAACCATTACATCATCGTCATCTACTACTTTATACGGAAAGGACCCAACCGGTGCCGGAGTGAAAACAGATGAACTCATGCAGTCCGAATGGTCTCCAATTACAGGACTTCTTGGAACTAAGATCAGTTCAGTTATTGGACAAGTAGATGAGTCTTCTTTATACGTAATAGATGAAACCTCCAAAGTTTTAAAGTGTGAAGGCGATTGTTCTACTAAAGACGTAAGTCCGGTTGATACACTAGGATATGCACCACTAAACTTAACTGCCGATCCTAAATCTAAACAATTATGGATGACTGCAGAAACTAAGGGTGATTTAGGTAATATTTTTAGTAGACCTGTTACAGCGGATTACTCTACTATAATGAATGCGGTAACTCCACTTGACAAACAGCGCGATACTGTAGTTCAAGAAGTTGTAAAGGATTACAATGATCAAACTGGAGTAATGACGGTAAATAAACAGATTTCAGATATTGAAGTTTTTTTCAAGAAGATATTTGGAAGTCAGCACAAATCTACCGAAGATACAAAAAACGCGGCCGGAAATCTTCAGAAGCTTATTGCCGATCAACAGGTAACATTAGAACAAATTAAGTCGGTGCAACCTATTGTTACTGGATTTGTCGTTACTCTTATTGCTGTTGCACTAATTTACCTAGTGGGTTCAATTTTAGGATCATTCATTCACTTCATTGCGTTTATTGTGTTGCTTGTAGGAATCTACTTCACTATAAATAATGGCTTCGACAATGTTTCCGCCTTGTGGGCCGGACTGTTTAAGACAACGTAAACTTGATGCTTTAAAATTAGCTATGGATACTGCCGAAAAAAATAAGGATCAGAATCCGGTGGCGTACGCTGAGGCTCGAACGAGCTACTATACTCTTCTGAAAGGACAGGGATGGTTAGTTGCAGAAAAGCAAAAGGTAGCACAGGAAGAAATTGAGCCTGTTATTGGAAAGTATTCAAGTGCATATAAGACCCTTGATAATAAGGATAAGGCTCAATACCATTTCAAAAATTTGGCTGCAGCTGTAAAGTCGCACGAAGAAGATAATTCTTTATTAACGAAAGAAGTTCAAAAGGTTTATGATAACGCTGAGGTTGCAAAACGAACTACCGAATTATCTTCAAATACAAATGTTGTATCTTATCTTCCCTGGATTCTTGACGGAATTATTGCGCTATTAGGGTTGATTATTGTAGTTATGGTCGTCCGATGGTTTAATAAACCAGTAATAACGAATCCTATTGCCCAGGTTCTGGGCGGACGAAATAAGTCTCGGTAAATAACTAACAGATGGAAGTTGCATACATGTTCCTGGCTCTTCTGATAGTACTAATGTATGCACTTACTACATGGTACTCATCCATTGAAGGATTTGAAGATGGAAAGAGCCAAACGTTCCATGATGCTGCTGAAATTTACGACGATACATACGCTTCTGTTTACGATATTCTTTGGAACTCAAATGAGAAACTAAAATATGAAGAAGTTTCGTTACAGGATATTTCTTTAGCTGACTGGCCTACTTCGGCCGTTCGTATTCTGGATATGTGCTGCGGTACCGCTCCACATGCTTGCTGGTTCAAGAATTTGGGTGTAGAGTATATTGGTGTTGATGTTTCCGATGCGATGCTGAAGAAAGCTCGCGATGGCTGTCCAACAGCTAAGTTCCAGAAGGGAGATGTTACAAATACTCATTTGTTTCCACAGAAGTCGGTAAGTCATGCTGTTTTACTTGGATTTTCAGTGTATATGTTTGAGAACGCTAAAGTTTTATCCGATAATGCTTACCAGTGGTTACAGCCTGGAGGATGGTTTGTAGTGCATATGGTTGATCCTGACAAATTTGACCCTTTACATGATGTTGCATCTCCATTTGCTGCATTTTCACTGCAAAAGTATTCATTAGATCGCGTAGTTGATTCTAATGTTTACTTTGATAAGTTTAAATACTTAGGTCGTTTCAATAAGAAGAAGGATGAAGATAATGCTTCTTTTGATGAGACCTTTACTTATTACGATAAAGAGTCGAATGGAGGAGTTAAGTATCGCGAGAACAAGCTTCAATTAACTATGCCTTCCAAGGAACGCTTAATTAATATAATACAAACTTCTGGGTTTCAGCATAAAGAAACCGTAGATCTGGTGCGCTGCGGTAAGGAATACCAATACCTTGTATACTTTACTAAGTAATGAATGTTCTAGATACTAGGACAGTTGCTGATTTTCAAAAATTTACATTCTCAGGTCATTTACGTAATCATGTGTATAAAGTGCTGGATGAAAATATCAAATTAGGTCATGCAGATTACGCGTGTTACTGGACTCTTGAACTCCTGTGTTCTGGATTAGTTCATTCTATGTGGCAAACTTTATTTGAAGCTTCAGCTCATCATATTAATCGCGCAGCTCCTAATGTATTCCTGTATTTGGTCCGGATGTATGAAAAATTTGCGCCGATTGAAGGTCATTATTCTGTGATGTCTATGACCGATATGCGTAATAATATGGAGGTTCGCAATTTAGTTTGTGAAGTTGCTGCATCTGTAGCCATGCTACGTAAGAATAAACTTCCGCCTTTACCCCAAATTAAGCCTCAACATGATTTCAATACCCTGACTATCAATGAAAACTTGAAGTCACCATCATCTAATTACGCTCGGCATTTAGTGAAAGATGATGATCCTTTAGATTTGTATGTTCCAGTCAATGAACTTGTTTACTGTCTTCGCCCTGATACTCGTGATATGACTCGCGCACTCTACTGGGTCTCGTGGATACTGAAGTTTTCATCGGTCTACAAAAAGACCAATAAAGTTAACTTAGATTGCTCATTCCGAACTAACTCGTTTATTGATGGAGCTCATGCTCGTCACGTGGTATGGTTACTTTGGAATGTCACAATTGATGCTGTAAGGTCGTCTCCTCAGGCTGGAGTTCTTATGCCATACATTGATGCCCTATTCAAGATTCATTGTTTACGGTGGTCGCCTACGGTGCTTAAGAGCCGTTTATGCTTTTTGACTACGGCTATAATGTTTGTGTGTGAAAGCACTACTTTAGATATTCATTACCCAGTTCCTCAAAATATCATGGTAGTCAAGGGTCTTATTGAAAATATTCCTCAATGGATTCAATCAATCATCCAAACTCAAAAGACTTTTTCCTCGTAATATATCAAATGTTCGGCAAGAAGTTCCAGCACGCCGCAGCCCTCGGTCTACTCTTTTTTGTTGTAAGCTCCCCCATGACGTACCGCCTAGTTGATCAGCTAGTCGGAGGTGTTGTCGGAGCGCTCGTCCCTGGTTCCGCCCACTTTTTCAAGGTCGCCCAGGCTGGCTGCCCCACGACTTACGGACTAGTTCTACATGCGGTAGTATTCGCCGTCGTATCACACTACGTCCTTCACACGGTGTAAAAACGGACTTGTTAAGACCAACCGAGTTAACAGCAATTACATAATGAAGTTTCTAATTTTCGATACAGAAACTACTGGTCTTCCTCGTGATTTCTCAGCATCTGCATTTAAAGAACCTAACAACTGGCCACATATTGTGTCCATTTCTTGGGCTATCATGGATGATAAGTTTAATAAAGTTTTGAGTAGCCAGAGTTACATCGTCAAGCCGCAGGGGTGGGATATTTCGTTCGAATCTACCGCTATTCATGGAATCACAACTTCTGAAGCTACGGAGCACGGTCATGATCTCGGCGAGGTGATGGGCAAGTTCTTTTCTGAAAAGTGTGATGCATATATCGCTCACAATATCCACTTTGACAAGAACGTTGTGTATAACGCTATGCTATGGGATCTTGGCTACGATTGGTTCGATGGATTTGGTAAGCCGAAGATGTGTAGCATGCAGATTGGACGAAAGCTGTGCAAGCTTCCCAAGAATAAGTCGCCAAAACTGAGCGAGCTTTATGAGTTCTGTACTGGAAAGAAGCCTAATGTTTCATCATTACATAATTCACTTTATGATACTCTATTTCTTTGCGATTCAATTTCTGCCTGTCCTGAAATACGGATTGATTTAATCAAAAGCTACGAGAAGCAACTAAATGAAAATAAAGAGAATGTCGCCGCAGTCGTACAAGAACCACAAAACACTGAAGCCAATCGACAGCAAGAAGGTTACGATCTTGTGGTGTAATGATGGTTGGTCATATATTCCTGCTCGATATGTAAGGTTCAGGTATTCACATGCTACGCAAATATATGAGGAAGTGTGCTGGAGTGGTTCAATCCCAGCACAGGTTGAGTATGAAGAAGAAGTGCTGTGGATACTCTACTCCAAAAGTCCACGAATCTGGAAAGAAGAAACTCCTACTTATTCGGAACTGTTCGTAGAGAATGGGTAATATGAAACCTTAAACAACAACAAATGATAGCATTAGATGTATTATACGTCGCTCTAGCCACAATTTTTGTTATGATTATTTTACAGGTTTTGACGTTTGTTGGAACTCGAGTGATGTATCCTCCAGAGCCTCAAGTTATTTATCGAAATGTACCAGTTCATGTCCAGGCTCCGTCCCCTCCTCCTCAACAGGTGACATCACACACTGACCTGCCATTTTTGTCACAGGCTCAGCCACCAGTGTTCCCTAAAAACGAACAAGCTTTAACCCAGGAGCCTCAGGAACTAAAATTACCAGAATATGACCCTCGAAAGTCGGATTCAGAAGCTGTACGAGGGGATAGTAAGCTCCCGGCAGGTCTTCAGGCGGTCAATCCCAGAGACCTCCCTTAAACAATTTAAAGTTCCCCAAACTACCGGTACTTCCGGATGGCTAGTATTCACTTATGATAACGACACTCCTGTGTGTTTGTGGATGACTACACATGAGTCTCGTAAAGTTCGGTGTATTGTTGATGAACGTTTATGTGGGGACACATTTCTTCGCGCTGAAAAAATTAGTAACTTTGAGTTTGTGATTGCCGATATCTTTATGTACAACTCGAACTGTGTTTATGCATGCTCTACTTTTGAACAGCGATACGTATGGTTGAAACAACTTATGGGAAGATTTATAAACCATATTCCTGGAACTGCACGGTTTATCCATAAATCTGATTTAACAACACAAAAACTTAAGGGTTACGAAGTTCATCTAGATGATGTGGGAAAGCCAGGATATTTCTTAGAAGAAGATACGAATTTAGTAGACGTTTTGAAACTTTCACTTCCTGATTGTTACGAAGTTGTTTCAGGTGGGTACCTTCGAGTTCCAGACTTGAAAACTTCAGAGTATCTTCGTTCAAAGGGGCAGAAGTTCAAATGTCGTTGTTCTCGAAATGAGGATGGATCCTGGACAGTTCTGGAAAACATTCCCTGAGTAGAAGTAAATGCCTCGCAAGAGCAAGTCTAAGTTTAAGCCTAAGTCTAAGAAACATACTCGTCGTCACCGTAAGACTCGTGGCGGTTTTTATGGTGCTTCTGGCGCTATCGCACCAGGTGCTATGGAGTGGAGTCGTGGATCGGAAGCTGGAGCGTACGCTGCAGGTTTAGGCGACCGTGGTGGAAACTCTTTCCAACTAGGTGCCGGTCGTAAGCACCGTGGAACTCGTCGTCAGCGTGGCGGCGGCAAGTATGGTGGCGTATCTGCTTCATTTACTGGACTTGGTTCTCGCGGCTTAATGAGCCCTGTAGGTGTTGTAACTCGTGATGGTTCAGGTGCAGCTGCTGAGGGTGCTTTCAATAACAATGGAGCTTCGCCAGGTGAGTTTGGTAGCTTTGTACGTGCCCATTAAATTTCATCCAATATGATAATGGACACCTTAATTGCTGGACTACTATTTTTAGCGGTAGCTATATACCTAGTTCAGCGCCGTCTGGGACATATGGTCGTATGGGTAATTTTAGCTTATATCCTAGTCCACTATCTGGGAAAGCTATCCCATACAGTTTCAGTGCTCGCTGGACTTGTAGGAATCTATCTAATCTGCCAGATTACGAAGAATACTTATGAGGGATTTGAGGACGGCGATGAGGAGAAGAAAGAGAAGGAGTCTCCTGAGCCTGCGCCACCCAAGACAGATGATCCACATATAGATATTGGTACAACTATCCTACATGCATATCGTAACCTGAGCCCTGAGCAGATTGGAGGTATGCGCCGCGATACAAAAGAACTAATGGGACTTCAAAAGGAGTTGATGGGTTCACTGTCTGAGATGAAGCCTGCGATCGAGCAGGGTGCTGAGCTACTGAAAACGTTCAGTCAGTTCTTTGGAAAGAATGAGTAATAAATGCGCTGCATATTGTCAGCATAAATATAAGCTTGATAACTTGGATCATTCGTAGCAATAAATGGTCCACCGATGGAACGAACAATATTCATCCATCTGTGTACGTGACATTTCAGATCTTGATACTCAAACCAATCCTGCCATAAACTTATAGTTTTATGTAATGAAAGCATATTCAGAATTCCTGGAGGTTCCTGATTCACAATCATCATCACAAGTGAAATAATCGGACTAATGATCATTTCAACCCAAAGAGATATACTATCGTAAAATCCGCTTGGATTGAATTTCTTTTTAAGTTCTGTGTACTGTTCGGCTGTTTCAAAGTAATTCTGATCATTCAGAATGATCTGAGTCAGCATTGGCGCCGATACTCGACTTTTCAAGCTCTTCTGGGTGGGTATCATCTATTACAAATCCAGATGAAGGAAATTCCTTCTCTTCTAACGATTTGGCATCAAGGTACTTCCATGTTTGTGGAGTATATCCAGTGATATTTTCTAGCCATTCCGTCGTGACTGTCATTCCATAAGTAACATTTAGGTCTACCAGGTAAGTGCAATCAATAGTGGTTTCTGCATTTGGATATAGGGCACCAATCCACAACCATGGTAACTTTGAAACAGAGACGATGTTTTCGCGTTCGTCAGGATCCGGCTGCTTAAAGAGAAATCGGTCTACACGGCGGCAGCAGTTGAATACAGTTTCGTAAAGCCAGGCAACAAATAGCATTTTTATTAATAGAGAGAGCTGCTTGAAAGTGGGAGTTCTGTTCCATGCTTTAGCTGACTAACTACACGATTGCGATTCTTTAAGTTATCGCCAGTTAGAGGAGTGAACGTCTCCTTTAGATATTTGGAAGCCACGCGATCCATGCCTAGACCAAGTGCGATAGAAGACGCTAGAGCAACCATGATGAATGGTACTGAAACAATGACCCACGAGACAACGCCCAGATCCACAGAGCACAAAGCATCCAAAATGACGACTCCAGCAACTCCCATGAGTACTTTGGCAGCGGCAGTAACAAAAAGACCTAGAGATAGATCCAATCCTACATGCACCGTGATGTACAGTAAGTAAAGGAGGGCTGGTGGGCACAGGGCATCGATGAAACGCATTTTCGTGTTATTACATTTAATCAATAAAATATGAGCCGAGCCGTTGAAACTATTATGGAACTCACTGGTTGCTCGGAAGATGACGCGCAACGAGTATATGCAGAAACTAATAATGTTGAAGATGCTGTAGACAAAATTCTGCCTCCTGCAAAAAATACAGCACGTAAGTTTTATGATGCAATTAAGCCAGTTCGAGTATATACTGAAGAAGAGAAGCAGATCAGAATTCTTCGCGAGTCTTTAAAGGTTATGGACGCCGAGCATGATAAACGATCTATTTTGTCAAATCAACCCGAGTCCGCGGTACAAGTCGAGCAGAGTATCCGCCGCGAAGAAACGGTTCTACAAAGTAGTTATTATCAGGAATGTCAGCTGCCCTCTCTGCAACTAGAGGCTCAAAAACCGGAAACTGCTTGTCGGTTACCGTCTGAATGCTCTTGCGGTTCGCCGTCGACTGCCCAAACATCACATGGCTCTGTTCATCAATGTGGTCAATGCTGCCAAGCCCTAGGTTAGGTGTAGTAGCAAATGGGCGAGCAAATGTTTGTTTGGGGCCCTTGAACCGAGCTGTGGCTGGATCGCCAAATAGAAGCTGGCTCTGAAGATCAATTCCACACCCACCTTCAGGTGAGTTACCAAAGTTTCCCATAGGAATCATACCTGGGATGGAAGAAGCTAGAGCCCAACCGTTTCCACATCCTGAGGGCTGAGCAGCCTTTAGTCCAGCAGTATTAGCCTCATTAATAGCTATATCGCGAGCAGCCTCACCTTGGCGAGAGTTGGCATACATAAATGGAAGTCCTAGGTTTGACATTATTACTTTTACAAAACGAATTTAAGTATTAGCCTAAATTAGCAAGCAATGAATCTTCAGCCTTGTGATTGGCTGGAGTGTGATTCTAATTTCAAATACGTAGTTGACGTATTCGGTAGACTGGATGACGATCGCGTCGCGAAAGTTCGGCTTACTGGATTCCAACCCTACTTTTATCTAAAATCTGCAGATGGCGAAACGCCACAACTTGTTCAGTCAGCTATTGAAAGTGCTTGGGGAAAGCAGATGCGAGGCTTGAAGATTACACAGGAATTCAAGTTGGACGCTATGCGAGGATTTAGTGGTTTGAAACCAATTAAGGTCTGGAAGCTTACCTTTCCTGCTATTTGGATGTTCAAGACGGTGCAGAAGACCCTAAAAAATTCAATGAAAATTGGGGATCGTAAGATCTACGTTGAAGATATTTATGAAGCTAATCTTCCGCCGTATATTCGTCTATTTCATGAGATGGATATTTCTCCTGCATCTGCGATTACGTTTGACGGAGAGGAAGAAGATCCTGAAGATGAAAATGTAGATGTCTGCTTTACAGTTGATTATACCACAATAGCGCCATCATCCGCGAATATTCCGCTGTATATTGCAGCTTATGATATTGAGACCTATTCTGAGTCAGGAAACTTTCCAGTATCAAGCAATGCATCCGATGAAATTATCCAAATTGGTGTGAGTTTACGATATACGGATGATATGATGAATTCTCATCAACGAACTGTATTTGTATCAGGAACATGTACGGCATCGAAAGACTCAACCGTTGAGTTCGTAAGCTGTGCAAATGAAAAGGATCTTCTAGATAAGTTTCAGAAGTTTGTAAGATTTGAGAATCCTGATGTGATTGCCGGATACAACACGTTTGGGTTTGACGATGCGTATATTGCCGATCGATGTGTGCGTAATAGACTAGTCTTCAATATTGGACGAGTTGAAATTGATAATTGGAAGGATCGCGATACAGTTGTGTATGCACACACAGAGGCAAAAAAGTTTGAACTGGCTAGCGGTACGTTTGCCGTGCGCTACCTAAAAGTTCCTGGACGATTGGCTATTGATTTACTTCTGTCCGTACGACGCGAACAGAACTTGGACTCATACAAACTCGATAATGTCGCGGCTACATTCCTGCGCGACAAGGTCACAAATGTTCTCCATACGGATTCTTGTGTAAAGATATTTACTAAAGGCACTCGTGGATTGTTTGTAGGGAACCAAGTTCGGTTTGATGTGATGACCAATACCACAAATCCTTACCGAGAAGGCGAGAAATTTGAAGTGATTGATAAGGATGATAAATCCTTCACTATTCGAGATCCAACTAAAAGCATTCTAAGAGATCTGCCTCCTGATGATATGACAAAATTGGAGTGGTGTTTTGGTAAGGACGATACGTCAGCCCAAGAGATGTTCGCATCTCATCGTGGAACGGCAGATGATAGAGCTGTGATTGCCAAGTACTGTATTCAGGATTGTGATCTTGTTCTAACTCTTATGGCTAAGCTGGACACGTTCGTAAACGCTCGTGGTATGGCAGATGTATGCCGAGTTCCAATACAGTACATCTTTCTGCGAGGACAAGGAATTAAGATTTATTCGGCTGTAGTTTACCAAGCTTCTAAGCGTAACCAAATCATTATGACGCAGGAGGGTTATGGCGGTGATTCGAGTTACGAGGGAGCTATCGTTCTGCCTCCAAAAATTGGGATGTATCTTGATCAACCAATCCCTGTTCTTGATTTCAACTCGCTTTATCCTTCGAATATGATTGCGTTCAATCTATCTCCTGATACGCTCGTGTATGTCAAAACTTTTAGTGCAACTGGAAAGAAGACTGGACAGGAAGGTCAGGATGGAACCGAACTTCTGGCTCAGGGATACAAGATTGATGAGATTTCGTATGATACTTTTGGAGAAGATAAGGCTCCATCCGGTCGTATTGTGTGTGGGTTTGTTCAGCCCAATACTGATCCACGCACGGTTGGAATTCTTCCCCTGACTCTGAACCTTCTTCTAAAGAAGCGTAAAGAAACTCGTAAGTTGATGGAAAAGGTTGAAGACGAATCTCAAAAGTCAGTTCTGAACGGTTTGCAGCTGGCATACAAGGTTGTAGCCAATTCAGTCTATGGTCAATGTGGTTCCAGCACTTCTCCGATTCGTAAATTGGAGGTAGCAGCATGTACAACTGCGGCTGGTCGTCAGAGGATTCGTGATGCTAAGAAAATTGTAGAAGAAGAGTTTGGCGGCGAAGTGATTTATGGTGATACAGATTCAATCTTCATTAAGTTTGCGACAAAAGATCTGGCGGAGAGTATTGAACTAGGTAAGAAGGCAGCTGATCGAATTACTGCATTCTGTGGTCGTTCGTACCGTATCGAGTATGAAAAAACCTTCTTCCCATTCATTCTGTTCTGTCGTAAGCGGTATGTGGGTATGATGTACGAAGACGATATCAAAAAGTGTAAGCGTAAAACGATGGGTGTCGCACTCAAGCGACGCGATAATGCTCCAATCGTAAAAGATATCTTTGGCGGAGCACTGGATTCGCTGATGGAACATCGTAATATCAAACTTGCTGAAAAAATGGTCAAGGAAATGCTAGTCCAAGTTATGAAGAATGAGTATCCTCTGGAAAAGTATATTCTGTCGAAGCAACTGCGCGATGATTACAAGAATCCAGGTCAGATTGCTCATCGTGTTCTTGCCGACCGAATGGAAGAACGAGATGCTGGTAATAAGCCTCAAGTAGGTGATCGTCTTTCTTATGTTTACGTTGCAAATCGGAAGGATGAGAAGAAACAGGGAGATAAGATTGAGAGTGTGGAATATGTCCGTGAAAAGAAGCTGAAACCTGATGTGGAATTCTATATCACAAACCAAATTCAAAATCCGGTGGCTCAATTGTTCGCACTAGCTATTGATCAGTTGGATGGGTACAAGAAAAAGAATTACGATAAGTTGTATTCTGATTACCGCGAAGATGGATTGGATGAAGAAGAATCAACTCTAAAAGTTTTGAAAATGAAAGAAAAGGATTTGGATGGTCTTCTATTTATGGGAGCTTCCTATCTAACAAAACACAAGCGTGGTCCCATGGATATGTTTCTAAAACGCACATAGATTATTGATGTAATAATAATGAGGTTTATTTGGTCAAAAAAAATCAACTATTAGCTAAGATGGATATACAGAACGAGCTTGGACATAAAGTTGATATTGAGAAGGAGGAATGGGAAGAACAGAAGCTTGCAGGTACTTATGTAAAAGAAAATGATATTGTTTTAGAACTTGGAGCTCGGTATGGATCTGTATCTTGTATTATTAACTCAAAACTCAATAACAAAACAAACCAGGTTGTTGTAGAGCCTGATAATCGTGTATGGTCAGTACTTGAACGAAATCGGTATGTGAACAATTGTCAATTTCATATTGTAAAAGGATTTATTTCAAGAAAAAAGTTAGGGTTAGAAAATTTAGATAATTGTCGTGGATATGGAACAACTTTTGTTGAACAAACCGAGTCTACAATACCTTCGTTCACGTTAGAGGAAGTAAAGAATCAATACAATTTAAAGTTTAATGTGCTAGTAGCAGATTGCGAGGGGTTTCTTGAAACATTTTTAGATGAAAATCCTACTATATATGACGATATTCGTTTAATTATATTCGAGGCAGATTATCCAGATAAAAGTAATTATGATAGTATTTATCGTAACCTAAAATCTAAAGGATTTACGCAAGTTGTCTACGGATTTCAGAATGTTTGGTCTAAGTGATTTTCAAAGAATTGAAGATATAACACAATGGATCAAGATATTCTCGAACTCTTAACGTTACTTGCGCGTGGACGTAATGAATTTTTCAGTAATGCGAATATTCGTCTACTGGATTATCCTGCTCGTACAGGTTTGATGACTCGGTATATGAATTCCGAAACATTTATTCTAGAAATCGTGAATCGTCTTTATGCGAATCATCTTTACTCTGGCGTAGCTAATGCAATTTTAACTTTAGCAATACCGGCTCGTTTCAATGATCCAGTTGTTGTAGCGCCAAGTCAGCTTCAAATTAATGCGGCTCTAGAAACCCATAATACTTCAGATTCTCCATGTGCTATCTGCCAAGAACCTATTACTTCTGGTGGGGCTCGAATTCGCCGGTGCCAGCATTCTTACCACCGATCTTGCATTTCAAACTGGTTTTCGATGAGTGTTCGATGCCCAGTCTGTCGCTACGATATTCGTGAAGTGGGTCAGACAGGCCAAACATCCGCTGCTTCATCAGAAAATTCTGTTCCGGCGGCAACCCAGTAGGTGGTGATGTAAATTTAGGTATAGAATCCGAATCACCATACTGTATTCGGTGCATCATTCGTCTTACATCATGATTACATTCTTTCATTAAAGTAGGTATATCGTGATTTGGAAATAGTCCAGCTAAATCGGCGGCTCTCGGTGGAAAACATCGGATATTTTCAATAAATTCTGAGTTTCTTTTAAAAATAGTTGGAAGTTCATTTCCAGTGCATATAATATGCACTTTTCTAGTTGAATCACGTATCCACTCAATAATTTTATTTTGGGCGTGGGGGTCAGAACCGTCTACTTCGTCCAAAATTACACATGTTTTCTTCTGGGTTTGGCCTAACATGAACGAGTGAATATTCACAGCAGAACGACATGCATCTTTAATTTTTTCCACATCTTCAAAACTTCGAATTGATCGAGACGCATTGATTTCAAGCGGATCCAACCCAAAAGTTCTAGCTGCACACAGAGCTAGAGTCGTCTTACCGATTCCAGGTGGTCCTGAAAGAATAACGGACTTGTTGTATTTTGTGGATGTTAGGTATTCCTTTAGCTGTTTCTTCTCCTCAGTATATCCGATTACATCATCTAAAGTTGTGGGTCTATAAACCTCGGAATACATTACCATTCTATTCCAAAACAATCTAAACGCATTAGCCGTAGTAAGAACGCGCATATAAGATAGTGGTTAGTCCCAGGCTCTTATAAGGCCTGTGCCCGAGTTCGATTCTCGGTATGCGTACTTAAGGACAATTACCTGGCCATGAAGTTCCACAAGAATGAGCTACATTACACTTTGCTTCTGTAGTTTGTAGTGTTGATGCATCTGGATTAAATGGCGTACAGTGTGTAGTGTACTGCGGTTCACACATCTTTGTCGAAGTGTTATATGTCCAGCGGTCAGGGCACTGTGTCTTTGATACATTTAAGACCATCTGCGGGTTCACAATGTATTTGTACGCTACTAGAAATAAAATAGTAAAAACAGCTGTGGCAATAAATGCTGTAGCTATGTCGGAATAACTCATTCTTGTTTTTCTGTAAGGAAAGTAATGGAGGTCGCAAGGCATGTTTTTAGCACATATTTTGAAGACACACCCAACCCTCTAGTGCGACACCATTTGGACTCGTATGCTGATATGTTGAAAACAAAGATTCCTAACTATATTAAGGGTTCTAACCCTTTACAACTTACTTTAGCAGATGATCGAACGATCAAGGTGTATATAGGTGGCAAGACTGGTGATAAGATACTATACTCTCCACCTGTAGATGAGTCCAATAATGCTATTCTTCCACATTCATGCCGTTTGGATAATACCACATATGCATTTGATATTCATGGAACGGTAGATATCGAGTACACTGTAGGGAAAGAAGTTGAAACTCGTACATTTGAAAATGTCCGCATAGCCAAACTTCCGCTCATGTTAAAAAGCTCTCTTTGTTACCTTTCTACGATGACACCGGATGAATTATACGAGGCAGGTGATTGCAAGTTTGAGTTAGGAGGGTATTTTGTAATTGGTGGAGCCGAGAAGGTTCTTCTAACACAGGAACGTCTTGGCGATAATATGTTTTATGCTTCAAAGCGTGCATCTAAGTCAGCTGATGAAGGATCTCGTGGATTAGTTGAGAAAGAGTCGGCAATCGAGATTACCGATGCTACAAAGGCCGAAAAGTTTGAGTATATTGGAGCTATGCGCTCAGTATCTGAAGACGGAACTCGTGGTCCTTACTCTCATTTCATCGTGATCCCTCCAAAGAATGATAAGCCTAATGATCCAAAGTTAATTGAAAAGACTGATGATTTTGGATCATTCTCTACTAAGCGTCTAGCCGTAGTTACTCTACCTGGGTTCACTCAACCAGTTCCACTTGTGAGTGTTTTTTATGCACTTGGATTCACAAACGACCAGGATATTTACGATACAATCTTAGCAGGTGTTCCTGAGACTGGTCGTAGCGCATATGATGAAATATTCATGGAACTCATTCTCTCTCATGATAAGTTTTTGGCTTCTGAAATGAAGAAAGAAACTGATCAGAACCAGGACCCAAATTTATTGGTTCTACGCCGTCAGCACCGTACACGAACGAATGGAGGAGTATATATGAACTTGTATTCCGACATGTTCCCACACTGTGAGCGTAAGGAAGGTGAGTCTCCACCTTCATTCTACCGCCGTAAGGGTTACCTTCTTGGAATCATGACTCGTATGGCTATGGAAGTAGCTACTGGTCTGCGCGAAAAGAGTGATCGCGATCATTACCGTTACAAGCGCATGGACGCGTCTGGGGATTTAGTATTTTACGAGTTTCGTCGTATCTACAAGGAAGTTTCAAAACGTATGATGCAGCAACTCGATGTTCGTATTCACTTCCAGCAGAAAGAGTACGCTGGTATGAAGTTCCGTGAACTTGTGACTGTAGAAAATGTAGATGCATTTTATTGGGCACATAAATCTTTCATTATGGGTATTGAGAAGTCTTTCAAGGGTAAGTGGGGAGGTATGGATGGAGTTTCACAAGAACTCAGTCGTCTTGGATATTTGGGAACAACTGCTCATGTCCGTCGCGTCAATCTTCAGATGGACAAAGGTCTGAAAATCGTAGAGCCTCGTCGTATTCACGGAAGTTCTTGGGGACTGCTCTGTCCTACAGATAATCCTGATGGAGGCGGAATTGGAATGACCAAATCACTAACAATTCTTTGTGCTATTTCTACAGCGACACCTTCGTCTGAAATTTTAAATATTATTTCAAAGTTTCCAACATTCATTCCAATTGTTAGTATTCATCCATCTACCTGGAACCCTGCGTGGACAAAAGTATTCATTAATTCGGACTTGGTTGGTGTATTTAATAGAAAGTCGGAATCTTACCATACAGAACTTCTTGAACGTCGTCGTAAACGCGAAATCTCAAAGTTCATATCGCTGTGCTGGAACCGTATGGACAATGAATACATTATATTCACAGACGCAGGTCGTCCTTCACGACCAGTTTACCGTGAACGAATAACTCCAGATATGGTTATGAAAAGTAAAAGCTGGGCGGATATGGACACTAAACTTATTGATTACATTGACGCTCAGGAAACTGAAAGTTTGAGAATTAATATGGAACCATTTTCTCCTTCAAATCCTTCAGAGATTCATGGACTTGTTATATATTCTGCATCTTCAAGTATCCTTCCTTTCAGTGACCATAATCCAGCTACACGTAATGCATTCAGTTGTCAGCAGTGTAAGCAGTGTTCATCATGGTTCAATACTGCATTCAATAAACGGTTTGATACAATTGCTACATGGTTAAATTATGCTCAGCGACCACTGGCTCAAACTTGGGTGGGTCCTTACATTCTAGGTAAAGATGGATGTATTTCTTACGGAGAGAATGCTATAGTAGCTCTTTCCGTTTATGGAGGGTACAATCAGGAAGATTCAATTCTCATAAATGAAGGTTCGCTGAATCGCGGAATGTTTCAGACCACCTACTACCATTCATACGATATTGTAGAGGAATCTATTAGTTCAGTGTTTGAACAAGGTAAGAATACAGTCTTTGAATCTACTTTATTTGCGAATGTAGCGGCGGATGCTCGGTATCGCGAAACAGTTGTGCGCCAGGAAGGGTATAATTACGACCTACTTGATGGAGACGGTATCATCATACAGGGTAAGGAAGTTGACGACAAAACTATCTTAGTTGGTATTGTTACTCCAGTAAAGACCAGTGGACAGGTTACAGGATATCGTGATAAATCATATAAGCCAAAACGTGGTCAGCATGGAATTATTGATTCAGTATATCGATATGTCACTCGTGATGGTCTTCGTGGAGTTAAGATTCGTATAGCAGAGAACCGTGTTCCAGTTCTTGGTGATAAGTTTGCTGCTCGACACGGACAGAAAGGTACGTGTGGATTCCGCGTTCCTGAAATTGATATGCCATACACAAAATCTGGTCAGCGCCCTGATTTAATTGTAAACCCACACGCATTCCCATCTCGTATGACTATTGGACAGTTTGTAGAAACGATGTCGACAAAACTCGGTATTCATATGGGAACTCTCGTAGATGCTACACCTTTTTCTACACAGAACCGTGTGACTGAAGTTCGTGATTTAATGATCAAGGCTGGGTTCCATCCGTATGCACATGAAGTTTTGTATAACGGCCAAACTGGAGAGATGATGGAGTCTGAAATATTCATGGGACCTACTTACTATCTGCGTATCAAGCAGATGGTAGAAGACAAGATCAATTATCGCACTACAGGTCCTAAGAAATTACTCACACACCAGCCAGTTGAAGGGCGTGCGAATGATGGTGGATTGCGTATTGGAGAAATGGAACGCGATGGTCTCATTTCTCATGGTGTTTCAAAGTTCTTGAATGAAAGTTTGATGGATCGCTCAGATAAGTCTGAAGTTTTGTTTCAGCGTGAAACAGGTTACCTAGATTCAACGGCGGACCTTCAGGGTTCGGTTCTTGAGACGCCTTACTCGCTTGGTCTTATTATTCGCGAGCTTGAGTCGATGCATATTTCGGTAAAGCTTGCTGCGCCGTAGACCACCCTGATAATCATTAGGAAGCTTTCCAAACACATCAGGCTCAGCACCCAAATTTGATACACTTCGCGAACGAGTCTTGATAGGTTCTGAAAGTTTAGCTTTGGTTGCAGCTCTTGCTTCCGATGTAGATCCTAAAAGTGGTTTAGACTCACTAGTTCCCATTGTTAATTAGGAATGGATTTTATTGGACTCTGTTTTTAAATGAGTAAGATGTTTGTAATCAAGCGTAATGGTGATCAAGTACCTGTATCCTTTGATGAGGTCTTACAGCGCATCAGGAAGCTGTCGGAGGGACTTGACCATGTGAATCCGGATCTAGTAGCTCAAAAAGTATGTAATCAGCTGGTAGACGGTATGCAAACCTCTAAGCTAGACGAGTTTGCTGGCGAAACTTGTGCAATGATGCAGGCTCGCTATCATCCAAATTATGGTAAGCTAGGATCGCGAATTGTTATTGATAACCATCAGAAGATAACACCTTCAACTTTGCTGGACTGTGTAGAGAAGCTGTATCATGGTTCTATCCAGCTTATCACCGACGAGTATCACGATTTGGTCTGTAAGTACAAGGATGAATATGAAGCTCTAATTGATTATTCTCGCGATTATATGGTTGATTACTTTGGATTCAAGACTCTGGAGCGTGGTTACCTTCTGCGAGTAGATGGACATGTTGTAGAGCGACCCCAGCATATGTGGATGCGAGTGGCAATTCAGCTTCACGGTGCAAACTTTCATCGTGTTCGTGAGACGTATGATGCTCTATCCCAAGGATACTTCATTCATGCAACACCTACGTTATATAACTCAGGAAGCGTAACTCCCCAACTCTCATCATGCTTTCTGTTACAAATGTCTGATGATTCAATTCAGGGTATTTACAAGACTTTGGGCGATTGTGCCCAAATTTCCAAGTGGGCTGGTGGAATTGGTCTTTCAATTCATAATGTCCGTGCACGCAGCTCTCGTATTCGTGGAACAAATGGCGAGTCTACCGGCATTGTCCCAATGCTCAAAGTATTCAACGATACTGCCAAATATGTGAATCAAGGCGGAAAGCGCAATGGTTCTTTCGCAATATACTTAGAGCCATGGCACGCAGATATTGAGGATTTTCTGCGTCTGAAGTTGAATCAGGGTGCAGAAGAAGACCGCGCTCGTGATCTGTTTTATGGTCTTTGGATTCCTGATGAATTTATGCGCCGAGTAGAATGCAATACTGACTGGACACTAATGTGTCCCAACGAATGCCCTGGACTATCGGATGTTTGGGGTCCGGAGTTCGAAGAACTTTATAGGAAGTATGAGTCGGAAGGGCGTGGACGCAAGACAGTTTCTGCCCAGAAGATTTGGCAGATGATATTGGACTGTCAAATTCAGACAGGTAATCCTTACTTGTGTTACAAGGACGCCGCGAATCGTAAATCTAATCAACAAAATTTGGGTACGATTAAGTCTTCTAATCTGTGTACTGAAATCATGGAGTTCACGTCTCCAAACGAGACAGCAGTATGTAATCTTGGATCGCTGGCTTTGCCGAAGTTTGTTGAGAACGGAGTATTTAACTTTGACAAGCTTCAGATGTATACTCGGATTCTCGCTAGGAACTTGGATATCGTGATTGATAAGAACTTCTATCCTACTCCTGAAACTCGCGCATCCAATATGCGCAATCGTCCTATTGGAATTGGCATACAAGGTCTGGCCGATGTGTTTGCTATGCTGCGTCTACCTTGGTCTTCGCCTGAAGCTTCGGATTTGAATACTAAAATCTTTGAGAACATTTATTACGCGGCATGTCAGTCCAGTATTGAAACTGCAGCTGCACATACGACTGAAGCGTACTGGCACGGAATGCCTGTGATTGAAAAGGCTGGACATTATCCATCATATTCTGGGTCTCCAACTTCAAAAGGTAAGTTCCAATTTGATTTGTGGAATGTGTCTCCAAACTCCCAACTAGATTGGGAAGGACTGCGTCGCGAGATAGCCAGGTTCGGTATTCGCAACTCTCTTCTTGTAGCTCCAATGCCTACAGCTTCTACCTCCCAAATTCTTGGAAATAACGAGTGTTTCGAACCGTTCACGTCCAATCTGTATAGCCGTCGTGTCCTTGCTGGCGATTTCATGGTTGTGAACAAGTATCTCGTAGAAGATCTAGTTAAGCTTCGTTTGTGGAATTCGTGGATTCGCGAACAGATCATGGTCAATAATGGCTCTATTCAGAACATTGAAGAGATTCCCAATGATCTGAAGGAACTGTATAAGACTGCGTGGGAAATCCCACAGAAGACCCTAATTAATATGGCTCGTGATCGTGCTCCGTTTATTTGCCAGTCACAGTCGCTCAATTTGTTCCTGGTCGAGCCCACTTATGCCAAAATTTCATCTATGCATATTTACGCTTGGAAGCAGGGATTGAAGACTGGTTGTTACTATCTGCGTACAAAGGCAGCTTCCTCTGCCCAAAAATTCACAGTCGAGCCCTGCCAATCTTGCTCGGCTTGAAGAATTTCTCTTAATGTAAATATAAAACAAAATGGAGGGATACGCTAACCCCACTGTACTCAACGGATCTGCCGGAAACTCAGCCACTGTTCGCGGTGGACGCCGCCACACCAAGAGCCACCGCAAGGTCTCAGCGAAGACGATTCGCAAGACGCTACACAAGCTCGGACTAAAGCCCAAGGGCCGCGTTGTCCTAAAGGGCGGTGACGATATGGATGGCAAGGAGGGCATGGCGGGGAAGATTGGTGGTCGCCGCCGCCGCACGGCTCGCAAGTCCGGTCTACGTAAGCTCTTTGGCTATTAAATCATCACCAATTTGAGAAACTAGCTCGAACAGTTTTTCATTGAAACCGTAATGACATCCATTAGGTTCTTTCATTTCAGGCGTCTTTCGAGATGAAGTGTTCAATGGATGCACTAAACTTACAATAACTTCCTGCGGAGATATTTCTCGGCACATTTGCTCGCGATCGCGAATGAATGCGTCAGCCTCTGCGATTTGAACTCCACTCTGAAACTTGCGCTCTTCCCAGAACTTTCGAGTAAACCCCAGCGTAGCTTCAGATACTCTCTGAGACATAGGTAACGTAATTGGTGGAACATTCATAAATGAAGAATACTTTTTGATATCGTAGCACGGAATCGTCGTACAGAAAACACACTCTTTCTTAGGTTCTTTTAGAAGCATAGCTACTCGTTGTAGAATACTGTTATTAGGATATACATCATCATCGTCCAGCATACATACGATATCATACATCGCGCTCTGGACCCCAAGATTACGCTTATCCGCCACACTCATCTTCTCACACCAGACATACTTGACATTTGGAACTCCAAACAAAGTATCCTCGATCGGATCATCACCATCATCTACAATCACCCACTCAATCTTATCTTCAGGATAAGACTGTATCATGTAAGAATACTTGGCCAGTGGCATAAACTTACGACGGTCTTTGGTGATTGTCACAATTGATACGTCCGGAAGATCACTCTCCTTGGGAAGAGTAGCGTTCATAGAATAAGGTTCAAACTTGACAGATACAAGATACTCCTTGAAATTATCTACCCATTTTTTATGATTAGCCTCATAAAGTTCCCTCAAAAACTTAGATCCAACTTGCTTTGATTTCAGAGGAGTATCTACATACTCTTCTAAGGCATCCATAACTGAATATACACTCGTATCGACCATCGAACCAATACATTCTACTTGATCAATCTGTGCCGACTGTTCTCCATAATAAACTCCGGCCTGAACTTCTCCAATTATATCTTCTTTAAATGGACGAATCGGAGAAAGAATGAAGTTACAGCCAACAGACAGAGCCTCGTTAACTGCATGTCCAAATCCCTCACATGCTGAAAGACAGATACACAGCCCACATTCGCGAAGAAGGTCATCATACTCGGTTTCACCAAGAACTTTGTTGTGCAGATGAACTTTAGCCTTAATTTCATCAGGCACATGAAATTCAATAACCGATGGGTCATAAACAATATTCAGTGCTGGAAGCTTTGCATACAGTTTGGGATCTGAGCTCAAAATACGAAAGTATGCTTGAAGAATAGGTTTGGGGTTTCGGAAGATATTCTTACCTACTGGAACAATAGCTTTGTAATAGTTCTTCTTGTACTTTACAGGGTCCCAAACTTTGTCAATAGATGTCCAACCAATGTATCGGACTTTGGAAGTATACTGCTTGAAAATTTCAGTACACTCCGTAGTCTTACACCAAATCTCATCAAACATTGGAATATAAGTTGTCCATGATCGATACGTCCACTCGGCATTCGGAATCCAAATATTACGACCGGCAAACGTGAATAAAGCAGGGTTCACAACTTCAAGAAAAATATTGACTTCAGCCTCAGGACATTCAGGCAACATGTAATGAACACGATTCATTTTTACATCTTCGCCATATGCCGCAATAAGAATTCCGCGAAGAATACCTACATCCTGCATAAGTCCAGTCTTTGGACGGTAATTTGATACGATATTCACGCGCATTTATACTTTAATTCATTTAGCGACTAAACGCCTTGTAATTCGAGAAGATGGAGCACGACGTAAAGTTCGTGGACGTGAAGCAGTAGTTATTATATACTTCTTCCAATCATGATTATCGCATGGAGAGAGAACACATTGGCGATCGCGAAACCATTCTGTAGATGTTCCACACCATTTCCAAAATGATAGGGGATCTAATTCAGGACCATTTAATTCAGTATTCTCGGTAAGAGTCTTACAACGAATCTTCATTTCATGACTTCCAAATCCGTAGTATTGGTCAAATAAGTCCTGCTTAAATGTAGCATCATCAATAGCAAATTTCTTGCCGTTCCATTCTACCTTCGTGATAGGGCGAAACGAGTCCCATGTTGCTTCAAATACATACAGATAGGAATTTTCCTTTCCGTATGTCTTTCCGTGAAATTGAACTACTTCCATTGATTACATCTAAAATGATTTTAACTCTTAAAAAAACGACTTGAGTTCGCCAGTACGTGTTCCGTACGAGGCAGTATTTACTGGGTTAGCAATTGGAGATGCAAACTCTTCTAGATCCTTAAGATAGAACTTATGGAAATCGACCTCAGAGTAAATACGACCAGCGGCAAATCCAATTGTACGTCCATTTAGATCAGCCAGTTCCTCAGCTACTGTAGCAGGATTGTTCTTGGCGTATGAAAGGTAGTAGCTGCGCATAATAATTTTTAAATCATCGTCGTTCTGGCGATCAATCATGAACTTCTTAGGTCCACTCATGAGATATACCTGCTCCTGAATAGATTTCTGTAGTTTTTCAATATTTGCCTGGCTGAAGAATACCTCGTTTAATGGGGTAGACTTGTGAATATGCCCAATTAAATCCTGGCGAGGCGTGAATCCTGGGATTGGTTTACCGCCAGTATGCATTGAAGCAGGACGAGCTGGGAAGTCACGAGTGCTAGGATCATTAATATTGGGAACACGACCTCCGTGCTGAGGAGCAGGGTACTGTGCAGACGTAGAGGTGAGATTGTATCGGTTCTCCACATGAGGATCCTGGATATTTTCTAGAACTGACTTCTCCATTATACTTACAGTTCTAACATTTTTTGGTAAATATCCGACTGCAAGATCTCCTGAATTTCCAACGTTAGTGAAAATGTAGATCCTTTCATATCTAATGTTCTTCCATATGCATCTACCATTTCGAATAAGAAACTAGATACGTTTGTAGGTTGTGGAAACAGATACTCACGAGCAGTTGTATTTGTAGTTGAACTCATAAACTGAATAGTGTTCTTTGGGGATGTTAGAGGAATCTTAATGAATGCACCAAACTCATTTTGTTTTGAATTTAAGTGATTGATAATATACCAATCATTAATTTTTAAATAGATGTAAGTATCTTGAACTGCATCAAATTGACATTCGGCTTGAACAACGTTTCCGACTAGTGCAAGACTAGTTACTGGTGCAGCATTACCTCCGGCGGCTAATTCTTCTGTAGAAGGGTATGAAAAAGACGTGAATCCTAAATTATACCCAATTCCATTACCGTATGGGTTATCTTCGTTTGTTGGAAAATCTATTCTAAACTGTTTTGTTAATGACATAAATGTTACAAAATTAGTATTAGTATTCAAAGTGACTCGCATATCTGGAAAAACAAGAGTATTTCCTACAGTTAGAGTCTGAATACGAGTACGAATAAGCTCAAGAAGATTATTTTTAATACCTGAAGTAACTTCAGGATCAACCATTACGTAATTCCCATCTTCAATTGTAATCGGATATGATGCTACTAAAGCAGGAGTTGTATTTGTTAGACCATAATCAGAAATAGTAAATGTTGTATTTCCACGTCCCAATCCAGTAACTGGATTCACTGCTGAAAAGGTATTAAAACTGTTATAGAATTCTAAAGATGTTATCTTTACCGAATGAACATTCTTATACTGTCTTGATGGATTGAATGCGAATAAGGCAGGATCTGTTCCACTAAATTGGTCTGAATTAGAATTACAAGTATTGTTCGGTTGTAAAACAATACCTCCACGAAATCTTCCATCAATATTTATAGCGTAAGTTCGAATATGTCTATCAATATTATAACTGGTTTTACCAGCTGGATCATCTTTCGGCTTCGGTTTAATTACATGCTCAGGCTTTCCACGATTTCCGTGAAACTTGTTGAAGTCATCGCGATCATCTAATTCATTGTCCAAATAATCCTCATCTTCATACGGTTCCGCATGTTCATTTTCAAACTCCTGCTGGTATACGAGATTACTCTTGGCAGTTTCCTCATATACTTCTGCTAAGAGTTGAACATAACTTGGAGGTTGTGCCATTACTTGTGTTAAGATAGAATTATGAAAATCTCAGATTAAACATAACATGACAACGTTTCTATCGGCAAGTCAGTGGACTTCTCAGAAAGCTATTATAGCTTGCGGATCAACTGGCGCACCTGGATCATCTGGACCAGCTGGTCCTCAAGGACCTACCGGTGCTCCAGGAACAAACGGAACAAATGGGTTTTCATCTGGAAAAATATATTACTTTCACGCTCAGAATCCTACATCTACTCAACCTGCTTTAGGATATACTGGTCCGTTCTCTGCAAGTGCAGTTATTAATAATGCTCCTGAAAACCCAAATTATCCTGGATCAGGGTACCTTGGATATTTTTCTTACATAAATCCAGTTGCTGGCACTACAGGACCTTTCTTTTTAGGACGATTTCAAACATCTCCTGGCGATCCTGGAGTTTCTTTAATTCCAGCAGGTTCATGGAACTTTTCAATTGAAGCGTATTCATTTATTAAACCTTACACTGTGTCATCACAAACTATACCGGTTGGAATGTATGCTAATCTTTCTGTATACACAAATGGAGGAGTAACTGGAGTAGCATCAAGTCCTCTAATACAAATTAACAATCCTATTGCTGGAGATAATACTCCTTACAACTTTAATATTCAAGTTCCAAGTGCAGTTACTCTAAATAATCCTTTAACCGATTACTTTTTAGTTGATTTTTATACAGTACCTGCACTTAATCAAGGATGGACTGGATTCACTGGGGGTGTTGGAAAAACAGGACAAATTGAATTTTGGACGGATGGAAATTCAGTGAGTCAGGTTGTTACCACTTTATCTCCAGGTCAGGGACCTACTGGACCCCAAGGTAATACTGGAGTATCTGGACCTACAGGATCTACTGGATCCACAGGACCAACTGGCAGAGTAGGACCTACCGGTTCACAGGGACCTATTGGACCATTAGGACCTCAAGGACCTCAAGGACAGGCAGGATCTGGAGGAAATGGCGTAACAGGCCTAAATCCGTATGCATCATTTGTAACATACAACACTTCAAATGGATATCAAACTATTAATCCAATAAATTATAACGTATCTCCATTCTTTCCGAGTCGTGCAGAAGTAAACACAATAGTAAATTGGACTCAAGCGCCGCCATCTACACTTAACGGAGCAAAATCAATTTATTGCGGTGGGAGTGTAATTGGAGTAACTGGTATAACTGGAGGGGCAGGAGAATACTTTCTAAGTTCAGGTTTTGTTCCAAAGATTACAGGATTATACCAAATATCTGCCAACTTTTTTATGATGAATAATGATCCTGAGCCAATATCATTTGGTCACTGCAATCCTCAAATAGGTAATATAGGAAATGTTTGGGTTTCATTAGATCGTGTATCTGCAACTGTATTGAGTGCAAATACTGCTGCTGGAGCTATTCTTGGTGCATCAATGTCATTTTCTGATATTTTAACTGCTGGAACAAAATATTGTTTTGTAGGAGGCGGATATGGTGCAACATCGGGAGGAGCTAATACACTGGGTCCAACTGGACGAGTATATGATAATTCTCAAGTAACATTCTCCCTTCTTTCCACCAATGTCACTGCAATCGATGGCGCATCTCCTTAATTGAAAAAGACTGGTTTTGTGACTGGTTATAACTATTTTAATTTTAGAACTTTAGTGCGGCTAGATCGGATAGCCACAAAGATTTGGCATTCTTTCCCTCAAGATCTACAATTTGGGCTTTCAGATCCGCCAGATCCTTTTCGTGCTTTTGGGCATGCTTCAGCGTAAGCGAGGCAATTGGGAGATTGAGAAGGTAATCAAATCCATCACGAATTTTCTCAAACTTTTCGGCAGACAGGAGCTTGTCACATTCTTCAGCTGTCTTACGACGGAGTTCAGGACGAGGCTTTTCCTCACACTGCTGCCGAATAAACCGAACAACATTCTCATGATACGGCAGCTTATCGCGCAGTGTCTTGAGCATGAACTCCAGTCGCTTCTGATACAGTTCTAGTCGTACCCCCACGTACTCTCTAAGAATGGCATTCGGCGAATCATACTTCTCAATGACGCACTTCGAGTTAAATGCGTGCATGTTTGTGAGCTTGATCTTGTCAACCAGTAGTTTCTGCACCTCTGTGAGACCACCCTTGACCGTGACACAAACATCCGTGTCCGTAGACGTGTCGGAATAGTCCTTGATCGTACCATCCGCAAGTAGTTTATCAAGTTTCTCGCGGAAGTCCATGGTCCATGTCTCGACTGGTAGTTCGGTAATTGTGATCGTCTCCCCAGAAATGTTGAAGTTAGCAGAGACCTCATAATCTGTCTTATTTAGTTTAGTGATCTTACCCTTAAACTTAGAATAGTACGGAGCGAACTCACGGTTCAAACCAGTTCCCTTTTCCAACCATTCTGTGATAGCATCCTTGATTTCACGAGGATTGAACTGCGGAATGAAAGTTGAGTAACCGGTACCAATGCCGCGCGAACCATTAATCAGCAGCACCGGAAGAATAGGTGCATACCAATCTGGCTCGACTGGCAGACCATCATCGTCACGATAGTTCAGGCATGGAAAGTCATCGCTCGGAACTAGATTCGAGACATGAGGTTGGAGATAAGTGTGGATATAACGAGGCGAGGCAGAATCCTTACCGCCTTGCAGCCGAGTTCCAAACTGTCCCTGCGGCACAAACCACGGCAGATTATTAGAACCCACAAAGTCCTGTGCCATACCTACAATTGTATCATTCAGCGACGCCTCGCCGTGATGGTACCCAGAATGCTCGGAAACATAGCCGGCAAACTGGGCTACACGAATCTCATGCTTGAGATTCCGCTTGAAGGCTGAGAACAGAATCTTACGTTGAGACGTTTTCAAACCGTCCATAACATTAGGAATAGACCGTTCTAAATTATAGTTCGAGAAGTGAATAAGATCCTTGTCCACAAAATCTTCATACGTTAGCGTAGTTCCTGGTGCAGAGTTCACGATATCTTCGCGCCGATAAGTTTTGAGCCAATCCTTACGGTTATCAGCTTTAGCCTTATTGAACGCCAAATCGATCTTCTCGTCACTCTTCTCGCCAAACGCATACGGAATCACATTCAGTGACTTGAAATATTCTTTTGCTTCAATACTCGTAGAAGTACCCAATCCCTTGTAATACTTCACTCCCCAACCCTTCGAAGCCGCAGTTTTACGCCACTCCTCGTAATCATATTGGGTATAGAACGATCGTACGTCTTTACCCTTAGTCGCCTTCACAATTGGAGTAGCCATGTACGTAATGAATCCCTGGATTTTGATCAGCTCGTGCCACAGCTCGTGGAATACATTGATGAGTAGACCGCGAATATGTGACCCATCATAATCCTGATCTGTCATGATCATGATACGACCATATCGCAGCGGCTTGAGATCGGTATACTTGCGGTTCGATTCCAGTCCAATTATCTTTTTTAGGTTTGCGATTTCCTCAGTCATCTCCACCTTCTTTGCCGACGTATCCTTTACATTCAAGAGCTTACCCTTCAGAGGAAACACGCCGTAACACTTACGCTGCTCCTGCGACAGACCGCTCAGGGCCATCGCCTTGGCTGAATCTCCCTCTGTAAGAATCAGGACACATTCGTGACTACGAGCCGTACCAGCGTATACTGCATCATCTAGCTTGGGAATTCCCACAATTCGAGACTGCTTCTTACCATCCGTCTTAGATGCCTCCTTCGTATCTTTAACAGCCTGCTGAGCCATAACGCGCTCCACCACTCCCAGCTTGGAGACCAGCTTCTTGAGATAATCTTCCGAAAGCTTGCATGAAACTTTAGAAGTCATAACTTCTTTGGTCTGACTGTTAAAGCTTGGATTTTCAACCAAACAGTTAATGAAGATTGATAACGAATCTTTTACGAGCGAAGGTTTTACTTTCAACTTCTTCTTCAATTCAAGATGAGCAACAAAGTACGAAACTATTTGGTTAGTAATCTCATCCACGTGCTTACCAGAACGGGTCCAAATGCCGTTCACGAAAGACACGCTAAAGAACTTATCGGCCGAGTCACTGGCTGCAACCTGCCATCCGAACTGCGGCACCTCTGCGAGAATGACTGCATCGTTCGGAAGGTACCAGGAGATATAGCTTGTAAAATCGCGGAACCGAACATGTGTGCCGCACCATGTAACTTTAACTTCCTTTCCAACTGTCATTGCGAGATCAGAAACGCGACGCTCGATGACCTGAAGAATCCCTGCAGGGATTGCCGCCGATGACCATCCGAATCTTGAAAAGTCAGGCGTCCATGAAATCTCGACATATGGCTTGACCTTAGAAGCCTTGATAGAAGGCTCACCAATGTTGGACATATTGTCCTCAAAAGTTTGAACATACTTCAAGTTACGAGTACCGTCTACAACAGTTATGACCAGCTTTTTAGCAAAGATGTTTACAAGCTTTACGCCGTAACCATTCTTGCCTCCCACAAGCTTCTTCTCGTTCTTGTCATAGTTCGTAGAAGTCAGAAGTTCACCGAAGATCATTTGGGGAATGTAACAACCGTACTCCGGATGCTTTTCGACATCAATAGACTCGCCATCGTTACGAATAGTAATAATGTTGTCCTCTACTGAAATTGCAATATTCTTAACTGGGTTTGGTGAATTACGCTGACGCAGACGCACAACATGATCGTGTGCGTTCACAAGTAGCTCATCAAACAGTTTATAGAAGCCAGGATTAAATGGATTCACAGTTTGGTTCTTGAATGACTCTCCTTCCAAAACGTAATGGTCTTCAGAAGTGTTCTCGATACTACCGATATAAGTATCAGGCAAAGATAGAATATGTTCACGATGCGTATGCTTACGATATTGTTTGGATAGATCCATCTTCTTGAATACATGTATGTTTTCGGCTGTGTAAATTCGTTTTAGATGTAATATTTATTCACTAAATTGAAACCTGTATCGCTATCGTCCCATAAATTATTATCCTTAAAATTTTGAACCTTTTCAGCTGTTGTTTGTAGATAGTTATTATGAACCATTTTCGCCTTTAATTTATTATTTTCTCCAAAGTATGTGAACCCATTTGGGTACTCATCTACTGAAAGTTTTACCACTTGAACACACGGATTAATTTTAATTAAACTATTAAATACGTGTTGATCATTTTCGGAACTTTGGAGATTTGTGTTTAATCGTGAAATACATTTTTGTATGAGAGAATTAGCAAATATACATGGTCTTACTAAAAAGAAACCAGTACAGAAACCCCAAAAATCATCTTGCATAACAAATGACCCAGGGTTTGAAACAACATCTGAAATACAATTTTGAAAGAATACGATATCATTATCTACCCATAAAACTGATTGACCATATTTCATGTTCATCAGAATAACTTCAAGTTTTCTAGTTGTTATTTTTTTGAACTCCAAACTATGATACGCTGCAGACTCCTTATTTGAAGATATAATATAGCAATGAAACATATTCATATTAAAACCAGATTTCATGGCAGAATTTAACATATTTTTCATCATTGGAAGCTGTCCTTCATTTGTCATTGCCACAATTCTCATTTGATTTTGACAGTTGAAGATTATTAACTGTAAATGCCGCCTAGAAAGACTAAAACGGTGGTGGCAAAACCTGCAGTTGATGAAACACCAGTGGTATTTTACCTGAAGATTACGGAAGATTCCAATCAGAAGATTATTCCTGCCGGAGATGCTACTTCATATTCTGATATTCTGAATAGTGTTGAAATTACTCAGAATATTGAACGTTTTAATACTGATCTTTTGAAGACTGTTCTTTCTAAGGTTCAGGTTGAGCGATATACTCCACAAACCGCATGTTTCTGGTGTGCTCATCATTTTGATTGGGCAGCGTGTGTTCTTCCATTATCCTATGATGTTTACAACAGCATATACTCGTGTGAAGGAAACTTTTGTTCCCCAGAATGTGCACTTGCATACAATTATTCCGATAATAAGATTTCAGATTCTACTAAGTGGAATCGCCATGCTCTTTTAGGTCATCTGTATAACGATTTGTATACAAACCGAACATTATCTCCTGCCCCACCACGAAGTCTACTTCGACTTTTTGGTGGACCGTTAGATATTCAGCAGTATCGTGACTATATTACTAGTGATAATAATATCGTTCTTTCTGAGATTCATCCCATCCGTCTTCTGTTTCCATCGATGAACGTACAGGGACCACTGCGCGATATCAAAAAGTATGTATCACTTTCTAACGATGCAGTAGAAAAGGCATCAGAACAATTACGACTAAAAAGGTCGAAGCCTGTGAATGTGAATGTTCCTACTTTAGATATGTGTATTCGTCGCACTTAATGGCGGCGAGTATGCTTTTTACCCTTGCTCTTGTGCTTACGAGTACGACGGCGACCGCCTAGAGTTCCAGCCGCTCCGGTTGGAGGTGCTCCGGCTTTTACATTTGGGTTCTGGAGTGCGAATCCCCCACGACGACGAGTGCGGCGCTTACGACGACCGCCAGCTGGGGACTCATCATTTTCTACAGGGATGCTATAGTCGCCTGTTGTTGGATTTACCGTGGCCGGTTTAGGTGGTAGTGGCGGTGCAGTTGCACCCTGTGGACGTTTGAAATAATTGGCAATAGGATTGTTGGTGAGGAAGTCCATTTACTTTACCACTACGATTTTATCTAGGTTAGGTGCTTTGGCTCCGTCTTCATGAAACGCCTTGAACCTCTTTACAGGCGGAGTTGGAAATACCCATTCGGCTGGACGAACGCGCTTAATGATTTGCTTAATTTCATGAGGGATTTGGACAGACAGTATTTCACCCATTCTTGGTATCTACCAGTTTGTGCGAAATAATTCCGTTTTCATAATGCCATACTTAACCAATAATGCAACAGGCTAGTATCACGGACATGATGAGAAACCAGATGCTCTTGACGATGGGAATGTCGATGGGTATGGGAAAGAATTCACTTTATAGTTTTGTGGGAATAACTTTATTTGATAAGATTCTTTCATCATATTCTCAATGGTATCCTCGTCTACAAGAAATCTTTTGTCATAGAAAGAGACTCGAACCTTCAAGTCCTCCACCGCCAAACAAGACTATTCGTGCCACAATTGAGTGTGAGCGTATGATGAAGACGACAGGAAAACAGGGTCAGGCTGTAAGTACCAGTCAGAACCGTATGGATTCAGTCGTTCATTACGTCAGTACTATTCCAGCTGTTCGAAACCTTCTTTTCGTGAATCATCAAGATTACCTTCCGAACGAGTTTGAGCCAATCATGGTAGACCCAGATATCTACTTCCAACTAACTTCTCTAAAACACACCGAAGGTGAACTTGATAATGTAAAGTTTCGTATTTTTTGTTACGATCACGAGTCGCAGTATCTCCGCGACTTTGTAGATCGGTGTAATGCAGATTACGAGCGCACCCAGTCTAATAAACTAGGAACATCACTCTACTATTTTGATATGATGACGGCTGTAAAGAATAAGCGATCAAGTCAGAATCCTTTGCCGAATACTCACCTCATTTATACGAAACATAAGTTCCATACAACTCGTACTTTTGATAACGTGTTCTTTGAACAGCGCCAAAATGTTCGTAATCATATGCAGTTCTTTCTGACACGTAAGGAATGGTACGAAGATAAGGGTATTCCATACACTTTGGGATTCATGTTTCATGGCGGTCCAGGATGTGGAAAGACTTCATCAATTAAGGCAATTGCCAATACCGCTCATCGACATATTATTAATATTCATCTATCTCAAATCAAAACTAAGGCTCAGCTAACCCATTTATTTTATAATGATGATATCCATGTGCATAATGGTACTACGGTAGAGAAGTACACTATTCCAATTCATGAGCGTCTGTATGTCATTGAAGATATTGATGCGATGGGAGATGCTGTTTTGAGCCGCGAATTTAAGCTTCCAGCACCCAAAAAAGACAAGTCTCCTGAAGATGCATGGGCTGCGGCACATAAAGAAGAAGACGAACCTGAAGTAATTGACCTATCATTCCTACTGAATCTTCTGGACGGAACACTTGAAACTTCAGGTCGTATAATTGCCATTTCTTCCAATTATCCTGAGCGAATCGATAAGGCTTTGATTCGTCCAGGTCGAATAGATATGATAGTCCATTTCAAGAAGTGTAATCGCGAGATTCTTCGTGAAATGGCTACTAGTTTTTATGACCGTGAATTTGAAGATTGGACAACTCCAGAATTAGATTACCGCTGGTCTCCGGCCGAAGTTAACCAGATTATGTTCCGAAATTTCGGTAAACCAGAAGATGCTATTCGAGAACTTCAAACACTGGAACCTCGCGATTTATACGGTTTTGATACTGTTTCACTTGAGAGCCTTAGCTAAACGAACAATATTTTGAATATAAACCCAAACACTGTTCTTAGATGAAGAAGACATAGAAGAAATATACTGCCGAAGCTTCTGAAAAATATTCATATCTATGTCATCGGCATACTCTGCAAAATTGTAATCAAGAAAGAATGATTCATCCTTCTTCATGATCTTGTCCTCAAATTGAAGGACGTTATCACGAACATACTTAATAACTAGAGCAGGATTGGTCATCTTCATAAGCTTTAGGGTAGTGGCAAACATTGAGAAGTCTGCATCATCAGGATACATTCCACAAAGTTCGGAAGTAAATGCCATAAATTGGTCAAAAAACGCTGCAGTCAGAACTTGCTTGGATGCCATTATTTATTGTAGACTAAATCTATTAAAATCTCTTGATAACTTGTAATGGATGAAGCACGTATTACTTACGGCATAACTGCTGTAACTTTATTACTACTTTTTATTGTTATATTCTTCATCATACCAAAATATGTGCCAGCTGACCAACAAAATGACGCAACTCATTGGGCAATGGTTTCATATTCGGCATTGCTATTTTTAATTAATGCAATAAAAACTCAGCTTGATGTTATGAATATTTCAATGATGGTTTTGTTTGTATTAATTATTGCTGTACAAACATCAGGAATATACTGGTGGATTCCAACATACATTCCAGAAAATGCAAGAGATGAAACTATTCATTGGATGGTTATTGGAAGTTCAATGGTAATTCTATTAGTTGGTATTCTATTCACGCCTATTTGGAAACAAAGTGTTACTAGCACTCATCTCATTGGAGAGATTGCCTTAGGTGGCCGGCGACGACGATAATTACTTACGTTCGACGCTTCCAAACTCGCTCTTACGCTGATCCATCATTTGTTCCATACGTTTGGAAACATCGGAATTTGAAGATGTCTTAGACTTATCTATTGTATTCGTGGAAGAAGGTTCAGTATTTCCGACTGCCGCTGCAACTGCATTCCCAAGGAAGGTGTATAAGCTACTTCCTTCGGTATTTGCAAACTGACCTGGAGTATCCCATAAAGAATAAGATTCTCCAATCCGACCAGTACCCTCAAATCCCCATGGCGATAGTTCTCCAAGCTGATTTTGAGGATTTGAACCACCAGATTCTGGCTTTGTAGGCAATTCCTTACGTGAATTTGTAGGTTTAGATATATATCCATAAATATCCTTGCCAACAATAACCTCCTTCGTGTCTGGAACATAGAGGGTTGGGACGGCCTTGAGCCAAGCCGGACGCTGGGTCGGCTGAAGTGTTAATGCATCAATAAACTTATAAAGACCTGCCTTATTCAGGGCCTTAAGCGTCTCTATAATCTGCTTTGAATGGGGATCGCGATCACTGTAAAACAAATATGGTTGAGACATCTAGTTATGAGTTTTCAGGAAAAAAACGGAATGAAACATAACGAAATATGCAAGAGTCAAAGATGGCGAAGATTCAAAATATCAAGGTTGCGAATAAGGGGTATGAACTTACCTGCGAACTGGTGAATACCCCAGTTAGTTTTGTGAATGCTATTCGTCGTATTCTTATTACTGGCATCCCTACCGTTGTCATCCGCGACGTCCAAATTCTTCAGAACAGTTCCCAAATCCCACATGAGATGCTCAAGCATCGTACTGAAATGTTACCTGTCAATGTTCTTCCATCTGACTCGGCGACTATCAAGAATGCAAAAATTGAGCTACGTATTGTTGATAATAAGGAGGCTCGAAATGTGACTACAGATGACTTTACGGTCGAGGCTGGTCGTGAGGGACTTCTTATGAAAGACCGAGATTTTGATACTCCATGCCTATTTCTAAAGCTACGAGCACGTGAGAATGTTCATATTGTTGGACGACTTGATGTAGATTCCGAAAATGCTTCACAGGTATGCACTGCGTCAGTCAAGTGGCATGTTGACCCTGAGCGTGCCGACAAAGACCGAAAGGTTCATGTTGAGACTGGAGGTGATCCTCGTCTCTTTGATAACTTTCTCATTGAGCGCTCATATTCTCGTGACGAGAAAGACCGGCCATTCTGGTTTGATTTGTCCATTGAGAGTGTAGGTGTTCTGAAGTCTCGTGAACTACTTCAGATGGCAGCTCAGATTCTTCGTAAGCGCCTGGATAACTATATGGCTGAGGCTATGAAAAATATCAAGCGCGTAAATGAAACTGCTGGTGTACGGTACCAGATTTCAATCGAGCAGGGTGGTCATACTTTGGGTTATTTGCTCCAGGAAGTTATATATTCAGACAGCGATGTAGAGTTTGTATCCTATGATATTCCTCATCCCCTTAAGAATGTAATGAATCTTGATTTCGTTACAAAGAAGAGCCCAGAGTCGGTGCTTACAAAGGCTAAGAAAATTATCGAGGAATATTGTTTACTATTAGAATAACGATGGAAAAGGATCTAGTATTTGAGCCATCTGAATTTGAAATAATTGAATCTATCGAGTTCGAGGAAGAGCTACAGCGTCCTGAAGAACTACGATTTTTCACTCTTGAGGAACAACTTCTCGATTATTCAGATAAGGTTCTTCCAAAGAAGAAGCATGTCACACGAGCAGAATACAAGAAAATTGAAAATGAAGTTGACCGATTACAGATCCTTTATGAACAGAACATTGTAATTACAGATATTGATTATCGTGTAGATATGGAGCGTAAAAAGGTATCTGTTGACTGGGTCAAACCAATTTATGCTCCATTTGAATTTGAGAAGTATTCATTTGCAGAATTGTGGCAACCATTATTTGACAAAAGCCGACGCGATACACCCAATTATTATCCACAACTTATTACAGCATTACCAAATCCTTATCGCACAAAGGGACTTGATGGAGTTCCTATTAATTACAGGACAACTGCAGTAAATGAAGATGGGGATAACCCTATTAATGTTTTAGGTGCATTTACTCGAACAAAGGGAGTTCTACATGATGATAGCTCGTTCAATATTGTAAATATTCAAATTCCAAATACTGCAGAGGATATTCGTTCAATCGGATACTATATCGGAAAACGCGACCTTGAAATTCCAAATCCACTTGCCGAACACCCATTCTTAAAATCCAGCAACGCGTCAAAGTATATAACTGCTGAGAATTTAAATACTATTTTTCCGTCAATTGAAGCTATTGTCTCTCATGCCGTTCCAGTTACAACGGATCCATACGTGGAAGGGTTAAAGTATATGAAATTATACGATGTTCAGATTGGACAAGTTCCATGGAGTGTTTGGAAACAGAGGTTTCCTCCAGTAGATCGGATTGAATCTCATCCTCCTGTTTTATCTGTTATATTCCCTCAAAGTTCAGAGGTAGTTGCTCCCAGCGACGATATTCAGAAGTCTTATACACTAAATTGGCAGAAGGGCATATTTCCTCGTATGTGGTTGATGAATCAGGAAGATGGTGGGTCTCTTATTGTGAAGATGATTATGTCCAAAGCTGGAGATCACGGCCTTGTTCCTCCAGAAACTCCTGGCGAGAAACCGGTAGTTCAACTACCAGAATCTACCCCTGATGACTGCTTAAAGACTGAAACATTTGAAGAGTTTTTAGCCTCTGGAGTGTATCGAACTCCAGGAGTTTGTGTTCCCACAACGTATGTGTCGCAAGAAAAGCAGGAAGGTCTATCTAAAGGCAAGTCTGCATGGTACGAGACTACGGCTACAGATATTATGAAACAACATCAGTTTTTTCTACATGCGTTTCAGACTATGCCAGTAAAGAAGGTAGCTCCAGTTTATGAAACATACACTGCTCAAGATCGTTCAGAAATGCATGGGTATATTATAACAATTCTTTCAGATTCTGAATTAGAAAATGCAGATAAAGCTTATCAAATTAACTTACTTGTTCGAGAACTGAATGTCGTTAACAATAATTATGTGGATGCTCAAAATAGGTTTGTAGTATGTTTGCACACCCTTTCTCAGCTTGGTGGAGAGTTGGAACATGATAGGTTAGCGTTTTATACAAAGTGGACAGTAGTTGATGATGGGTTTCGTGTTTGTAAATTCTGCGGTGAACAGGTGAATGCTGATGTTTTTGTATCTCAGGATGAATTCGACGACGCAGGTAATCCTATTGTATCCCACGATGTTTTGACAGAATCATCTTACCATGGAGAATCGCATCCGGCATCATTTACGAATTCATTAGGTGAACTGAAACGTGTATTTGATATGAATAGTGCTGGCGAGATTCTTCTCTACACTTTACTTGCCATTTTCCAAACTCTTCCCACTGAAAGTCAGCTTCTTCCTATTTTAGGAAATCTTCGTGAAGTTGCAGCAGCTGCTAAACGTAGTGCTAAGCTCGGTGTATCAGATAAGCGACGAGTAGAAGGAATTTTGGGTATTGCCGCGATGGTTGTTCTCTTACAGACACACAGTCCTTTTCTAATTCCTCGTCGTTCTTTCGGTTCGAAGATTGTTAAATTATCTGGATTTCCTCGTGATTCTACAGATCCTAATGAGTCTCCTGTTATTGATAATGTTCTATATTCACTCAAACAAACATTTGATGAGTTTCCCAATTCATTCAAGGAACCGGTGGCTACAGTTCTGCGAGCCATAATCACTAGTAAGCGTAAGGTTCGTGATGAGACTGTAAGGTATATTACACAAGCGTATACGAAGTTCAAGACTGAATTTGCTGCAGCTAAGGAACGATTCGATAAGGCAGAAGTTGAAGTTCTCACAAATGATTTAATACTTCCGATTATCAAGCCGTCAAAGTACGATTTGGCTACAAATGAACGGTTTGGGTCTGAAAAGATGGCAGTATGTAATTCTTTGAAACCGTTCGGTATCTTAACTGGCAAGTTAATGCCAAGTATTGTGCAGGAAAAGCTTGAACTTTGGAAAGGAATGCTTCCTTCAAAGAATGCGATGTTTATTGAAGCAGAAAAGTTCAAGTATGCTTACATGTTTCCTGAACCCAAAGACATCGCAAAAATGGTTTCACTTGGATTCCCAAAAGTAAAATTAGATGCGATTGAGAACTTTATTAAGAACGAGAATGATGGTATCGCATTACTGTCTCTACTGAATCGCGTGTTAGATATAGTTTCAACATTAGAGTTTCCTGTACGATACGTTATTCCTTATCGCCAGTTTGCAACATCATTAGATACCCAAAAGTCTCCTTCATTAGTTCGCGATGCTGTACGCGGCATGCTTTATGAACTATTTCAGAGTATCAAGGGTGAAGATAAAATAATCGAGGGTTTGCGTTCAGCAATGAATCGTGATCTGAATATGCGAATGATTTTGATTAAGAAGGAAGATGCTGAAAAAGAAGTGAACATAACACGAACAAAGGAACGTGAAACATTTAAGATGCGCATGCGAGCTATGAATGATGAACAGCGTGATATTACGAAACGTCTACTGGATATTGGTATTGCCCCATTCATTATTACGAATGAAGATCGCGAGATATTTGCGCGTGAATACAACTACGAGGAGCCAGCTATACAACAAGGGAATACTGATCCAGAGTTTGATGAAGAAGTTCCTGAAGGTGGATTTACTCGTCGCGATGGTGAAGATGAAGATGGAATAGGAGATAAGGGTCTGCCTATTGAAACTGATTATGGAGATTACGGTGATAAAGCCGATCGTCCCCTTGACGACTATTCAAATACTGGAGGACAATTTGATTTTGACGAAGGCGATGGTATTTAAAGTAAGAAATGTTCAGGGCAAACGATACAGTTTTTGTTGATAAGATTGGTGGTGTCAGTGGACGAGTTGTTGATTACAATCCGACCACTAATGAAGTTCGTGTTCTTCACCGTATGCGCCATAATTACTGGCTTCAGATGAAGTATAATGCTGATTTTATTCGTAAGTCTGCATATCCTCTATCCTGGGATATGAATACTCCATTTGTGACTCCAAGTCCAACTTTTATTTCACGAGCACTTGCATTCATTGGCTTAGGTTAGATTAACGACTCTTGAACCAGTTCACATCTAAACTCGGCCAAGCAAAATCGATATATGCCTTCTCTAACTCGATGGCAGACTGGGGAGAATCTACTGTCGCGAACCCAAAATCTATTATACGAGGCATTCCATCGTCGGCAATAATAACATTCTGTCCATGAAGATCGTGATGCACAATATCGTTATCGTGTAATAAATCAATACCCTTCTTTAAGTGATCCAACTGTTCTTGTGTTCGTCCAGCGAACTCTACCTTTTTACCAATTTTCTTACCCTTTAAAAATCCTTCCCAAGACCGATTTTTGCGACCCAGCGAGTTCCAAACATCGTTTCCACGAAGAATGAGTTCTGAAAATTTTTTATTTGTATAACTTACTCCGTCCAGCTTATTCTCTTTTAACATTGGACCAGGCTCACAATATTGTGGATAAAAAAAGTATTTCTGGTCAGGATCAAGTTCAGCAAGTTTCTTCATGAGTTTCGGATGATCCTTTGACGCAATATCTGACATGTTTTCGCGTTTAGAGACGCGAGAAACGTATTTGGAAGTATCGCGTTTATCTTTACAAGGAATAGCTGGATCTACAACTATGGAAAACTTCCCTTCACCCAAAATCTTTCCGCCACGGCGTGTTTTCTTATCTCCGCGCTTCCGACGCGTCTTCCCCATTACTTCTATAAGAGTTTCATTTTCTCAACTGTATAATTTCTCTTTTTGTACAGACTCAGCCGTTCCTGAAATTGACGCCTGAACGATTCATCGACAATGTCTACAATTAGGGGATCTACCTTTCTTCCTTTCTTTTCCACTCTCAGAATTCGTCCAACAATTTGGTCGACATCCGGACGAGGAGTTGCGATAACAAGTGTATTGAGAGTTGCGACATCAAAGCCTTCCTTGCACATCTGGTAAGTGGCAATAAGGATCTTCTTGGAAGCACACCATTCAGCTCGAGTTTTCGCAGGAACATCGCGACCCAGAATACATGCCATACCTTTTTTGTGATCCGGAAGAAGATCAAATAAAGTTTTCGTGTGTCCTACTCTATCCGTAAGAACCAGAAGTTGTCGTCCTTCTTCATCAGCTAAATCTTCAATAAGTCCAGCAACCATGGTGTTTCGTGGTTCATATTCTACCACCTTATTGATCATTAGGGTAGTAAACATAACTCCAGAATTATTGTAAATAATGTCATTATACTTTTCGTCTCCCACAAATTCATATACTTCCACTTTCACTTTCTCATCTACTTTATCGGAAGTGTCAGATTTGTAAAGCATTGGACCCAGAAACCAGTTGATGACACACATTAATCTATCTTTCCGTTCTGGAGTAGCTGAAAGACCCAGCATATGTTTGCAAGTGAGTTTGGGAACGGCGCGAGAAAAGGCTTCAGACGCAATATGGTGACACTCGTCGACAATCACGAAGCCAAATCTTTCAAAAGTTCCTGAAGGGTACTCTTTTAAAGCCACGCTTTGAAGCATAGCTACCGTAATATCTTTATTTTGAATATCTACAACATCTGCTTGAAGCGTTCCAATTCGAGCTTTAGGAAGAAAAGCTTTAATTCGGTCAATCCATTGATCTCGGAGGAAAGTATTGTGAACTAAGACGATCGTTGGCATCTGAATTTTAGACGCGATATACAGTGCACACACGGTCTTACCTCCACCAGTTTGTAGAGAGATAATACCGTCTCGTGGTTCAGGAGTTAAATAAGAGTTTATGACTTCTACTTGATTTTCGCGGATCTTACCTTCAAATACCCAAAATGATGGGTCAGTTTTTGAAACTTCTCGCTCAGATCGGCTTGGTATCCCAAATTCAGCAATTCCGTAATGTTTTGGGACAAATATGTGATCCTTTGTTTCCACAAATACCGGATACTTCTGAACATACTGTGGTTTCACGAAGACGGAGGGAATATATGGTCGCACGGTAAGTGCAGTTTTAAGTTGAATAAGGTTGGGTACATTATTCTTATCAAGTTTGTACCCTTGTAGCGTAAGCATACTCTTATGTGTTTCTGAGTACTTTTATTCGTTTCCTAATATTGTTTTCATATGCGGACGCATATTTTGCGCCTCAATAGCGAACCGACTATCTCGAAATGTGCTTAAAATACGTAGACAGCTTCCAAGAGTGAAAAAATCTATTAGCATGTCGACATTCATACTATCTTTCGATACCGAGAGTTCATCTTTCGACGCATTATGGTTTCCTTTTGCTGATGTATTTTCAATTGAAAGTTTGCTGAAAATAATGGTATCAGGATGAAATCGCTTCCATATATCTAAACTTTCTTTATCATCTGAAACTGTAATCATTGGAATTCCATTGAATGCACCGTTCATTACAGCATTTACCGCAATTAGCTGAATACTTTGTTCCTTTTTAATTTTACTTTTTGTTCTATCGGTTCCGCGAATATGAAATCCTAAAGATCTATGTAGTGGATATTTTCTTTGTCTATCTAAAACTTCATTCTTTATACGAGGATCTATTAGCCGAAATACATGTATAAATTTTGAAATATCATTGAATAGCGCTCGTCCACCAATACTTGAATGAACTACGACATCTGCATCAAAAGATTCTCTTATAATTCCTAAACTTAAGTTTAGCTCTTTCTGTCGTGTCCATAATTCGTGGGAAAACGGTTTGTGAATATTATCCTTCCAGTAAGGAGGATAGTATGTTGCATCCGCAGGAATATCATGTAGAGATTTCAATACTGGCATATTCACAATATTAAAATATGTATAGAACGATTCATCACCGTGACTCCAAATAGAATCTGTCCAGTCTACGTATATTTGTAGATTATGGTGCAGAGCATAAATCACGCACATCTTTAAAGTTTGTAATCGGTCGCCAAATCCAAGCCAACCTTTTACTACTAAATACTTCATTTCTCTTTATTAAAGTAATACAAATGTATACCCCTGCCTTTGTCGAATATCTTGGTACATGCTTACTCATTGGAGCTGTAGCGTTCACTTCATCTCCTCTATTTATTGTTGCTGCACTCGCTACTGCTATCGGTTTAGGTGGTAAGATTTCAGGCGGACACTTCAATCCTGCAATTACTGCTTGGGCTCTTGCATCTGGAAAGATTGGTAAGGCGAAAGCACTATCTTACATTATTGCCCAAGTAGCTGCCGCTCTAACTATTTGGATAACAGGATCTATGATTAAAGTATAATGGGGCTATGGATGATTATTCTTATAGGATTTATGCTGGTGAGCTTGTTTGTTCTTTCTAGGCCTCGTATAATACCTGCAGCGTGGTATCAGGTAACTCCTAAAGTATTTGATCGGTTACCTACTATTCTGAGCGAAGGATCAGGATGGGGCGGCCGCGGTCTTCATCGTGGACAACGAGAAATTAAGATGCTTCCTCGTTGAAAATGGATTAGTTCGGACCAAATTGATATACAGTAACAGACATTCTAAAGTAAACAAGATGTCATACAATCGCATTGAGCCTGAAAATCTCGTTGTTGGCAAGACGTATTACATTGTCCCAACCGCGCGACTCATTACACACAACAAGAAGGATGTTAAGTTTATTCGCGAGCACCTGAAGACGCGCTTCCTGTTTCCTGAGGGAAAGCTGGAAACTATGCGCGATGTCCCTGAGGGCTCATCTTATGCTGAAACTGTTTCCAATAAGCCTGGGTATCACTTCATGAGTCCAAGCTATTTCCGATGGCTCCCTGCTTGCGCCTTTACTGGATTGAAGTCTCACGGCAAGCCGCTGCAGAAGTCGGTCAAGAACTTTGTTTACGGACCAGCCAAGGTTGAAGGTTACACTTTCTTCTCGACTGAGCTAACTCCTGATCCAGCTTCTAAGCTAGTTCAGGTAGTGGTGCCTGAGATTCCTGCACCTGCTATGTCTTGTCCGAACTGTGGGAAGTGTCTTGAAGTTGAAAACGGAATTTTGAAGATGAAGATTAGTGAGTAGTAATGGAACAATGGAACTAGATATGGAAGACACACTTTCTGAGAAAGATAAATATGCAAACTACAAGATGCTGATAGATGCTCTTTCGGAGAAGAATCCTACTCCCATATGGATCGCAAAACATGGCGATTTCATTATTCGAACTCGTGAGTTCTTTGTGAACTTTAATAATGTTCTCATCGTTTCAACAGATCCTGACACAATCGCCGAACTTCGCGAGAATTGTCGGCGTTGTGAGCTGCTCATTCAGAACTTGATTGACTCAATTAGAACCATCGGAACTTACGATTTGGTGGTGTATCGTCTGTTCTCACAAAATCTCGAGCCGCTCGTTCGCCAGTATGTTCCTGAGGATGAAATTACTTCGCTGATGGGAAAAATGAGTATGTAAATATAATGTACTGGCCTGAACGGTATTTCCGCGGCCTTACCGCTAAACAGAACAAACAACGAAAATCTACAGCAACACGACGCCGTTCTATGTCGTGGAAAAATCCAAAAGCATACAAACCATTTTTAACTGATAAAGGTGCGAAGACTCGCCGATCTAAATATATTAAAGAATGGAAACGAAAGTTTCCTAAAGCTCGCGGCATCCAGGGGTATTCCCAAGCTACCGGCGTCCCTCTTTCTCTCGTAAAGCAATCTTATAATCGCGGCATGGCAGCTTGGCGAACCGGTCATCGTCCAGGAGCTTCTCAACAGCAGTGGGGATATGCTCGCGCCGCCAGTTTTTTGACGTGTGGAAAGACACATTACACTGCCGATGCTGATTTAGCTCGGAAGGCAAAACAGACGGCTAAAGGAAAACGTTGGTTTAATAAGACTTGTAAAACTTCCCATGTGAAATATAACAAATGAACAGGGCCTTTGATTACAACGGTACGATAGTGGCTCCATCACACCCAGTTCGTAAACTCAAGACTGTTAAGAAGGTAGTATCAGTAGATTCAGCTGATCGTGATACTACAAAGTTTTACACGAATGGAGATTTTGTAGTCTATCTACCTCGTACATATGAGAATGTGGTGTCTATTCGTCTAATGAGTGCCGAGTTTCCACCTATTTATGCCAGCACGTCGGCTGGAGCATTAACTCATTCGTATGCAGCTGGTACAAATGCACTTGGATCAACATTCAGCAGTGACACAAAGGTAAGTGCTACTACTTACTATTTTTTCGTAGATATTGAAGGACTAAATTATTCCGACGAGACAGTTGTTGCCGCTAACCGCTCGACATATACCGACAGCTTCACAGCGAAGATTCCAGCCGTTCTAACCGGAACTGCTCCTGCCAACTTTATTGAGTACAATGATCATTCGGCGGCCGAAAGTATTACGCGTTTCACACCAGCTCTTGGAAAATTGGATCGCATGCGTATTCGTACGCGCACACACGCTCAGCAGGGCAATACTGGTTTCATGTATTGGACTACGGACGGAGAGGTAGCTGCTTCTAATAGGGGTATCAATTACACACTTCTGTTTGAGATTGAAATGCTCGATAATACATTTGATGATTTTTCCTCCTTTGAGACTCGTATTTCCGAGCGCGCTTAAACATTAAGCCATACGCTTACCTAAATTTACAAAGGTATCTAGTGTAAAAAGGAAAAACACCCCAGTAAAAATGTAGAGCATCATATCCTGCGACGATGGCGTTTCGTAACCTGTACGGTTCTGCTCGATCATTCGCATAATACGATCAAGCTTGATATCGTGAGCAGCGGTCTGGAAACTTTGGGGGGCATAAGCAAAATTCACACCTGGATCATAATCTACAAAAGGTTTTGTGTATCCGGCTTTCGTTGACGTAAAATGCTCGGTGCGTTCCACTCGAGCTGGACCGTAATTTGACTCCGCCTCATCATCATTCTGGACAATAGGTAGACTTCCTGAGAGGTCATCTATTGTCTTTTTATGGGTCTGGAGGGCTGCGGCCGTTCGATGAATAGGAGTAGGGAATATACGTCCTTCCTTCTCAGGATCTCGTGGCTCCTCCTTCGTATAATGCGTGGATGCCATGTTATGATGTTTCTTTGGGAATGAGGATCCCCAAACTTCTTTAAGGCTTGCCATCTTTTCCACTTATCTTTAAGTCAAAAGAAAAGATATAGAAATAACAAATGAAGCTTTCTACACCTGAATTAGTTGTAGTAGGACTCCTGATTGTGTATGTCGCTTTTTTTACCCACCCTCCTCCTTCGCATATTAAAGATTTCCTAGGATCTCCAGTAGGTCATGCGCTCTTCCTAATTGCAATTCTCTACGTTACTGTATACCAGAGTCTTGTAGTTGGTGTTTTTATGGGTATTGCTTACATCATGACGGCGAAGTCTGTAACCGAGTACCTCGATCCCACCGAGCAGAAGCCTGATGCCAAGAAGCCTGCTCAGCCAAAGACTGCTGGAGTTCCTGAACCTGTAGTTGCCGATCTAATTAAGGATATCATGAAGAAGGGAGATAAGCCAGCTCATCACGCCAAGGCTGGTAAGTCCGTGACAGCTCCTCCACCAGCCACTCAGGATCCTAAGCCGGCGGCGGCTTCTAGCGGTGTTGAAAAGTTTGCCTCATACTAAGTAATGGATCACATTAATACAGTAGCTTCGTCGCCATTTACGATTGGCGTAATGATTTTACTCACAAATGTAGCCAGTCGGTACATTGTTCACGAGTTCAGCACAAACGATGAAGAGTATAGTCAAAACATCCTTCTTCGTCGGTTAGCAGTATTTGCAGTATGTTTCGTTGGAACTCGCGATTTAGTCGTATCTGTTCTACTTACAGCCGGATTCGTCATTTTGGCCGGCGGTCTATTCCGTGGCTCGTCAGTGTATGCTCGCGAGGGAATGCATAATAGTCCTGAACGCAACTTACGTTCCAAGGCTGGATTGCGCCAGTGTGATCAGCCAGCGTATGATACTAAGGAACCTTCGATGTTTTAACCTGTTGTTAGAATAAATGGTAGGTCAGAATCCAAATCCAAATTCTGACGAAAAAAAGGTGTATGGTTTTCCTAAGAACTGCATTAGCGGAGTTCCAATGTCAGATCAAACTACGGTAGATGGAACTTTGATTAGGGAACCAGATGGATTTGCCCTGTTTCGTTATGATGACGACGGAACCGTAAAGCAAATTAAGCCAATATGTTTAGATATTTTTGATCATCGGTTTAGGAATACAGGAGGTAAGAGCCGATCAAAATCTAAACGCAGGCGAATGCGTAAATCTCGCACTCTAAAACGAAAGTAAGCTAACTGCTCCAATCATTATCGGTGTGGTCATACGATTTACCTTCAACATACTTCCAACGATTGGTTTCCCACCATTCTTTAAATAATTTTTCTTCATAACCTTCCTGCAATCGTTCTTCGTAACTTTTCTTATTAATCGGTGGAATATGTTCAGGACAGCGTTTACGAGGACTCCAGCACCATGAAGTATTACTCTGCCTTGATCCCATTTATAGCTTAATACTTACTGAGTTCTTTCCTGTAGATCCTCCCTTCTTTGGGGTAGTTGAAATCTTTCTTGTTTCCTGTGGAGGTGGTAGAATGTCAGCATTGACCGACTTGAGCAAGTCGTCAATATTGACCTGTGGCATCTTCATTTCACGAGCTGGTGCTGGAGGTGGAGCCTGGGCCGGAGCCTGTGGTTTAGGTAACCTGATCGCTGACTTGATGGATGTGGGCGGTGGTGGGCGGACATTTGTCTGCTGTGGAGGAGGTGGGGGCATCATAGAACTCATAAAGTTTGATAGACCGGCAAGTGGGTTAGATGGAGGTGGAGGTGCTACAGCTGGAGCTACCTGACCAGCGCCACGAACAGACTGTGACTGCTGCTGCATCGCCGCAGTAGCCAGCTGACGAGCAATGTCAGGGTTTGTTTTTAGGATTTGATCGATGTTGGGAATGGGAGACTTCTGAGCCATCTGGTTCGTGAGGTGAACCATGTACACCATCATGCAAGTACGAATTGGAATACGGACAAGTGGGTGCATCTTGAGCTTGTCGCCATACAGATCATACAGCTCCTCAAAATCCTCCTCCATATCCGCCACATTCATCTGTGCAGACTCAGAAAGACCAGAAAGATTCAGTCCAAAAGCCTGCATAATTTGAACATTCTTGGAACTCCACTCGAGTGCAGACATTCCAGTAATATACCAATCACAAAACTGCTTAATCGTCTGATCCATCGCCTTCTCACGACGAATAAACTCTAACTCCATCTTCATCTCTTCAATGGGTGAATCTAGAGTAAAGCGCTTGCGCATAGGAACACCGAGCTTGGATAGACGCTCAAACTTACGTAGAATCTCGTACTTCTCCTTAAGGATATGCTCATCGTTCATACGTACAGTTTTGGCCGGCGCTGGCTGGAAGTAGGACTCGGCATTGAAATTATTTAAACCTTCGCTAGTCTGAACTGGACCAGTCTCGCTGAGCTTGGGCATGAGCTTAGGTTCCTCCTTAAGATCTCCAAATGTAGGTAGATCAATTGAACCCAAATCTGCCATATTTAAGTCCGGTGCCTCTGAGATTTTTGGATTTGTCAGAAAATCAGCTCCGAAGATATCTCCCATTTGTGACATCTTACGATACAGTTATGAAAACTACAACGCACGAGTATGTTCCATTACCCACAGACCTTGAAGGAATGTATCGGCTAAATCGTCTTTCTTAGGATGTTTCAACATGTGTGTTTTCCAAGGATCTGGAACTAATTGAGTCGCATGAACAATTCCAGTGCTCTTTCGACCCTTATAAGTTTTTGTATGGTCTTGAAGGGTCATAATATTTGTGAGTTTATGAACTGCAGAAACTCCGGAGCATTTGAATCCTTGACACACGAACCACATATGAATCATAGCCTGGACACAAAGCATACGTTTATCCGGTTGCTGTTCACAAGCTATCAAATCGGCTCCTTCCCACAATGCACGTCTAGATTCTAGCGATGCAGCAATAGGAATACTCAAATCCACAACCGAACACTGCTTGGATGATTTAATACACCGTTTCCAAATATTCAGATTATAATGGGCATAAAGGATATCGACATATCCTTTCTTTGTAGTTGAATGTATTCCAAACGGTTCACCTTCCTTTTTCAATTCTTCAATGGTTTTCTTATTTAATGAAACTTTCGTTGGAGGTTTAGCACTTTTAGTTTTATGGAGAGTACATGCATATACCTTTTTACCACTCAACCAGTTTGCTGGTTTTTGGCATTTGAAACATTTTGGCGCATCGTGTCCTGCCCCTTCTGCCATGACATCAATCAGATCCCAGTGTACAATTTTGACATTGGATCTATTTGTTCCTTCCATTACGCAAAAAGCTAAATTGCGCAAGCCTATATCAAAAGATACAAGCCTCATTATTATTCATCAGCAGCCACTATATAAATCGCTACTAAAAATGTCATTGCCGCATCAGAAGCAGGATCATGTGCGCGTCCTAGGGGCAGAATATCTCGTAAACGCCGAGTTTTAGTTCCTGCATCATCCATCTTTCGAGAAATACAATCGTATGTTCCTTCTAGCTTTGCCGTTCCACACATTTTGTGACTTTCGGCGTTCCACTTAGCAATATCAAATATCCCAGCAGGTTCGAGGTATTCGTAATCATTTGATACACACATGTTTTTCAGCGCATCCAAATCATAAGTTCCTTTGACGACAACGAGAGATTTTGAGTACTCTTTCAAGAAAGTTTTGATCCACGAATTAGGTTTGTGATTGTTTTTAATATGCTTGTCCTGGAGGTAAACTTTCAAGCTTTCTTTAATTAAATCCTGTGAAACTTCAGATGAAGATTGAAATGCCGATTGATACTTATCCATCTCAGATGCAGTCTTTGCCGAAACGGAAGAAAACTCAGATGAAACAAATGACACCTCTTTTCCTTTTGGAGGACTAAATGTTACAAAAAAGTACCCTGAATATTCCCATTTACCCTTTTCATCTTTCTTGATGAAGAATCCTGCTAATTCTCTAGGTGTAAAAAATTCAGTAGTTTTGGGGATCGCACTAAATCCAGAAGCATCAGAAACTCTCCAGAACTCGCAATCAAATGCAAGTATTTGGTCATACCCTTCACCCAATTTATCTATGTGCTGATTGTACAGCTTCATTATACTTACGCAGTGGCTTTTAGTAGCTGAAGTAGAACAGACTTGGCATCGCGCTTACCAAATGGGATTCCACGAGACGTTAGAAGTTCACGGAGTTCGGCGGACGTCTTCTTATCTAGGTCATCCGTCTTAACGGTGGTAGGGGCAGTGGCAGGAGGACCATTAACCTTCTCTACAGATAGACGATCATCCTCAGCAACTTCCTTAATGGAAACTAGTAGTGGCATATCATCCTGCTCCTGTTCGGTCTCTGCCTCAGCTTCAGCTTCAGGTTCAGCTTCAGGTTCAGGTTCAGCTTCAGGCTGAGGTTCTGGCCGACGAACAAGATGAGTTGAAATTACGCCAGCAAGTGACTGGAGGTGCTGGAGCATACGTGTCTGCTGCCAGTATAGGTAACCTACCATGCCAGATAAAACAAAAACCATAGATGCAAGAATTACGACGGCGACATATGTTAGCTGCATTTTCCTTTTATGCCGAATAAAGCTTCTCTCTTTAAACGTAATATGCCGAATCAGACATCCGCTTCCGACTACACGAACTTCACAAAGTTGAACACGAACTTAGCGAGTTCTAGGTTTTCTACTAAGCCAAACTTACAGTTAGCCAATCGTCCTGCCGAGTCTCTAATTGGCCCAATAAATTTGGGAACATTCTTACAGACTCAGGCCGACAAGACTAAACATTATGTTGCAACTGCAACTCTACTAAAATGGCACCGATAAATTATGTGTTTAAAACAATGCCAACTCCAGACGCTTCGCAGTTTACGCAGCTTAGAAAGTATGCTGCTATTGATTCACGACCAGAGACTGGTGTGAAAGTATTTACTCACTTATATCAGCCTGTTCCATCAGTTCGTCAACCTGTAGATTTCTTGCCTTCCTTTACAGGTAAGAATGTTTCCCCTAAAACTTTTGTAGGAATTAATTACTCTGTAGGTCGTGGCTCACCTTTAACTAAGGTATTTGTTCCTTCTGGCGCTGTAACTTCCAAATATATTCGGTAATCTAAAACTCCTCATCAAGACGAATTACCATATCTTCTGCCTTCATTCCTACACCTGGCTTTGAGTACTCTGAAACCTTCTTCTCAAAGAAGTTTGTCTTACCTTCCATCGAAATCAACTCCATGAAATCAAACGGATTCGTGGATTTGTAAATTTTCGGAATACCAAACTGCAAAGCTAAGCGATCAGCTACAAACTCAATATACTGAGACATATCGCGAGCATTCATTCCAATCAGTGAACAAGGAAGTGCTTGCGTAATAAACTCCTTCTCGATATCTACTGCCTCACGAATAATTGCCTCAAGATCATCTTTTGAGAGCTTGTTTTGAAGCTTTTGGTAGAGTGTTACTGCAAACTCAGTGTGTAATCCTTCATCTCGTGAAATAAGCTCATTTGAGAAAGTCAGACCAGGAAGAAGTCCGCGCTTCTTGATCCAGTAGATCGCACAGAAAGAACCGCTGAAGAAGATTCCCTCAACGCACGCGAATGCTACAAGACGAGTAGCATACGAATCGGTAGACTCAATCCACTTACGTGCCCATGCAGCCTTCCGTGCAATGCATGGAATACTATCAATTGCTCGGAAATACTTTTTCTGTTCATCACGATCCTTAACATACTGATCAATCAGTAGTGAATAAGTTTCAGAATGAATTCCTTCAGACGCATTCTGGAATCCATAGAATAGACGAGCTACAGGAGACTGAATATCTTTTTGGAATCGCGTAGCTAGATTCTCTTGAACAATTCCATCGGATCCAGCAAAGAATGCCAATACCTGCTTAATAAAATACTGCTCCGACTCTCCGAGCTTCTCCCAATCTTCCTTATCTTTACTGAAATCAATCTCCTCGGCGGTCCAAAATGATGCTACCGCCTTTTTGTAAAGTTTGTACAGATCTTCTTCGGAAGGCGAAATAGGGAACAAAGTGTAACGCTCGCCCAAAGTCTTAGCGGAGGGGTCGAACAGAGGCTCCATACTACTATGGGGTGAAAAGTAGTTAAACTGTTTGTCCATCTTACTAATAATATGGCTAGTCCTGGAAATGATCCATTTTCTGGGAGCAATACTCGTAACCTCCTTCAACATGTTTTTAGTCCAAAAATTGTTCAAGGTGTTACAGGACCAAGCATTGGGGGTTACGATGTTCGGCTTGATTTGATCAATGTAGATAACATATACACCACTGGAATAATTTATGGTCCAAGCGGTCCTATTTCTGGAGGAGGAGCTGCTGGACCTACAGGTGTTACAGGTCGTACAGGACCTACAGGAGCTACAGGACTAGGACTTACAGGAGCTACTGGAGTTACAGGAGCTACTGGAGTTACAGGACCTACAGGAGCTACAGGACCAGGACTTACAGGAGCTACTGGAGTTACAGGTGCTACAGGTCGTACAGGACCTACAGGAGCCACAGGAGCCACAGGATCAGGTCCTACAGGACCTACAGGATCTAGTGGTGTAACTGGACCTACAGGACCTGGAGGCATAGTGAGTATATATACAACTCCAGGTGTAACGCACATATATACGGTTCCAGGAAGTATGGGTACATTCACACGAGTCGATGTTATTATGTATGGCGGCGGAGGAGGTGGAGGGGCATCTTTCCGCGATGATGATAACTATGGTGGTGGTGGAGGAGGTGGTAGTGGAGGTATGTATGTAAATAGCGCAGTTGGTCCTAATACCGCACCAATACCACCATTGTATATGGCGGCTGGATCAACAATCGCTGTAACGGTTGGAGCAGGTGGTACTGGATCTGCAGCAGGTGGTCCTGATGCAGCCGCTGGAGGTAGTACATCTATAACTCCTCAAAATGGACAACCAATAACTGTACTTGGTGGTCCAGCTGGAGGTGATGGTTATAATCCTGGTGATGCAGGCACAGGTGGAGATGGTGGCGGTGGTGAAGCGAGTATGTTTGGAGGCGGCGGCGGCGCAGGATCGGATAATATTGGAACAGGCGGATCAGGAGTTTTTCAGAATGGTCAGCCTGGTAATCTATATACTAATAGTGGTGGAAATGGAGCGGGATTTCCAGCTAGTATTGGAGGAGATGCAAATGGGTCTTTTTGGGGAGGTGGTGGTGGTGGAGGTCCAGGAGGTGGTAAGGGCGGTGGAGCAACTACAACACCAAGCTATAATGGCCAAAATGGAACGGGGTATGGATCTGGTGGTGGGGGTGGAGGTATACAAAATGGTTCTGGTACTGGCACTCCTCCTGCCACTGTTTTTGCCGGTGGAAACGGCGCAAATGGCGCTGTGATTTTTACAGCGTATCTATGAATATAATCGCTTTGAACAACTGTAGCTATTTATTGAACTAACTTACCCACAATTTTATGAATTGAAAGAGACGATACACCGGAAGCTTCAGATACAGATTTCATCTGAGATTTAGTTTTCAGACCCATAACATGAGCAACCACTCCGGCCACAATGGTCTTGGGTGTATGCTCAAAATCGTCTTCCGACTTGGTGGAAATTTCCAGAAGAAGGTCCATGATTTTCTGACGCTGGTCATCATTCAAGTTAAGGGAAGCACATAGGCGCTCAGCAATCCCATTTTGGGTTTGTAGAACTGTGTTTTCGGTATTTGAGAAATGGGTGATTGCTTTGCACAAAGCACGAATATTTACTTGAAACAGTTTAGCGATTTCTTCATGCGATCGCGGAACATCGTGATTTCGGCAAGCTACAAATACTGCTCCGCCCATCATTGATCGACGCGTTTCTCCACGAACCTTTTGGGCATCTTCGAGTTCCTTGTACAGTGCACATGCATCTTGAACGATAGCTTTGGGAAGACTGGCGTGCGAACATGAAAATTGAATTGCGTCAAATATACCCATCCATGATCGCTGGGAATTTGAAGAAAGTGACCAGCAACTTAGGCGCTGGACAGATTTCAGATTTGGATGCATGCCGCGAAATGACATGGCAGATCCGTAAGATGCATCTGGAAGAAGATCAGACGTTGTAAATCCAGTTCGGCACTGATCTTCTCCTTTATTTTCGTAGTTTCGCCACTCGGCGCTTTCGTCGATAACGCGATTCATGATAACTCCACATAGTTCACATACTTGCTCACCTTCGTCAACAACAATTGAATGCTTGCACTCCATTGGTGTATTCAGTCTGTAGAATTCTTATTTTCCGTTTTATGCGAACCAAATACCATTTTCATAATTGACCAATTTTCAGGAAATAGTCGGACAAATCCTGATTTTAAGAACTTCTCATAAATATGCTTGATTTTAGTAGACAAATCCCCCAGAAACAGGAACATAGAGAATGCGAAGAACAGTCCTGAAATGTATACATCTATCTCCCTATCTAAACCAGTTTGAATTGTAAACAATGGTGGGTACTCTTTAATTATTTTGGTTGTCCAAAATGCAATTGAGCCTACTAATGTTAATTCTGTCACAACGTCGGCAGTTTGGTACAGGATACCCTGCTCCTTCCACTCTTTACCAAAATCATCAAATAGATGGAAAAGAAGGTAAGAAATAAGGGCTCCAAACACGGTATAAAATACAGCTAAAATAGCAATATTCAAAGTTCCACCAAGAACTTCTTTCAACTCCATTAAGCTTTAATCAGTAAATTTTAGAATCAATACTCCACTTCCTATCATAGCAATTGCAATATAATCGTGTAAGTGTAAACTTTCCTTAAAGTACAGAACTCCGATAGTTGTTGTCGCCATAACTGATAAGCCTGACCACAATGCATTTGTAAATGCTAATCCGGTTAATTTGAATGTCTGGACAAGCATCAATCCAACACCAATGTAGAATAAAACTCCAAACAAAAAGAAGCGCCAATCTTTCAGTGAAGATTTAAAACAACTCATTGCACATGTTTCCAGTGCAACAATAAGTAAAATGTATAATATGATAATCATATACGTTGAGATCATTTATTTAATCCTTGCATAAAAGTATCATCGTAAACTTGAGGTCGATAATTTGTAGTTAAGATGGGTTTACCCAAATCGCGAGACTTGACAGGTTTGATCCATGATATCATCAAATACTTACTTTCTACGACCCAAATCCAATATCCTGCTTTTGAGAATTCGGTAACTAAGAATTCAAGGGCTTCTTTCAGTGAAAATAGTGGGTATCCAAACACGTATGTGGGAACATCGTATACAATGTAAGGAGCATTTGAATTATGAATTGCCTGTTGCCTGATCTTTGCCTGGATCTGTGAAATAATGGGGACCATAGCTGCCATTCGGTTCTGTTTTCGCTGTTCTTGTTCATCCCATACGTCACGAGCACGCAACATCTCTACTTATACTATGATAAGAATGTCTCTGCCATTCCGCGCACTGGGACTTGGTGGTGGTGGTGTTAAAGGTATCTTACATATGGGCGCACTTTACGAACTTTCTAAAAAACAGGAACTTGTATTCCCAGATGGAGTATATGGTGTTTCGGTTGGTGCAGTTATAGGAACTTATTTGGCATTTGGATTGCCTTTTGATCACCAAGGAATATTGAAACTCAAGCAGCAATTTAAATTAACTAATTTTGTAGGAAATGTAGATTTTAATTGTATTAGTCATTCCTTTTCGTTGAAAGGAATGCTTACTATGGACTTATTTGAAGCCATGATTGTCGATTTGTTTAAATCTCGTGGAATAGATATTCGAACAAAAACTTTAGGTGACGCAAATATGCCGTTGTTTATCATATCTTCAAACCTAACTAAGGGTAAACCTACAATTTTTTCAGGAAACGTTCCGGTTTTGGATGCACTAAAATGTTCGTGTGCGATTCCAGGTATATTTGTTCCTCAAATCTTGTATGGGCAAGTCTACATTGATGGAGATATGTTTTGTCCGTCTGTTGATAAATTTATGCCGTTTGATAACATGTTGTGCATTTCATTAAAAAAAAGAATGACAGATATAAAAATTACAGAACAAACTATCGAGAATATGTCTCCTTTGAGCTATATTCACGACATATATACTATGATAACTCAAAATTTTCACAATCAAGTAAAATCAGATAAGACGTTATGTTTGAACTTTCCAGGACTTTCTAGTATGTCAGATATTGATGAGTTTAATGTGGATGATATTTTGACTAAAGCTGGATCAGATCTAAACAGTTTTCTCGGCGCCAAGGGTCTTCTTCAGGAACTCGCGAAATGATTCAGTTGTAGGCTTATCCTTCATTTCAAAGACCTTATCATTTGTCTCTAACTTGAACGTAGGATATCCCTTGATTTGGTATAGTGCAGTCTTTCCCTTATCTGAATCGGCATTGATATCTTCAAAAACTACTGTCTTACCTCCGTAGGTGTATTGAGTATTCTTGTGCTGTTCCTTGAATGATGACCAGGGAGCCTGAGCTTTCTTTGACCAAGGACACCATGTAGTGTAGAAAAACATGAACTTGGCGGTATTATCGTCTACACTACCTGATACTGGTGGCTTGGAAATAAGAAGACGTGACCCTGGCCAAGTTTGTGTGACTAAATAGTAACCTAAAATTGATATAGTAACCAATAAGAGTGCAATTCCAGCATATATAAGTGTATCAGTCAGTACCGACATCTTTACGAAACGACGGATATAAAACTTTCGCATCGTGACGCTCCTTCTCAAAGAAGAGACGGTATGCTTCCTGAGAAGTCATATCAGGATTCTTAGCTAACATCCAAGCTATTTCGTAGGTTTGGCGTTCTGGTTCGTATGGTTTGGGAGTGATTGCGTACCACTTGCCTTTGTACCGAATATCCATCTTGCATAACATAGTGCTGGAAGGCAGTAAGTCCGTTTCAAATTAATAAGTTCCACATTTGAGTCTCCCTTTCGACACCATTCATCCAAAGTGTAAACATTGCTCATAGACATATTACACCGCGAACAAATAGGATACAAATTTGAAATATCTGTTTTACCACCTTTTGATTCAGGAATATCGTGACCACATTGAAAATCAAATACCGTAATAGTATTCTGACACCATGGAATAAAACACTTGGAATCATACTTTTTTCCGAACTTAGAAATCCAGACTTGTTCTCGTAAAGCTTTGGGAATCCTGGCTTTGCGATACATTAAGCTTATAGTGATCTTAGACGAAAATGGATTGAATAACTTCACAAAGACGTATTTCAATGACCAAGATGTTTAAGAATATTTACAACGCACTCTCTGATGCCGTTGAGAAGATAACGGCGAATCACTTCCCAGTTCAGGAGGAGTATGTCAGGAACGATAATGGCTGGCATGTTGTCAACTTCAAGAATGAGCAGGGACACACTCTTCAAGTTGAAGTTCAAATTAATGACGATAATGAGTCAATCGTAATGTGTGTTTTGGACCAGCAGGGGTTCACTAATGATCAGGCAACTACAATTATGAATACGTTTGAGAATCAGTTTTAATAAGTTAAAAATAAAAATAAAATGAAGACATTTATCTTACATTATTCACCACTAACTATTCGAAAACAACATATACTTTCTGAAATACAAAAGCATAAATTAAATGCATTTTTTATTGAAGTAGAAGAAGGTCCTGGCATATATCATGGATTACAGCAAGCGTCAGTATCGTTATTTTATAAACATGTTGAAGCTTGGAGACAAATTGTAGATGGATCGGATGATTTTTCGCTCGTGTTAGAAGATGATGCGGTACTTGATGATGAATTTATCCCCAAATTAGATAATTATATCGCACAGTTACCTACTAATTTTGACATGATGTTTATTGGAAATGGGTGTAATTTTCACTTAGATATTCCACCTGGAACAATTGGTTTAAAACAAGAGACTAGATGCACAGACTCTTACGTAATTTCAAAAACATGTGCTGCAAAACTGCTAAAACATGCTTGTGCTATAATTGATCTTCCAATTGACCACTGGCTTAATGAACGTGCTCGTGGATTGAATTTAATGATTTACTGGTGCGAACCTACAATTGTAAGTCAGGGTTCAGAAAATGGGTTATTTAAAAGTTGTATAATTCGATAGTTTAAGGGAAGCCGACTAGGTGGGCGCCGATACCGAATCCGGCACCAGTGCGCGCTGAGGCGCCTACAGAGGGCGCGTAGATATCCAGGATGGCAAACGTGGCTAGCGCAACGAGGGCAATCATGCCGATCTCGGAGAGCTTGAGTCCCTTGCCTGGTAGGAGGTAAGCCGCAACAGCTACGGCTAGACCCTCTAGGGCATACTTAATGGCGCGCGAAACTAGATCGCCAACATCAACTCCTGGGGCAGCGGCTGGCTTCTGTTCAGGCATTTTTATAGTGTTGTTTAGAGAAAAAACCCATAAGAACCTTAAAACGAAATGACCGTTTGTTTAGTGACTATAGCCGTTGGCAAAAAATATATCAGCGAATATAATTATATTTTTCGTCCTAGTCAGGAATCTTATGCTCGTAAACATGGATACGATTTTCGAGTGATAACTGATTACTTAGGACCTGTTCGCGATCTATCAACGGTTTCACTGAACAAGATTTTAGTATCTTCTCAAGACTGGTCATTAAGGTACAATTTTGTAATTTTTGTTGATGCAGATATCTTAATAAATCCAGAGGCCGGACCTATTCATTCATGTATAGATTTCGGAGACAAAATTGGAATTGTAGATGAATTTTCTCAACCGTCATTCGAAAAACGTGTTGAATTCGCTAAACGAATGAAGTGGGATTCGAACCCTTCAGTTTATTACAGTAATTCAGGATTCGTTATTCAGACTGATAAGATGTTGAATACTGGCGTATTGGTTATGCAGCCTAAAAAACACGGAGAGTTCTTGAAGGGTATTTATGACAAATATGTTCGGAAATCGATTAATCATCCAAAATTATTTAATTATGAACAGTCGGCAATAGGATATGAGCTTCAAGTAAATAATATGTTTACAGTTCTTCCTAATACTTGGAATGCTGTAGTTGTCCTTTATCAATATGAGCCGGACTTCACATTAGAAAGTTTTTCCACTACGGTTAATTTTTTACACTTTGCCGGATTAGCTGCAAATAATGGAGAGAAAAAGACTTATAACATTAGTCCGTTATATAAATAATGAAAACCATCAAGGTTGTAATTACTACAGACGAGGACGTTATTGAAAAATACTCAATTCGCAACCCTGCACAAATTGAGTTTTACGTTGTGATATATTTGAACGATCCAGATGGATGGTCTCGGAAAGGATACTTTTTTATGCCAGTTGCCAGTCACGGAGATGTTTCAATTCGGCTTTCATCTCCTGAAACAATTGAAAAGAAATGTGGTTTACCAAAAGGACTGTCTTGTGCAGAGCTGGGAGGTAAACATATGTACCTGAACGCCGACCGATGGTTTCACGGTGCCTCAAAAAGCAAGCTATCTCTCGATAACTACCGTCAGTACATGGTATCCCACGAGATCGGACATATTTTGGGATTTGATCATTCTGAGTGTCCATGTATTGGATGCCCTGCCCCCATCATGATGCAGCAAACTTTAGGGATTGGACAGTGTAAACCAAGCACTAAAGTTCGTTAGAGTAACGTCTCGGTAAAACTCCGACTTTCACATACCTTTCAATTAATAAACAAATGCCTCGCGAGACACTGCCAATCAAGGAAGATGATGGATCACTAATCGATTACCTAGAAGAGGATCCTGAGATCCCTACCCAGCGTTACGGAATCGTGTCTTTTATTTCGCCTGAGAAGGTGATTAAGCAGAAGACCGAGTTCATGAACGAGAAGTTCGTGGAGTGGCTAGACTATGACTGGAAGGTTAAGGGAATGGAGACGTACATCGCTTTTCTTTCCAAGAAGTATTCCCTAAAGATCGATGATCTCTTTAAGGACCTGGAGGAGTTCCGCAAGATCCATAATGAGGAGATTCGTAAGACCGATATTCATGAGCAGTACCAGATTTTCCTCCTGAAGTGCGAGAAGGATCTTGAGGCTGAGTTTACGGAGAAGGTACAGTTCCGCACGAATGTTCGTGGCGTAAAGATTCGTCGTGTATTTGCCAATCTCGAGGAGACTCAGACGTATGCTCGTGTTCTACAGCGCCGCTACCCCAATGACAACCTTTATATCGGTAAGGTTGGTGCATGGCTACCGTGGGACCCTTCTGAGCACATGATGCCTGAAGTTGAGTATGCCGAGAAGGAACTCAATGAGCTCATGCGCAAGTACAAGGAGAACGAGGTCAATCGTGAGATTTTCTTCGAGGAGGAGAAGGCCGAGAAGATCCGTAAGCAGAAGGAGGATAATCTCGCGCGCTCAAAGAAGGCTCTTGAGGACGAGAAGGCGGATAAGGGTCTTGCGGATACCCAGGATTTGAAGAACGCGCTCGAGGCTCCTCCAGTCCATCCAGCCGAAGGAGGAATTCGCGACCTATAAATAAGAATGCCCGTCGGTACTAGAAATACTTCGCCTGCACAGATGGCTGCTAATTTTGCGGCTTATCAAGAGATGGTAAAAAAGAAGCTAGAGAAAAAATTAGAGGCGCTTCGGGCTAAGGCAGCTAGTTCGGCTGAAGTTGATGAACTAAGTAGTCTGTTATCACGAGTTAGCATGTCTAGTAGTGTTGATGACCTTGAGGATTTATTGAAAGGATTATCGGTAGATGGCGGTCGTCGTCGCACTCGCAAGAGCAAGAGCAAGAAGCGCGGCGGTGCTGATCCCTGCCACGATTTGGAAGAACAGATTAAAGAGCTGGAAGAGGGTATCGCGCGCCGCGATCGCCAGCTAGGTCGCCGTGGTGGCACTCGTAAGAACAAGAAGCACTCTCGCAAGACTCGGCGCGGAGGTGTTGAACAAACACCTGAAGAATTAGCAGTAAAAAAGTTACGTGCCGAACTTGACGCATTAAAGAGCAATCCAACTGCTACTCCTGCGCAAATTGCTGAGCTAGAAAAAGAGTACCAAAAAGCAGATAATACGGCGAGGCTTATTGCACGAATGCAGGGATCTGAAAGGTTCCGTTCTTATTAACTCTTTGCCTTTCCTTCTTGGCTTACGCGAACCCAAGGGTCTTTTGTCTTCTTTCGCATATTGTCGGCAGAATACTCGTCCTGAGCTAACATAGAACTCGAAAATGGTTTGTTATCGGTCCATAAACTATCATCACATAAATGAAAAGGTGGGTGATCACTTGCCTTATACCAGAAAACCTGATCTTCAAGTTTGTTCGACTGGACACCGTTGCAGATCACTAGGCACTCGAAATTTTCAGTGCACTGGTCCATAAACTGACAGAACATTTCAAAGGTAGGAAACATACCGGCATAATTCTCGTAAATACGACGACGATTAGCCGTAATGTTCTCACGAAGAATAAAGATAAAATCTACGTTGGTACGAAGGTTAGGAGTAATACCAAGAGGGTACTGCATAGTAATAATAGTCATTATATCAATGTGACGACCGTTCATGAAAATATAGCGAGTAGACTCTTCTCTAATCCAGGATCCATCAAAAAGACAGTCATCTAGAATTAAGAACGCACGAGGATCCGTATGAGAATTACTTCCAGACCGTTTCTTCTCTTCGTTTCGAGCAGTTTTGACAGCTAGCTGGCGCTTAATCACATTCATCACAATCGAAGGCTGATACTTATCGTGAATCAGTTTGGACGGAACCATATGCTGGAAAAATTCGTTGGCAACCTCAGTGGCAGAAATTACTGTTCCAATAGGAAACTCGTTTTGGGTATGAAAGAGAATATCGCGAACTAAGAACGATTTTCCGGTATCCTTTTTTCCAATTAGGACAATCATTGGAGATTTACGCGAATCCATTTGGCAACGATCTTTGAGCATTTCCATATTAAACTTCTTGATTTGAAAGTTCATCTTACTTTAGTGCGTGAACTTTTTAGTTTATGTTTAACTTGGTTTTATAATATGGTCAAGCGCAAGCCATCAGTTGGAAGTGATTTACGAACAAATTCTTTTGGTATGAGTGTTTTAAAGTATCAGGATATCAAGAATATTCGATCAAACTCTAAATTACTGTGGGGAATCGATCATATTCAACCTTTTTTTCCTCCAATTGAAAAGTTATTCAAAACAAATCTTCTGGATAATGCCAAAGATTACGGAATACGATTTGATAAAGGAATAGCAGATATAAAGGGGTCAAATACTATTCGGACTACAGATGGTGAAACTCTAACTGTTCATAAAAAAGTTACAATGCTTCTGTCACCATATAAATGGATGCAGGGAGATTATGGAAGTTCACTTGGACTTCCTTCTTCTTCTGAAGAATCCGAAGCATCGAACTCAAAAATTCAGAGTGCAAATAATGCAGCATATGTAGGTGCAATTTTATCTGCAGCTTTGAGTCAGTCAGGATGCAACCATTTCCCTACAGTATTTGGAATCTTTACTGGTGTTTCTGAAAAGCATGTCATTGATATTTCTGATGATTATGGAGATCTTTGTGATCGGTCATGGTTTTCCACAAATATAGGAAAGACATTCGAGATAAAGTTATCTGATAGTGTTCAGGAATCGGCAGAGTTCAAGCACACTCGTAGTGCGAGAGTAGCCATTCAGCTTGGGGAAGATGTTCAGCTAGATAATGTTGAAGAACTTGATGTTCCGAATGTTCCTCCTACTGAAGCAGCTCAGATGAATCCAGTATTTCGTGAAGAGGAGGAAGAGTCTGATAATGAATCGAGTAGTTCATCGGTTTCTACATCTTACATTTTTCAAATTAAGTCTTGTGAGTGTGATTCTCAAGATTCCGACGATTCAGATAATGATGAAGACGGAGAACCATTTGCTTGGGCTTCTTTTACGAACGTTCCGGTTCAAGTTACTGTGATTGAAAAGTGTACTGGAACTCTTTTTGAACTTATAACCCAACATCCAGAAACTGAAAAACATCTTGCTTGGATATCCCAAGTCATTTTTGCATTAGCCTTTGCCCAGCGTAACTTTGCGTTCACTCATAATGATCTTCATTCAAATAATGTCATGTATATTCCAACAACTTCCGAATATTTCTACTACAATTGTAGTGGATCTTTGTATCGAATTCCTACGTATGGATATTTAATTAAGATCATAGATTTTGAGCGTGGAATTGGATCACTCAAGCTTGCTGGCATGAAGGAGCCAAAGACGTTTATGAGTGATCATTTCAATATTGATGAGGAAGCTGGAGGACAGTATAATTCCGAGCCATGGTATATTTCCAAGTACCCAATAATTAAACCTAATCCATCATTTGATCTTGTGCGATTAGCTACGTCTTTATTCTGGGATCTATTTCCTGAAGGGCCACTCAATTTAGAGTATGCCAATAACTTACTATTCAAGTTATTCATGAAATGGTTGACATTAGAAGACGGCAAGTCTATAATGTTCAACGACAGTGATCCAAAGCATGATAGGTACCACGGATTTCATCTTTACAAGGCGATTGGTCGCTACTGTAAAGAGAATGCTGTTCCTCGTAAGGAGATTGCTTCTCTAAAGGCTATTTACGGTATTGATTCTATTCCATCCGGTGAATCTGTATTATTAGTTGATTAGAATGTAGGCTTACCTACAAAAATATCCTGAACTGCAGGTATTTCAATATTCTTTACAGCATCCACAACAACGTCAGAGGTTGTGGCAAAAACAACACATGCAGTTATGATTCCGCCAAAGATGGTGATCTTACTTGCATCAATCCAGTCAATAGTCTGAGTCTTTGAACGCCGTTCAAGTGCATATACAATAAAGGATACTAGTGCTACCGCGACTGAAGCAATAACAATCATCATTTTTATTAATGATTTTTGGGAATGTTTATAAGTTTAGAACGAGAGTCTCGCTTCCTACTTTTCCCTCGATTTCGGCAAGAGGATCAACATCCTTGTCAGCCTTGAGCTCGATAGCAACCACCTCTTCCTTCTTATCTAAATCTTCAAACTCGATAGTTCCCTCCTCTTCTCCTACATGAATATCTGGCTTATCTTCATCATCGTATGAGTCCGAGTCTTCTCCGAATGTAACTCCTTTAGAAGGAACCTGCTCCTCTTCAGACTCAGACTCCTCTTGATCATTCTCGTTGAAATACTTCTTGGCAATAGCTTCCCATGGAAGAAAACCGCGAATGACCTGCTCCATACACTCGGCAATCATCTTCTCAATATCCTGACGATTGCGAGCCTGCTGCTCAGTTGCGACACCTACAGTCTTAAATACATACGCTACCTGCCAAAACTTACGAGCAGACTGCTTATACAGTTCATGAACAAACTTCTGTAACGTTGGGCGCTCAAAATCTACCTTTAGCTCAGTCTTGGGACCACGGTAATGTAAGTTCGCGAATGCCTTCATGTATGAAATGAATACACCCATTAGGAGATCATCCATATATGTGCACTTTGTTTGCGTCACAATACGTTCAACTTCGGTTGTGAGCGTAGCCTCATTCCACTCTGGAATACGAGTGAGCATGTTCTGAAAGGTACGAAGAACCTGATCCATCTGTCCGTTACGCTCGCATAGCTCCTTAGCTGAATCGTAAATGCTCCAGAATCCATCAGAGACTGGACTTACAAGAAGGCTGACTAAATGTTCACGAAGATGGGTCTTGGCAAACTCGGCTGACATTTGTTAAGAATCTCCACGATAATTAACTTCGAGTAACGCATCCAAAAACGGATTTGTTCGGTCCAAGGAGATGACTGTCAATCACACAAACATACACAACAAAGCAAAAGCTACTTGTTGTGTCTGTTTCCTAAATACATTCTAAGAGGGATCGACTCCTTTTAACAGTTTCGCGAGAGTTGGGCGCTCCTAAAGATAAACTGAGAATGTCTACTATGATGAACCGCGCACCGCGTTGGTGCGACAACGGAAACGCGTGTATTTACTCGAACTGCCCGCATCGCCATGAGCGGTGTGCGCACTTCGATGCTGGCCGCTGCCGCCACAAGACCATGGCTAAGCCGTGCGATGGTGGCTGCATGTATGACCACCGCGACGCCTCGACGCTTGTCGAGTTTGTGCGCAATGTTCGGTTGTATGATTACAACGACATCATGGACGTGTTTGAGGAGCGTGGGCTCGTGGAGCTGGTTGACACTGGCGACGAGCTCTTCTCGACTGCCGAGATGACGACTGCTGACCGCAAGCTGCTGGTTCGCAGCCTGAAGGATGGCGGCTTTATGTTCAATGTTATTGAACACTCTGATGAGGATGGCGAGGTTTATGACCGCATCATCGAGATCAGGGAGATCCCTGGCGTTGGACCTTTCAGCCCAGTCTATGGACCTGAGCCGAAGCCGATGGAGCTGACGGAGGAGGAGCTGAAGATGGGCGCCATGAGCGCATCAGAGTACAATGAGTACACTGTCAAGCGCTGGGGTGTGTCTGCCGGATTGAACACTACGGAGGAGCGCCGGCAGTACGTTGCTCTCCTGTCAGGCGTGCCGGTGAACGCCGGCATGTAAAGGGCTACTAAACTTAAAAACAAAATACAAAATTGAAAAACACAAAAACAAATAAAAACATTTTTGTTTGGTCCGAAAACGGATACCGAAAACGGATTCGTTTGGGTCAGAGAACTAGTCAGTAACAGCCGTATATAAGATGAGCAACATTAACGAGATCGTAAACAAGCTTTCTAAGAAGTTTAACTTTGACCAGAAGGAGGCCATGGATTTCCTTGGGGCATTCGCTGCTGAGGTGGCCGAGCGCGAGAGCCAGGCCTCTGACAGTACCAAGACCAAGCTGTCGGCTGTCGACCAGTGCCGCAAGAACATTGCGCTCTGGGAGAAGAAGCAGACGGCCAACAAGTTCAAGGACGATGAGACCAAGAACAAGCACCAGGCAAAGCTCGACAAGGAGAAGGCCAAGCTGGCTAAGCTGGAGGGCGTCAAGGTCATCAAGACCGAGGACGTGCCGGCTGCCAAGGCTGAAGTCAAGGTGGAGCCCAAGGTGGAGAAGCGCATTCAGCGCATGAGCCCTACGCTGAAGACGGCGCTCCGCAAGGCACTCGCGGCTGCCGGTCAGACCTTTACGGATGACGAGTGGAAGGGTTCCAAGAAGCCTGATGAGTTCAAGAACTATGTCAACTCGCTGTCTGCTGAGGCAGAGAGCGCCAAGGGTCTGGAGAAGCACATGGAGGACTTCGCGGCACCGTCCACGGAGGCTGCGGCTGAAACCGAGACCGAGGCGCCTGCTGAGACCTCTGAGCCCCAAGTCATCACCATCAAGGAGCTGCGCGCCATCAAGAAGCTGACTCAGACTTCTACTCCTGGCCAGTATTGGGATGGCGATAAGGGTCGCTTCGTGACCGGTCCTGCTGAGTATGAGTCTGAGGATATGGTCGAGCTGAAGATCAAGACTCAGGTTCCGCATGGCGGTGCTGGTTCGGACAAGCCGAAGTTCGTGATGATGGATCACGTGGTTGGCGAGAAGTCCAAGCGGCTGTATGTGTGCGGTGAAGGCGATGCCGCAGACAAGTTTGTCGGCTACATCGGCGTGGGTGAGTTCAAGAACGTCGAGGATCCGACCCTCTAAAATCTAAAAAGATCTAAAAATGCATGTAATATTCAAAACACAAAAAAAAGAATACAAATTTTTTATTCAGGCCAGTAATAAATTTTACAGTTTGGGAATGAAAACTTGAACCAGTTTTGAATTCCTAAGCAGTAAAACAGAACTCGCGGAACATATAAACTTTTTAGAGTCTTATTGATGAAAGGCTGTTTTTTATCATATCTTCGCCATACTTCGTCTATGCAAATAAGGTGCTGATTCTGTACAGTGTATGCGCCATATCCACGAGCATCGTCCTTATCCGAATCAGCCGAACGAACTATGATATCTTCATACTGCTCGGCTTTAGAGTCGTATGCCATATCACAAATAATTTGCCATACGTTCTGCCACTCAGCAATAGTTGCAAAAGTATAGTATCGTCTTTCAAATTCTGTTTCCAGTTCTCTTGCGATTGAAACTTCCATTATGTTGTCTTTTTAGCTTATGTTAAACCCTTAGCTGGCATGAATTTTGCCATAATATCTAGTGATCCGGATGGCATTATAAATACGTCCTGATCGTAAAATAGACGCACAAAAAAGATAATAAATGGAAGGATAAGTATCGGAAACATTCCTGACGTAAAGAATGTCAGTGCCATAAATGCTATCGTATGAAATGTGCTGTTATACTGCTGCGCGGCCTTGTAAGAAACAAGTATCATCGCAACGATCCAAAATGTCCAAGCTCCCCAATATAAAGCAGACGATCCGGCATTACCAAAATCACTTCCTTGACTTGTTTGTTCTGCAGGCGGTGCTGATACCGCAAATGTCTCTCCATCCATGACAATTAGAGTATTTGGAGCACCGTTAATAGTATACTCAACTTCTAAAGCTTTCTGCTTATTAGGATTGGGATCAGGAATACCTACCTGAGCAAATCCTACCTTTAAATTAATTGACCCATTCTTCACCAAATCTTGAAGTGCATCCGTAACATCAGTTAAGTTTCCTGTGTAACCATACTCTGCCTTTGTGATCTGAAGACCTGAAGCTGTTCGTGCCGGTGGTGCGTCAACAAGAAACTGGGACCCATCTTTTAAAGAAACTGTATTTGTCTTTCCGTTGTTAATGGTGTATGTAACGTTCAAGGTTTTTATCTGTCCAGGCGCTGGATCGTCAACCTTTAAAACAGTTGGTGAAACTACAAAGCTTATAGTGCCATCCTTATCTTGAGCGCTTACAGCAGCTTTGACATCTACCGTGGTAGAACCGACGCCATATGTTGCTGTCTTTATAGAAATTCCAGTGCGTGTCATCCTTATTATGATGAAAACACGACATTTGCTACGCCTCCAATAACTCGCATGAAGTTGTAGGATTCGACAAATGCACGAACATTGTAAGTATATGATAAGGTTTGCGCATCTGTCTTACGAATAATTCTCACGACCTCATTGGGGGTGTATAATAACTTTCCATTAGCGTCTACGGCATTGGGATTCACTACAGTTGGATTTGGATTCTGAGCCGTTGACTTTAAGATACATACTGTAGTTCCCTGCGTTGGAGATGCATCAAGTGCTGGCTGAATGTATGAATTGCGCAAGGTAGTGCGATCAAACTGAGACCCATTAAGATGACCGGACGGCTGACTGTTGTAGTGCTCAAGTGCAAAAGAGTATGCATAAATGCCAGGAATACCTACAATTGAGAAGCCTGTATGATGCCTGAAGTTTTGGAGCTCTGAAAAGAACTCCGCATTCTTGTACCCAAATCGTTCCTTTCCGTTCAAGACTATAGCTGACTGAGTTAAGATATCTCGCCGAGATGTATCCGTAGGTAGAACATTTCCTGATGTGTATTGGGGAGTAAAGAATGAAGCTCCGGTAGAACCTAGAGGCGGCTTGTAAGGATCTTCCCAGTTGGTGTAATTATCGTAATCATTGAGGGCATCGCGATCAGACCGCTGAGCTACCCATACTACCTGTGTACATAAGTTACGCATCGTGAGTTCCAAGTCGTTACTGGCACCGTAGGCTCCAAATGTAGATGTTACATCTATTTGATTTATAATGAATGAATGCTCTGTCTTAGCGATATGAATTAGTTCAGGATCGTTCAGCCAAATATAGTTTGCTTCAATATACGGATTCAAATTCCAAGTTGTGAGTGCAGTGTTCGTTGGCGATGGAGTTGTGGAATATGTTGGTGGCGATAAGAAATTTGTCATTTGGAATGATGCAGAACTTGAATCAGGAGCAATACGGTTACCGAAATTAGTGTTTGCAGTACCTGATATAGTTTCACGAACGTCAAGAACAGTAAAGAGTTGATATATATTCTTTAAATCAACCACGATTTCAACTTCTGAATGCTGTAGTGCAATAAGTGGTAGAGCCTTACCTATTTCTTCACAAAACCAAAAGTGGAGTGGAATTGTTAGAGTACGTCCTGGAATCGATGCTTCAGCTAGATATGTAGATGTAGAAATAGCATGTGGGTACTGATTCAGTCGGTCAAACGCATTCGCTGGATTATATACTTCAGGAATATTTCCTGTCAATCGATTTAGAACTGCCTTTTTGGTTCCATCAAATTTGATTTCGGCATACAGTTTCATCCATTCTCCAGTATGGCGAACAATCTCCTGGCCGTTAACTAGGACAGCAACATAGTTGATCATATTGTAACCGATATTACGAATCCAATTGTACTGGTATCCGATGGCATCCGAGTTAGCATTTAAGTTTGCATAAGCTCCTGCAACTGGAACTACAGGCGAATAAATATTAGGCAGAGTCACTACGAGATAACAATCGTGCACAAGTTGAGCATAGCGTTCTACTTTTGCTCGTAGAGTCAACGATCCTGATGTCGGAAGTTGTAAGTTTGTAGTTTTGAAAACAAGTTGAAAATGCTCCATCGCAAAATCTGTATGGCGTTTGTACACTGACCGAAAATGAGTAAACGAAGGGTTCCCATTTACGAGTTGATCTTGGGCACCTTTTGCCACTAATTGCATTAAACCTCCTGACATCTCTTGCTTATTTACTGAATAGATTTATGTACGAAAACCGCACATTTAGCACAGTTTGCTAATTTGGTTGGCAATACACTCGTAGTACAACTGCACAGTTTCGTTACAGAAAGAGTATTTCCATTTAGTCCAGTATTCGCGCGAGTTACAAAATCAGACGTCTGTGATGCGCGGTAATCAGTCCACATAGATGCAGGACGACGAATCTTTCCTGTACCAACATCTTTTGGATTGAGAAGACTGACATTGTAAGGTTGCTGTGGATTGGGTGTTGGAGCAATATCCTTATTTGTTGCGAGATTAACAGTTGAATACGTCTTGGCGCCACGAAGACGCTGAATACGAGTCCAGTCTCCAGCCGATAATCCGCGTGTTCCAGTCTGTAAATTTCCCATTGATGAACCTGCTCCAGCACTTGATACTGTAGCCATTTATAACACTACATGGGGAAAAAATGTGATTTTTGTAGGGCCAGATCGTTCTCCAATACGAAATAAACGTTTATTATCTGAAAATGTACTATAATCAAATATTTCATTTGTTATGGGATCTAATATCATTAGGAGACCTTTTACTTTTATAATTTGTATCTTACGCGCCTTACGTTCAATATTACGTAAGTACAGCATATCTCTTTCATCAGAAAGGTACGATGGCTTATAAGCTAAATCATCTGCAGTTACTTTTGTATCAAAGCGCATACACTGAATGACTGGAGTTTCTTTAGAATGTAATTTGCGATGAATTTCACAATCGACTGCAGCCTGTTTTAAAATTGTTGAAATACTTTTGATCAAACGGTTCTTCTCATATGATACTTCATACAAGTACTCATCAGTCGTCATGAAAGTTTCACGAGGTTCATCACCTTCGTACCGTTTCAGAACCATATCATTACGACGAATTGCTACAATATTTGGAGCCTTATCCGCGTCTGACGTCGTGGCTTGTTCTGGTGTGAATACCGACATGTATAATTTTACAGTAACGTTTCGGTCTTCTAATGGAAGTGCGATGTGAGAATTTAATCGGATCGCACGACCAATTACCTGCTCAATGCGAGAAGGATTCCAGTACGGTTCCAGAATATATACATTTCGAGTCTTTAGCAGTGTAATACCTTCTGCTCCAGCTTTTGAAGCCATCAGAATACATAGCCGCTTATGCTTATCTGTTAAACTATCTTTTAACGATTGAGGGAATGTATCGGAATACTTTCCATTAAAAATCTGACGGTAAATTTCACGCTCTTCCTTATCTTTTCCCCCAGTACCACCAGTGTATAAAGCGTATGCAGGAACATCAGGTTTCATTGAAGGGTCCTCCTTCCATATTCCAGATTCCTTTATTACTCGATATTTCTGAAATCCATTGTTATCCAAAACTGCACTAAAAGTTCCCAAACCACCTAAAGATACATACTCAGAATATACGAACTGATTATTCAAGTCACCAAATTTACCCACAGTTTCATTCAAATCTGTGAGCATTCGCGCCATCTTAGGTGAATATCGAGCTAAACCTGCACCCTTCAAATACTTTTCTGGTTCAGCACGAAGCTTCTCGATAATTTGGGAATTGTCCGGCTCATTTTCTTCATCAACTTCGCCTTCAACCGTCATTGTAACGCGTAAATCTTGAGGAACAGCATAATTACATACCTGTCGTGTACGAGGACGGAAAGAACCAAGTTGATCGTCTAGACTTACTTTACGCTTACGATTTACTTCCGTCTTGTACTCTATAAAACGTTCAGTCAAATAAACAAAATATTCTTCATCACTCATTTCAACTTTTTGTAAGGTCTTGTCTTCATCAAGACGTTTGGGTAGTAGATTTTCATCAGCTCCTTTGTAGTACGATACTAAACCCTGAATGCGATGAGCAAACATAATTGGATTACGAATATTCAAACCATCTACGAATGTTTTCATAAACTCTTCATACTCGGTAGGTAAGCATTCCAAGTTTTCTACTATAAACTTATCTTCTTCAGCAAGTTCAACTCCAGTAAACTTAATTTCAAACTCTGTCTTCCAAGTTTTTACCCAAGCCTTAATATCTGGGTTCTGGTCAAAATCCTTATTGTATTTTACAGCTATACGGTTACCTTTTTCATTATAAATGCTCTCAAAATTTGGAGGATTACGAGTTAGCATTAGTACACGCTTTACCGAATTATACTCTATCGTATCAACATCTTTAATTGAGCGAAAGAATGCACTCATTAGCGCTTCATCCCAAGCCATAGCTGATTTCGTAGGAATTGAAATACGTTCAATAGGACCACGTAGAAGATTCATTAGGTAAGAAATCTCATGAGGACTATTGATAGCTGGTGTTCCTGAAAGAGCAACAACCTTACAGTTTCGAGCCTTGTAAATATAATCATACACTCTGGACTTAAGTTCACTTTCGTTGACTACGGCTCCGACCAAGTTGTGTGCCTCTTCAATTATGACAACCGTATCATCAAACATTTGAGGGTTTGGGAATAGCTTGTCTACGTTGCTTTTATTGATACCGTTGTATCGAATAAAGTTAAATCGCTGATGAATAATGTCATCTATCTGATTTGATACTCCTTTGGCATTCGCAGGTGATAGTACATTATAATTTGATGGTAGCCCAGGAACAGTAATAAAAAAGTGCCCATTTGCATCTAAAAAACTATCAGAAATACTCATAGATTTTGCTAGTTCACGATCTTCAGCCGAACGAATCTTCTTCTCTTCCCAATGCTGTTCTTTCATATAGATCGGATCACCGGCTACACGAATCTCCTCTAAAAAGTTATCCTCCAGAGATGCAGGCGTAAGCACATAAATCTTCTTATTGGACATGAGGGATTCGGCAATAGCAATGGCTGAACGTGTCTTACCAGAACCAAGACCATGGTAAAGAAGTACACCACGATAAGGTGTCTCAATAACTAGGTAGTCTCGAACTAGTTTCTGGTAGGACTTCAGACCCTTCACAGGTTGATCGGTTCCGATCATGTCTTTCTGACGGTATTTGAGGAAGATACGTGTTATCGAATCGGAAAATGCTTTACGATTCGGCAAGGTGTACATCTTCCACTTATTTTTGGGAAGGAAATGATAATGGAGGCAATACTTCGCAAGAATCCAAAGCTCTGGATGGTTGCCATATACCTTTTCCTAGTTGCCGGATTCCTGTATCTCAAGCCCTCTGTTGCTTTTGGAGAGCAGGGTCGTATCCGTCCTTTTGGAGTGGGTAAGCGTGAGTCTACTGTTTTTCCAGTATGGTTCTGGATGTTTATTTTTGCTGTCACATCCTACCTTGGAGTCGTATATACCCTAGGATATTCACTTTGAAGGCTTGGCATTGGCATTGGCTTCTTCTGCTGCCTGCTTATCTGCAAGTTCTTTCATTAACTTACTCTTAAACTCCGTCATCTCCGCCGTTGATGATACACATGTTTGAGCTTCGCTGTGAACAACATTGAGTGCTCCTGCCGGCCATGCAATCAACATTATAACAAGTCCAAGACCAATGGCAGGTCCAAACATATTCGTAAATGGACTTATAAAGTTATTACGAACTATATCAAAATATGTAAGAGCATAAGGAATAATTGATATAGTCGCAAACTGAAGACCTTGAATAAAAGCCACTGAAAAATTTACTTTAGAACACTGCAGCTGTGTTGATATGAGTGATACCACCGTACCTGTAATGAGCATGATGCCGTATATTGAAGCAGCTACCTTCCAATCCATTACATTAAGACTGATAAATTGATACGAACTTTTCTACGTCGGTTATAAGTGCCTTTCGTTCGGCATAATGGGGTCGAATAATATTTTTGCACTCCGATAAGGTCTTCCAGTCCACTGCAGCAACTTCCTTGCTCTGCATTGGCGTGAGCTTCTGTTTTAAATTAATACTCCTCGATTCTCGAAGCAGTGCTACAAAATAGATATGACGATAATCTATATTGTTTGTTCCTTTGAATGTTTCCGTGAAGCTTATCTTCGTCAACTCATAACAGTCTCGTGAAATATTAGTTTCTTCCAGAAATTCTCTTGTCGCACAATCTTCATCTGACTCTCCGCGTGATCTCCGTCCTTTAGGAATTCCCCATTCAGTATCTTTATATGGCGAAGGAAACCGCTCAATCATCATTTTGCGATCAAGCTTCGTATACTTGTCTTTTGAAATACTGTACTCCTGTGAATGTGAATCACGTCCAGCTCCCCAAAGACGAGTCCAAAGCGTATCGAACTCTTCTTCTACAATAAATTTTTGTTCAGATTGAGTCATATTTAAAATTAATCTTCCAGTGTATTCCACATCATCTGGGTCATATTTACCCCTTATAAATTCCATGTAAGACATCGAATCTTTACGTTTCACCATTAAGACACTTACAGTTTTTGGATCAACTGGAAGTTTTAAAGGTTCATAAATTCCTCGCAAAAGAAGGACACCACATGAAATAACTGGTTCTCTGCATGTTCTGAAAACATGACCCTTTTCACCACAGTTATTACAGTACATTTCCTTCATACTCATTCTACTGTAATACCTTCCGTTTTTAACTTCCCTGTTTCTAACAAATGGGTGGAACACCGAGTAAACCAGCAGAACCAACATCGGTAGTTCCGAAATTTATTCCTGATATTTCTAGAGCCACCTTTACTGGAGAAGATCTGATGCGACAGACAAATGTATTTACTGCCACAGCTCAGGCAGCAGCTAAGAAGGCTCTCGACGATGCCAAGGCTGCAACTATGGCAACCTATATGCTTATCGCTAAGAGTATTGGAGGTATTCTAGTTGTTGTGGGAATTGTGATTGCTGTTCTGTTGATTCATGACGCAATTGTTCGCCAGTGGGGTGGTCAGACCTTCATTCTTCCTGGGTTACCGGCAGCTTCGAGCTCAGGTCTAGGACCTGGTAATATTCTAATTATTCATAGTGCAACTTATGGCGGTGCATCTAATCCGACCGATGTAACCGACTACTTACGAACGCAAGTCCAAAATAATGGCGGAGTCAGTCTTCCAAGCTTTACAGTAGGCGCTGCAGCTGTAGGGATTACGACCCCACCAACTTCCCAGAATACTCTTAATGTGAACTGGACTTACGGATATGGAAGTCCAAATATGACATCAGCGGTTGATGGAGCCGTATTCCCCACTCTGCCTCCTTCTGGAGCACCTTCAGCAGTAAGTTCCAAGAAGCCAGTCAAGTCTCCTTTATTAGGCAATATATTTAGTATGTTTGGATCAGGATCAGGAAACATGATTTCAAGCCTACACGATGCCACAAAAACCACAACTGTTCCAGCCGCATCCGCTCCTCTTTCGTCTGAAAATCAGGGCAATTACGGATCTCAGTGGTGGATGTTTGTCAAAGATTGGAATTACGGATACGGAAAGGATAAACCAGTTGTATACCGTTCAGATGCTGTAAGCTCATCAGTCGCCAACCCAAATGTTTCATTACACCCAACAGATAATACTTTAAAAGTATCTGTGTCTATCTTTCCTTCATCCGAAGGTGGATCAGGTAAGTCTGAACCTGCACCTGCTGGACATTCTGGTTCTTCTGACGATGTGTTTGTTTGCGAAGTTCCTAATATTCCTTTACAAGCCTGGTTCTCTGTGTCTATAACTGTATTTGAGCGTAATCTCGATGTATACATTGATGGCAAGTTAGTCAAGTCATGCTTCTTACCTGGTGTTCCCAAGCCTGCTGTAGGAGATATCCAAATTTCCAAGGATGGTGGATTCTCAGGATATATGTGCAACTTTAACCACTATCCTCGCATGTTGACTCCAGATGACGCTATTGCATTCTTTACTGCCGGAACTCCTTGCTCAAGCCAGACTGGACCTAGTGCAACGGCTGCTGCAACAGGATACTCTGTGAAGTTTGGAGTTTATGATACAGTAGGCAAGGAAGTACAGGAATATACATTCTGAAACTATAAATAATGAATCTACTTATTTCAGTTGTGGTAGCAGTAGTAGTTATAGTTGTGGCGTTCTTTTACTTCAAGAGCCAGTCCAATTCCCCTAATATTGTGATTCAGTCATCTATTACGGATGGAAAGAAACAGGTGAATAGTAATGTTGCTCTTCCAAATTCAGTAAATCAGAAAGAAGGTATGACGTTCTCATACGCTTGCTGGCTAAAGATTGATGATTTTAGTTATCGGTACGGCAAGCAAAAAGTTGTGTTCACCAAGGGACCGGAAGACTTATCTTCAATGTGCCCTGCCCTATTTGTTGATGCTAATACCAATTCTTTAATCGTCAAGCTAGATACGTTCGGAGGCGTTGAAACCATTCCTATTGGAAACATCCCTGCTAAGAAGTGGATACACGTAGTCCTGGCTATTGACCAAGAATCTATTGATATCTACATTAATGGAACTCTGTATGAGCACCATACTCTCACAAATATGCCCAAACAGAATCCAGATACCGTTCATACTTCCATGGATGGTGGATTCGACGGAAGTATAGCGTCTCTGGAATACTTTAACTATTTACTGAAACCTGCAGATGTTAGTGCTCTAGCTTCTCAACCTCCAGTTCCTGATATGACACAAAAAGGAGTTGGAACTCTGCCGCCTTACTTTGATATCTCCTGGTGGACTCGTCACACTTAACGACGGCGCTTCTGAGTCTTCTTGTGCTTGCGAACGCGCTTCTTAGTCTTTCGGCGCTTACCACCAGTTTCACAAGGAACTTCTTTAACTCTATAGAATTCGTGTACACCCTTCATGTTTTCAAAATCATAAACAGTTCGCACTTGGTTTCTAGCAGCACCAGGTCCCTCCATGTACGGTTCTCCAGCAGATGTTCCTATAAATTTGCCAAGGTATTTTCCATTTTGGTGTTGATAACACTTGCCCACCTGAACATAATTTGGCATGTCAACAAACGCCATTTATATTATAAAAGGTAATTTTACTTAATGGCGGCTAAAGAAGCTTGGGCTGCCGCAGCCTGGGAAGATTGGGCACTCGCCTGATTCTTGAACTGACTGAACTCGGTCTCTACCTTCTGCAACCGCTCCTCCGTGGATTTGAGTTCCTTATCTAAGCTAAATAAAGTAGGGGGTGGATTGGTAAGCATTTCGGTTACAATCCAGTCCTTGTGCGAAACAAGAAACGCTATTACGAATAGTAAGAGGGCAAGAAGACCCAAGTGTACTAACTCTTTTCGTTTGAACATCTTTGCTTTCTTAGATACAAATGAGTTCACAGGGAATTCCAGCCTCTGTAGGTGCTACCGGATATGTTTACAGTTCACGGATTCAGGATGCTTCGGAATGGACTAAGGTTTTAAAACAGAAGCGTCGGTACTATTCTTACAACTCTACACTCAACACAGGAAATCGCAATACGGAAGATCCATGGCTAAAGACTGGTAATGGTTTTCGTCTAACTTATAATTTTGGTCAGTTCGCGTGCGGTGGATGTACCGGTGGTGCATTTATCAACGGTCCAACTGGACCACTTTAAAGTTTTCGCTTAAGTGTTTTACGAAGCATTTTACGAATGCTTTGACGCTGAGTTTTGGTATTTTCCAATGGATTGTACTGAAAAAAATACTCTAAAAACTCTCGCGAATTCTTATTTTCCTTAAGTTTGTTATAGAGTTCTGATTTCTCAGCTCGCATATCTATCAAACCCTTCTGCTTACCTAAACACGTTATTGGGGTTAGTAATTTGTAGCGCCGCTTTACATTATTATTTGCAAGATTCATGAGATGATCAGCTACGCAAAGAAACTGCTGTTCCGGTTTATTTACTAACTTATCTGGACCGTATAATGCAGATAAAAAGAACTGTAATAAAGTTGGAATACTCGCAATATGAAGACCATTTGGAGCTAAATGGTAACTATGACATGCATTTGTTTCGTAAATACGAACTAATGTAAGTTTTGTTTTAGATTCGTGAATTTCGGTATACGGAGGAACAAGTTCGGCGTATGCAGGATAATCTCTAGTTGTGACACGATCATACTTCTCAAAGTATGAAGATAATTCAGAAATAAGATGCTTCTTTTGCTGTGGAGTGGCCAGAACATCTAGTGGCAATGACCATTTATTTCCGTGATTATCGTCCTGCATCACAGAGGCATTGAATCCCAGTAGAACAACTTTTTCTTTGATTACAAGTTTCTCAATACTCTTACGAGTATCATCTTTCAAGAAAATGTCAAGAGACTCCTCTTTTTTTGGACAGGTCATAGGATAGTGTTTATTCAGCTTCTGAATGCGACCATACACTTTCTGCCAGCGAGATACATCGCCGCGCGGTCTAGATAGTTCGAGGTATACTGACATACGTAAGAAATTTGGTGGGACATAATGAATGTCGTTTTTCACAATACTTTCTTTCCAAAGCTTATCAAAAATTGGCTTTTCTAAATGTGATACATCAGCAACACCAATGTAGTCTGCAAACACCTTAAATGTTCCAGCATGAACTCCAGGTCGAACCTCTACACTGTTAAATCCTGCATTTGCAATTCGATCTGCTAGCTTAGCTGCATGAACCTGTGGAGTTTCGGAATAGAAATCATAGTCTGGAATATCTACTGAAAAATCATAAAATTGGTCTTCCTTAGGAAGTAAGTTATTAATTGCAGTTCCACCATAACACATCACACGGTGTGTTTGAATAAATCTTTCAACTATTCGCATAACTTTTTTAATAGCAGGGTCACTTGCTGCCTGTTTATCAATTTCTAGCTGGGCTATTTTAGCGGCTTCTTCAATAGCCTCCATTACTCTTTTCGTGGAAAATGTATTACATTTTATTCATTTCAATCAAGCAAATGACGAAGCGATCGTCTCGTGAAAATGCAAAAGATAGAAAGTGTTCTGAAGATATGGGTGATAAACCGCCTCCTAAAAAGAGGAAGCGCGACGATCATTCAAAAACTATGTGGATAAAGGATGATACACTTCCAACAAGCGATTCTTCAATTGAAGACAATAAACCTGTAATACTTCTGAATATACATATTGACAAGACTCAAACTTCAGAGGATGATGATGACGATGATGAGGAGTATGAAGAAAGCGAACCTGAACCTGATTTCTTGCAGTATTTGATGGACAAGTATGTGGATAAGAACGGAGGAGATGATCGTCCTAAGACACGTTCTCAAACTCGTGCTGAAAAGAAGGACACATACAATATTCCAAATGGGCTTACCAAGAAGGAAATGATATACTTTAAGAGTCAGCCTGAATCCAAACGTAAGGAACTATGTATGCTTATGGAACGTATGTCTTCACTCTCTCTTACCGAAGGTGACGTACCACACAAGTTTAAAGTTTTGGAACTTCCTATCTCCGACTATGTTAAATCTACGGTCATCAAGAAGATTAGTGCAGTTGAAGAGATGGGTCCAGAATCCGGAGAATCTTATAAGTTAAGAACGTGGATTGATGCATTTCTTCGTATTCCGTTCGGAAAGATTGTTCCTCTACCAGTTCGGATCGATGATGGTCGTGCGAAGTGTACAGAATTTATGATGGAGGCTCGTAAGATTATGGACGATTCTATTTATGGTATGGTTCCGGCTAAGACCCAAATCCTGCAGATTCTTGCCCAATTACTTGTCAATCCTAATTCTGTTGGAAATGTTATTGCATTACAAGGTCCTATGGGTGTTGGTAAGACTTCATTAGCTCGCAGCGCTATTGCTAAAGTCATGAAACGACCTTTTGAATTTTTTTCGTTAGGTGGAGCTTCCGATATAGCTAACTTCGTAGGTCATTCTTATACCTATGAAGGGTCTATGTGGGGACGCATTGCAGATTCAATAATGCACGCTGGGGCTATGAACCCTGTTCTGTACTTTGATGAATTAGACAAGGTTTCTGGAACTCCTCACGGAGAAGAGGTTATTAATATGATGATTCACTTAACAGATCGTTCCCAGAACTCCCAGTTCCATGACCGTTACTTCTCCGGTGTAGATTTCGATCTGTCTCAGTGTTTATTTGTATTCTCATTCAACGACATTGAAAAGGTTCATCCGATTCTTCGTGACCGTATGTCCGTAATTCATTGTGGAGGATACAATGAAACTGACAAGAAGGCTATTCTCAAGGATTATATTTGGCCACAACTGCTTGATCGATTGAAATTTAAGATGGAAGAAGTTTCACTTACAGATGAAGCTATCAAGCATCTCATTTCTGAATTTTCTGGTGATGAAAAAGGTGTTCGTACACTAATTCGTACCGTTGAGAGTATGATGACTCGACTCAATATGCTTCGGATTATTGATGATGAAAGTATGAAACAGAACTCATTCTATGTTGAGTATACTACTCCATTTGTAATTACTGAGACTGTACTGAAGAAGTTACTGTCTGATTTGAACAAGAAAGATCCGGAACACTGGCGAGCGATGTACAATTAGATTCCACGAAACTCCAATTACAACCCTCGCAAATATATTTGGATGTTATTTGAACATTCTCCCAATGTATCACGATTCCAAAATAACTACAACTGCATTTTGGACAGACATGTGTCTTCTTAAACTTTTCAACTTCCATTGCGCGCCTGGTTTCTAGAACAAGAAAATATGTTTTATCCCCAAACATTCGCTACAAGTACTGCAACTCCGAATCCTAGAAAAGTTAAAAATAGGCTTCGACGAGCATAATCTGCGTTTCGGCGTAGACGATTCTCCTCTTCGATAGCATCTTCAAGTTCTATTTTTGCATCCATCCACGCTTGGAATGCATCGTTGTGTTCGGCATACTTCTCCTCACAGATAGCTTGTAGCTCTTCAACAGTTGACATTTGTAAAATATAGTTGTTTAATGTTTAAGCGCGTAGGGGGTCAAGCCATACCTCCCACTCGGCTTCTGGAACATTGTTTTCACGTAGAATCCTCTCACCTTGGCGAAGACGATCAGGTTCACGCTCAATCTCCATCAGCTTTGGGAACTCACGACCTAGAATACTTGAGATAGATTCTGACTGTCCAATTCCTGGAAGATATCCTGAAAGAACGTTACATATACGAGAAAGGTTACCTTGCGCACACATTCCAATATTATCCTCAAGTTCTCGTTTCAGAATATTGATTAGGCAACGCTTATCTTCCGAATCGCGAATGTACTGCCAAACTCCATCTGTCATGATTCCAAAGATACCTTCTTCCAAATCGTAAATTTGGGCATTGTTGCAGTAATAAGAAGCGAACTGCCAATTGCCTCTTGGTGAAAGATCACAATCAAATACTATCTCGCGATAAGTTTTGGAAATCTTTGTTGGATTCCAGCGATACTCTTCCGGTACAAATATTTGACGAATCACATTGATATTATGCTTTATCTGCTTGACTGCGGCAGTAGTATGAACATTCTGTCTATCTCGCGCAAACGCTCCCATATTTTCGTTAGGATTTGGTGCAGCTGCGCGTGCCTCAGCTTCTGCTCGAGCTGCTACACCTGCTGCATGTATGGCGGCAGCACGACCTCCTGCAGGTGGTGCTGCAGCACGATCAACACGAATAGCTTCAAGTATTTGACGGTAATCTTGTGCGATAAACAGTAAGTGATCTGCCAGCGCTTCGTTATTTACAGGTCCTAAGTTATTGCCATTAATAAGGCCTTGAATACGCTGACGATAGCCGCCTATTTGACCATCCCACTGAATATCAGGCCATCGCAGTATCCGTCGTCGGAAACCATCCCATTCTCGGATCATTCTACGAGTTGCTCTACGATTTTCACCTGCCTGGTCAGGATTCACACCGCCATTTCTTTGAATTTCAGCACGCTGTTGGCGAATCAGTGCGGTTCGTTCATTTGACTGGCGACGAGTAAATGCGCCTGACTCAGTAATATACTGATCAAACAGAGTCGCGCGAACAGGGTCATTCGCAGGAAGCAATCGTAACCGAGCAAGTAGTGGCTGTAGTCGTTCATCTTCTACCTTCCTTTCTGATTTATGACGAAGTTTGAGCTGGTCTAATGCAAATTTATTTGGACCAGCTCGTTCTTTCACTGCTTCATGCGTTCCACATAAAGTTTGGTCATCAGGAATAATTCGTCCGCATATTACGGTATCTGCTTTGCGAGCTGTACAAGGCATTGTATCCTTTGGCAAGACAAGATTCCCAATAAAAAATATCCGTTTTGAGTTTTATTTTTATTTTTAAGTTTACATCACCATGTTATGCAGACCAACAATAAACACTGCGACTGTAGTCACCGCAAAATTAATACCAATAACTTCGACGTTACACTGATATTTGTTATTTGAAATATCTTTCATTACCGAACAATTACTCTGTGCGATCCAAAGAAGCGCAATTGAGTGAAACCAGAGAAGCAGAATAATCTTATTGAATGTCATTTGTGTGGTTAGTATACGGTATCTTACTCAGAACAAATTCGTTTTCTGACCTGTTCTGATTAATGAAAAATACAAGCCCCAACCGTCGCTTATATCAGTGACTACCTTCCTTCTAAAACTTGTTGAGAATTAGACGTTATAGTCTCCTCGAGAATCGATACTGCGTTCTCTCTTGTAGGGTTTATTTTACTTCGAGTTACCCCAAAGCCCCAGTAACCTACATGTACTGGGATTATAAACCGGTTTTTCAATATCGTGGTGGCCGGTACACCCCTCCAGCTGGAATTATCAACGATTTTACATGCAGCTTCCAACTTACTACATGGATCATATTATCCGCCGCTGCGGCATAACACAACCAGGATACCTTTATGGTGATCAGTCATATCAGTAATCCAGTTACACCCTTTCTTTCTTGACCCAAACAAATCCGTTTTTGGGGTACGTGTAATGTCTACAGTTGAAAATGGATTTAGTTGTTCTAATTTTTGAAACAGTAACGCTGATTAAGAAGTAACAAGATGTCTGCAATTTGCACTGCATATACCCTTAGGGGCACCAACTGCACGCGGCCGCTGGCTGGCCAGTACTGCAAGGAGCACACCAACTCGCTGAAGGAGATTGGACCGATGCGGTTCCGTCACAACCAGGAGCGTATCGTGGCGAAACTGAAGATCAAGACTGCTCGTAATAAGCACATTGATGATCACGCGCCTGAGTCTTGGACGGCGATGCTGGTTGCCACTGCTGAGCTTGAGGGTCTTAACTCTCAACATGCCAATGAGCGCCTCATGGGTCCGCACACTCTTGCTGACCAGCAGAGCTACGATCGTCTCTCTAGTAAGCTGCGGAATCGCAAGGAGATCCGTGAGGGTCTGCGTGAGCACGATCGCCTGATGCACCACCTGCGTGGTGATGGGCGCGACGAGGATATGGATACTCGACTCCAGCGGATGCACTATCTCAACATGGTGGACCGTGGTGAGATGAATATTGGCGATGCATATCGCGCCTTCAATCGCCATCGTGACGCTGCTGCGCGCGCCGCCGACAGACGCCAGGTGTGGGAAGACCAGCAGGGTGAGCGCGAGTATGCGGCATTTGGTGCTCCGATTCCGCAGGCTGTGGATGGCGACAATTGGCTGGCCGAGCCTCCGCGCGAGCGCACGCTGGCAGACATCGCTGCAGATCGTCAGAATATCCACACATCTGAGGTTGTGAAGAAGTTCAAGGATATGGTCGAGCTGATCCGTAAGATCGAGGTTCCGGAGGAGTACCGCTGGAGCATGACCAAGATGAGCAAGACTATGGTCGAGATCATTGCCGAATGTGACCTCACGCCTCGCGCCGCATGGCAGTTCTCGTCAAGGTACTGTGCTGATGACACCATCTATGAGATGGAGAATGGTATCTTTGGAAAGCTGATGGACGCTGTGTGGCAGCATGTCAAGAATCTGGAGGATCCTGCTTCGCTGAAGAAGATCGTCAAGGAGGAGCTGGAGATGAACATCGACACCTGCGCTCAGGGTAACCTGACTCGCGTCGCCAACATTCTCGTCGGCATCCTAGACGGTCTGGATCCTCAGGAGGAGTCGCGGCTGGAGAAGATCGGTAAGGCCATAAACGAGGTTCGCCGCACTCTCACCATGGCAATGACTCGCGCTGAGATTGTTCTTGCGACAATGAAGGCGCTGGTGCCGTTTGGCATGACGGCTGCTGAGATGAAGCCGTGGGTGGACGCAGTCGCTGACATACTTGATTAGGGATGTAATGTAACGAAACACAAAACAAAAATACAAATTTTTTAATTGACCTCACCACCCCCTCTCCACCTAACCCCCGAAAACGGATTTGTTTGGTCCAATAGAAAGGATGGTAAGCCGAACTGTATGGCTGGGGGCACAAGTATCTTGATGAAATAATTCAAGTGAAAGGGCTGTTTATGCGACCATTGGACT